TAATCATTTTTTGTTAAAAATTAATATTATTCATACATATTTATTCATTTAAATAAGTAGACAAAATAACACCCAAAAACTTATGTAAAGGATTAGTTCATCAACATATACAGCGATTCGGGTTATTACACCTTCTATTGGCATTTGCCTTCTCTATACATCAAATCATAACTAGCTTTACACAAGTTTTTGAACGGTGACTACATATAATATCATACATTCAATTAGATTGAATATACTTAGTGATACTATCATAACCACGGTTAATAATTATTATTATAATCATTAATCATTTTTTAACAAAAAATAATATTTTTAATACAAATAAAAATAAAATAACTTTTGTATTATTTTAATAATTTTTTTATAAAAAATGAAACCGTTATTTTTATGTAACTATTACCAACTTAAAGTTAGGTCAAAGCTTTCAAATGACTTCTTACATTATTAAAGACGTCGCGGCATTCTTTGATTACGGAACCGACAATGTGATTATTCACAGGATTGAAGGTAATACGGATTTAGACAGGACTAGCTATTATGCAATTTCAACTGATAGCGAAAACGGACCCACAAACCCAAACTATTATCTAATGGATGAAAATGAAAAAATTCATCAATTATTTAATAGGCTGAAAGAATGCGGATCCGGGATTGTCAAGACCCCGAATGAACCCTTTCTGTTCAAACTTGTCGCTCCAAAGTTTTACGAAGTCGCAAAAAAGAAGGAAGACCAGAAGAAAGGATTGCGTGTTGCACTTGTATATGACGAAAACCCAATTGGTGTTGAGTATATCGATGACATTTCCAAACTTCCGTTAAAGGAATATGAGGACTTGTTCAAACATTACGAACAAGAGGGGAAGGGAGGTTTCCCGATCTTCTAAACAAGGACAGCCACAAGCCAAAAAATGACAAACGTAGAGAAATCTATTTTTGTCATTTATTTCCAAATTTTTGTTAAAGAAATTGATAGTAATGACAAAAACTAGATTTCTCTATTTTTTGTCATATATAAATATATATTTAGTCGTCTCTTATCATTTCAAGTTCGTATTTATTAACCCACGCTCTTTTCTTTGTAATGACATCTTCGACCAAATAATAATCGTTAATAACGGTTACCCATTCGACAATTGCGTCTTTGTAAATTTCATCCTTCACATAAAAATCGTATTTGATTTTATATAGGCGCGTCATCTTTGACTAAGATAAATATAAATCATATATCTATCAATTTTTATTTATTTTACTTAAGTTTAATGCATAATTATTTTATAGAAAATACCAATAATGATTTTAGAATATTTAAAAGGTTATAAAAGAAATCTAACATTTGGTTTTATTTCAGGCATTTTATCCTCAATTATGTTATCATATATTCCAAGCATCTATTCTAAGATTGTTCAACATTTGGTTAATGGTAATGACAATGGTAATTGGAATGGTAATGACAATGGCGATGAAAACTTAAATAAATATTTGATATTATATCTTTTTTATAATATAAGTTCTAATGTATTTGCTGGAATAAGGGGAACTATTTTTACAATTAACATAGAATTGGTAATAAATAAAATAAAAGAAAAGATATTAAATCTTTATTTTAGTAAAGATCTTATTTATTATGATAATAGAAAACTTAATGAAGTAAGTAATATTTTAATATCAGATGCTAGATTAGTTGGTGACATATATTTATTAAATAGTAATGTATTTGTAAGAAATTTAACACAATTTATAACGATTTCTTATATCCTAATTCCAACATCATTTATTTTATATCTAATTACATTATCATTAACCGTATTACATATTATAATTGAAAAAATATATATGCATTATATTTATGAAAAGATTTCAACAGAGACAAATGAAATTTCAATAAAACAGAATAACATGATATCAGAATATATAAATAAAATTGAAACTTATAGAAGCCTTTATTTAGAACCTGCATTAAAAAATAAATGGAATGAAATAAATAATAAATATTTAAATCTAAAAAAGAAAGATGCAATTTGTTATGGGATCAATCTATTAATTATCCAAACTTTAAATGAAATAATGAAAATTATTATAATTGTATTAGGTAATTATCTTAATTATTCAAATGATATTATCCTAATTTTCATATTATATAAATCATATTTTACAGGTATTATAAAAGAAATTAATGAAATGAAAAGAAATATAATAAGAAACAAAAAATCAATTGTTAATATTACTGATTTTATGAATGACAATGACAATGACAATGATGGTTATTATGTTCCAGCTTATAATTTTAATCCAAATATAGAAATAAGAAATTTAAGATTTTCATATGATAATAAAACAGATGTTATAAGCGATTTAAATTTAACTATTCCAAATAATCAGATAATTGGATTTAAAGGAAAATCCGGAAATGGAAAAAGCACATTATTTAAACTATTATTAGGATTTTATAAATCTCAAATAAAACAAGGAGAAATATTATTTGATGATATCAATATTCATCATATTGACAAAATTTATTTTTATGAAAAATTAATATCATTTGTTGGTCAAGAACCAGTATTATTAGAAGGTTCAATAAGAGATAATATTATTAATAATGTAACAATATTTGACCCTTATTTATATAACCTAATATTACCTTTAATAAGTGATTTTTATGGTAATGATAATGGTAATGATAATGGTAATGATAATATTAAATTATCAGGAGGACAAAAACAAAGGGTTTGTATATGCAGGGCATTGATGAGAAAGCCAAAGATATTATTATTAGATGAACCAACATCTGCATTAGATACTGAGAATATCAATAAATTTATTAATTTAATTCAAAAGATATCAAAGGAATATAAGATGACAATAATGATTATATCACATGATGATGAATTATTATCAATTTGCAATAATATTATATATATTTAAATTATAAGATGAATAATGATTCGGATGATGATATATCTATTCCAGTAGTAAGAAATAGTTCTGTATTTGATGATATTACAGAAACCAATTCAAATATAAAATATAATGTCAGAATTATAAATTCTAATATTACATTTCATGAACATATAACACCATTATATTCAAGTCAAGATAATCTAGAAAAAATTGATAACATTCAATTGTGGGCACAAGAGATATTTCGAAATCAGCATAATTCTTTTTTGAAAATAAATAATGTTTATGTTTATAAAAATAGCAGATCTAACGATGATTATATTGTTGAACATAATGTAAAATCAATAAAAATTGAAAATTTATCAACATTTATCGCAAAAATAAATGAATGCTATAATTACAAAAATAATTTATACATATCAGAGGTATATGTGAAGAAACCTTCAATTACTCCAATAATATATATATTGACTTATCCAAATATTGAATATATCAAACATATTATTTCAAATAAAATAGAAACTCTTTCTAAAGTAAAGATTATTCAAATCGTTAATTTAAAGAAATTTAGTATAAATATATTATTTGCCTTAGTCAATTATTTAAAGAAAATACAATTGACATTTACAACTATTAATGAAGCGATGATATTATCAGAAATTCAAAGCTTATCGCAACAAGAAAAATTATTATTAATTGATTATAAAACCTCTTCATTACCTAAAGAAGTTAAGGAATTGATTAGAAGTCAATAATATGTTCTTTGACATCATGCGCAATCTTTATTTTTTTTAAATTTATGCTAAAGCAAGATGATAAATGCTTGCCTATCCATAATTTTATAGAGGTATTAAAATGATCATTGTTATTTTTGTGTTCATTTTTAGTATTTAGAGGATATAAACCATTTTTATAAGATAATCCAGGATGTAAAATTGGATATCTATTTAAATATAAAAATGGAATTCTTTCATAAACAAATGGATGGCTAGAAAAACTGGGTCTTCCAAAAATCTTTTTAATATTAGCATCGTCTAATGTGCTATTATACTCCACATATTTCCAAATATGTTTTTGTATTTCAGCATCATCATCAATAATTTCTTTGCATTTATGAAAAAACTGAATATATTCTATCATTATTTTTGGTCGTGTAATCCAATAATTGCAATAAAATTGAATAAAATTGCTTTTTAAATAATTATCAGGAAATCCTAATTTTTGAAATAGCCGATTTAAAATGATATTATTCAAAGGTTGTCTTCTGTCAATATCATTGATATGATCCATGCTATCAATAACAAAGAACGGAACAACATCATATATTTTCTCATTTTTAAGAAAGATGGCTAATTTATCCATATCAGGTAACATAATCTTATCTTTTGCTCTCCATGATAATGTCCCGACATAATCATAATCCTTCCATTCATCATAATGCTCAATTAGCCATTTATCATACATATAATTTTCAAATAAAAGAGTTGCAGGCAATATAACTATTTTAGCCCATTTATAATTTCCAAATAATGCCATTGCATTATGTAATGTTTCGTTGTCATAACCTAAGATATATATAAGAATATTTGCTTTTTCTTCTTCAGCCATTAATATAAATATTAATATAACATTGGTTTTTATATATATGTATTGATTTTATAAAAAAATAGTAAAAAATGATTAATTAATTATTATTAGATGTTATCTATATCACAGTTAGATCTATAATCATCAATGTCAAGCAGTTTGATCGCTCGTCTCTTGAGTTTCGTTTCTACGCAAACGACAGAACCTTCAAAGAAAGAACTTACAGAAGCCGTTAAGGAAGTCTATAAGGAGAAAGCTAAGAAGGAGAAGTCGGAAAGTGCAGGAAAGGAAAAGAAGAAGCGCGAACCTTCTCTTTATAATATTTATTATAAGACGAAGGCGGCAGAAATCAAAGAGCGCGAAAAATCCTTGCCGAAAGAAGAGAGGATGACTGCGAAAGCAATGATGAGTTATATTGCTAACAAGTGGCAAGAAGAGAAGAATGCTGAAAATTTCCAAGATGCCAATGATGAAACATTGTCAGAAACTGAAGTCGAAGTTGTCGTTAAAGCTCCTGCAAAGAAAGGCAAAGACAACAAGAAAGACAACAAGAAAGGCAAATAGGATAATTTGAAGTAAAAATAACAGAAATCTAAAACATTTTTGTTATTTAAATATAGATGGCAGAAGAATATAGTCTTGGAAAACAATTAAATTGTTTGTTTGGTCATTGCAACGCTGAAATAAAATTAATGACAGCAATGACAATTAAACAAATACCGGAGAAATCTAAAATAATGAAAGAATTCAAAGAAGGAAAGCTAAAGAAAGCAGAGTATATTAAACAAATGATAAAGCTTGAACAAAAATTATATATTTCTAAAGATTTTAAGAAAATGGGTGAATGTGCATTAAAAAATTGTGGAGATTTGATGAAATATAAATTAGACAATATTTTAATAAAACTAAAAAAATCTAAGATGATAAAACCGGTATATTCAGTTAATGATTATACAAAAATTCATTGGATGGAAAGAAAAAATATGATGGAAACAGAATTTAAGGAAAAGTTGAAATAAAATAATTAATTATTTATTATGTCATTCTTTTCTAAATTTTTGTTATTAGGATTAACGATTATTTCATATTCTGATTGTTTCATGTTGCAACCTTATAAATTAATAAAACCATCTAAATTATCAAGATCAAACACACCATTATATCTATCAAATAAAAATAAAAATTCATCTAACTATCTTAAATTAAATGACGATGATGGTTCATCATTTAATAATAAAAATTTGTTTTTTAATTTAAGTGAATATAATTTTAAACTACAGCAATTTTTAAATTTATCTGAAAATGGTAATGAAAATGACAATACCAATGACAATACTAATGACAATACCAATGACAATACCAATGACAATACCAATGACAATACCAATGACATCAATAAAAATATAACTTTAGCTAGTAACAACAATAATAACAATGATTTTTATTATAAGCCAGTGCATATGTTTGGATTATCTGAATATGATTTTATCTTATTGAAAATAGTTATTATAACTTTGATCAATGCTTATATTATAGCTTTGATTGTTGATTTTAGTTTATATCAATTACTTTTGATCCATTACTAAACATTTTATGGAGAAGAGAGGCGAATTTAGAGGTATCAGGATTATTCAATTTGAATATTTTTTTATTTCTGCAAAAATTTTGAATATTAATTTTATCAATATTATCTTTTAAAAGAAATATAGCATTTTTATTATAAGATAAATGAAACCAATTTATTTTATCTTTATTTTTTTCTAATAGATGAATGGCATTGGGATTTAACGAAAGATTTTCCCAATGAATTTTATCAACATTGGCTTCCAATAATGGAACAGCATTTTTATTCAAAGATAATATATTCCAATTGATTTTATCTTGATTGGCATTTAAAATAGCAAAGGCTCCTTTATTTAAACAAAGATTATCCCAATCAATTTTATCAAGATTAGCTTCTAATAATGGAATAGCATTTCTATTCAAAGATAATGAACTCCAATTAATTTTATCAGGATGAGAATTTAAAATATATATTCCATTGATATTCAAAGAAAGATTGAACCAATTAATTTTATCAATATTGGCTTCTAATAATGGAATTGCATTTTTATTGAATGAGAGCATATCCCAATCAATTTTATCAACATTGGCTTCTAAGATAAGAATTGCATTTTCATTAAATGAAAGATTATACCAATCAATTTTATTTAAATTTTTATTGATCAAAGAAATAGCATTTGTATTAAATGAAATATTGGTCCAATCAATCTTATCTTCATTGGCTTCCAATAATGAAATTGCATTTATATTTAAGGAAAGTTTAGCCCAATGAATGTAATTTTGATTATTTTGAAGGAAAGATACAGCATTTTTATTTTGAGACAATTCTGGACATTTAAACAATTTTTCTTTATTAATCCATTCTAATAATATATATTCTGGTTTTATTACAAAAGATGATATTAGATTGCAAATATCTAAATTTAAATTATTCATATAAATTAGAATAATTGATATTATTTATATAAAATGAATAATGACGCATTATTATTAGTTAATTTGGCAAAAGCTAGACGAGAAAGATTAAAACAGCTTTTATTAACAGCTTATAGAAAAGCATATCCAAAACAAATAAGAGATGGAGAACCATTGCCACCAAAAAATCTAGAATATATTGTTCAAAATAAAATGCATTTAGAAATGCAATACATCACAAACATATATTCAATTATAAATAATTTTATGAATTATGTTTGTGATCCAACATATATGGAAAATGAAATTAATGATTTATTTAAAAAACTTGTTAAACAAATTGATAAATTTTTGGGAGAAAGAAATTATAAATATGGAATATCTGGTTCGAATGCATGGTATAATTTCTTTGGAGATATAGCGCCTGCATTATCTGATTATGAATTATCGGCAATGAATAAATATAATACCAAAGAATATATTTATGTTGTTAGAAATACATCAGAAGAAAGATTACTTTTATTTAAAGTAGCAATGATAGATGCTCTAAAAAAAATAGCAGATTATTTAAATATGTATGTTCAAAAGTCATTAGGGGAATTAATAGATAGTGATGAATTTTCTTATTTTAGGGGAAAAGAAATATTTGTAGGTGTTCAACCATATACTAATAAAAAAATGTTATTAGATAACACATTTTCTTTTTCAATAAATTTATATATAGCAAAACCAGATACAGTAATACCAGAAAATGAAATAATAGTTGATAGAAATTTTAGTAATGATGTAATTCTTTATAATCAATTTGTGAATGAATATACTAAATTAAATGAAAATGTTAAACGTAGAAAAGGCATATATTATACACCTAAAAAAACATTTCAATTATCATCATACATTGGAAAATATAAAATAATGCAAAAAAGATATATTGATAATTATTTTAGATTTGTTTATGATCCAATACCTGGAGGAATTCAACAAATTGAAGTTGAACCAGAACAACCAAAAGTAGAAAGAAAAAAGAGAAAAACAAGAGAAGAAGAAATGGAAGAAGAAAAAGAGGAAAAATATGCAAAAGCATTAAATATAGAATTGCAAAGAAAAGGACGAGCGGCAAGAGCTATGTTAAGAGAGCTTGCAAGAAGGGATGGTCCAACTATTACAACTATTAAAGATGAAAATGAAATTACAACAGGCGTTAGCGATATGATGACTGGAGGAAGAAGACATAAAAAAAACTTAAAGAACAAACAAAAAAAAGGAGGAGAACCAGATGATGATAAAACTAATTTTATAAAAATTAAATTATTTACATTTTCATTCAATTATTTTAATAAAATAATAAATCCTGGAATGACAATTATTGAAACAGAATTAGAAGAGAAAGAAACTATTTTATTTGATAATTTTGATAAATTATTGGCAATAAAAGAAGAAAATAAAGAACAATATTTTGGATTAGAAGGATTATATATTTTAAATAAAATTATGCAACAGAAGATTTTTATACAAAGAAATAGATACAATCCATATAAAATAAGAAGTTTTATATTTGACAAATATATTTTTAGTGAATATGATCCACAACCAGTTAAAAAAATAGAAAAAATGTGGTATATAACTGATTTATTTGAAAAAACATTTAAAAAACAAAATATTGTAAAAGAATTTGTTTATGATAATATGAAAAAAGATATATTAGATTTAGATCAAAATTTGAATGAATTCAAAGAAATGATAGAAAGTAATGTAATTGAAGTTTTGCGACCTTATATCAATAAAACTATTTTAAATATAAATGATCAACTAAGCACAATGGAATTTAACATGGTTGATGCTGATAAATCTGAGACTGAAAAGAGCAGAGGAGATGATAAATTAACAGGCGTTTTTATTTTAGGCGGAGATGCTTTGAGAAGATATAAATATGATGCAACTCAAACTAAAGATATTGATGCTAAAATATATATACCAATGAAAATTCCTTATTCTGATAATGATCGAGTAAATGTTGATTCAGGATATCAAAATGAAGAAAAGATATTTAGATGTATAACAACTAATTTAATAAAATTATTGACTTATTTGGAAAATAATAAGAAAACATTATTTGAAGGATTGCAAAAGCCAGAAATAATCCACAAAGAAATTTTAGGTGGAGGAGATGATAATAAAGTTATTATAGATGTCAGTTTTATTACAGAAGATCCAAAAATGGTAAATTTCAAATTTAGAAAATCAGGAAAACCATATTTTCCAGCTGATTTATATTCAATTGATTATAAATGCATATTTAAATTAACATTAAAAGACAAAGTAATTAATGTACCATTAAATATTGCATTTATTGATATTGTAGTTAAACAAGAAGGGCGAAGAATGTATAATAATTTTTCTGTATTTGCTGAAAATAATTTGCCATTAGCTAAATTAGAATTTTTATTATCAGATTTATTACATACTTACAATGAAAATGATTTATCATTATTGCGATTTTTTGCAGGTAAAAGTGATAAAGATTATGGACGATTAAAATTATTATGGAATTTATATTTTCAACAAAAATCAGAAACGCCAATATATTCAATAGATACTCAAAATGTTATTAGTTTTACAAGCGAAGCCAATAAGCAAATAAATCAAAAGTTAAATTCAATTGCAGATTATACAATTAATGAAAGTAGTGATAAATTATATATATCAATAATGCAAATAATAAATGAATTAATTCAAGCAAGAAAAATTAATAATATTAAACAATTTGGAGATTATGAAAATCCAAATTTATTTGATATTGTTCAGCCAGCGCCTGTTGCAGATCCTTCTCTACCAGTAACAGGAGGACGTTTTGAAAATTATGAACAACAATTATTAACTTACGATGATTCTAAAATAAGAAGTAGTAAAAAATATAATAAATATGTATCACTGCCAGTAAAAGTAGATGAAAAAGTTAATATTGATTATAGATATAATGAAAATGCATTAACAAAAGATTTAATAAGTTTGATGAATTTATCATTTAGAGAAATGGAGCAAAAAATTGCATTTGTTGATGATAAAGATATTGAAACTTATGGTAATCTACAAAATTTTAACAATAAATTTTATTCTGAATTTGCAGAAATCTTAAAGCCTCAATATAGATTAAAAAATGACAATGTTATGGAATTGCCATTTATTACAAGATTGGTTCGTAATATAAAAAGACTAGATGAAAATACCGATATCTTTTTTGGTAAAAAAAAGATGTCTGAAAAACTTTCATCAAAAATAAATAAAACATTAGATGAAGAAGAAAAAGAAGAAGAAGATTACAATTAAAAATGACAAAAATTAATTTGTCTAAACTACACCATCTCCATTAAATAACCTCGAAGAACTTCAAAGCCTTTTTGACGAGCTTTAGAGCAATCATGAGATAGACAGCTATCATAATTTCCTGCGCATGAAACCGATGATTGGGATTAAAACACGGCAGGTCATTTATAAATGTCTTGAAATTAGCGATGATGAGTTTCATGATGAGAACCTGGAGAAACATATGAATATTGTCGAATGTGAGCAACTTGGTCAGCGTTTTTGTCGGCATCTTTGGGATCATGTTTGATGATAAAATTAATTAAAAAAAAATAAATCATTTTTAAAGCATTTTCTATTATTTTAAAACAAATTTATTTTTATAAATATTTGTCAATAATTTTGACACCTATTATCATGAGAATGAATGATAGAAGTTCTCTTACAATAAAATATTCATCCATTACAAATGTCCAATTCATAAGCATTCCGCAACTAATAGACAATATAATAATAAGAATAATTTCAAAGATAACGATGCATTCATTTGACATAGCCATAATTTTCTTTATAGACAATTTAAAATGAATAATAATATAATCATTTTTTTTATAAAAAAGTGATAATCATTGTCATTATCATTATCATGTTACCTATGAAATTGTTAGATTGGATTGATCCTAATAAATTGAATAGATATTGTTTGTATAAAAATCCAAATGCTATTGATTATATTATGAAATTTAAAAATGATATTAATTGGGCGTTGTTAAGTTCAAATCCAAATGCTATTGATATTATTAAAGAAAATATGGATGATATTTGCTGGTATGGAATTTCAGTTAATCCAAATGCCATTGATATTATTGAAAAGAATTTAGATAAAATTAATTGGCATCTGTTTTCATCTAATCCAAATGGTATTCATATTCTCAAAGCCAATAGAAATAAAATACATTGGGCGAGTTTATGCACAAATACAAATTCAGAAGCCATTAAACTTCTTGAAAAGAATAAAAATAAGATTGATTGGTCTATGCTTTCTTTAAATCCCTCAGCTATTAAGCTACTTGAAATGAATGTTGATAAAATCTGTTGGAAACATTTAAATAAAAATCCGAATGCAATTAAGCTTCTTAAGGCTAATCCAGATAAAATTGATATGTCTTATTTGGTAGTTAATTCAAATGCCTTTGAAATTCTTGATGAGATAATAACAGAACTTGATAATTCATATGAATTGCTTTCAAGTAATACAAACATAAATATTATCAATCATTTAAAAGAAAATGAAGATAAGATTGATTGGGTTAATTTTTCATGCAATCCATCTATCTTTACATATGATTATGAGAAAATGAGAAATATGAATGTTGAATTAAAAAATGAGCTTTTCGCAAAAGTTTTGCATCCAAAAAGGATAATGAGATTAATTGAAGAATTTGGAGAAGAAATGATTTATGACATCTATTTTACAGAAGAATAAATATTAATTTTTGTATTAAAATAAAACCAGAGAAATAAAAATATGAATTTTTATATACAAATGCAGGTCCTAGGCACATCAAAATGCTTCCAAAAAAAATGTTAGAGTGGGTTGTTCTTGAAGATTCTCAATATACTCAATCTATTCTCGACAATTATTATATTTGGCAAAATCCGAATGGGATTGACTTTTTTAGGGAAAACATCGGCTATAGTGACAAGTTATGGAAAAAACCGCGAAAAATTGACTGGCGTTGTCTATCGACAAATCCAAATGGGATTGATCTTATTTTGAAATATCCCAAAAACGTTGATTGGGTTGGTTTATCTCATAATCCTCATCCAGCCGCTGTTGAACTATTATTGACAAACCCAAAGAAAATTCATTGGAATACTTTTTCTATGAATTCGAATACTCGAGCTGTTGAACATATTCTTGCGAATAAAGATAGAGTTGTTTGGAAATATTTTTCAGCTAATAAGAACCCTTTGGCTGTGAAATTCTTGAAGGAGAACCCTAAGAAAATTTATTGGAAGACTTTTTCGGAAAATGAAGAAGGAATTGACATTCTTTTGCAAAATCCAAAAAATATAGATTGGCAACATTTTTCACTAAATGCAAATGCTGTTCCGTATTTGTTGAATAATCTTGATGCATATATCGATTGGTATTATTTGAGCCAAAATCCAGCCGCTATTTCTGTCCTCGAACAAAATCGAGAGAAAATTTACTGGCGAGAATTTGCATTAAATCCAGCGATCTTCACATATGATTATGAGGCGCTTAAAAACAGATCTTTGCAACTCAAGGAAGATATTATTGAAGCCGCTTTGCATCCCAAACGAATTTTTCATAGTGTAAAAACTGAGGAAGATCTGGAGGAGATGTATCGATGCTTCTTTGACGAGGAAGAATGAATAGTTAATGAAGATGTGACAAAAAAAACAAACTTAGAGAAATCTATTTTTGTTTTTTTTATATAAATAATTTTCGATAATTAAAAATAAGAAAAAATGAAATGTTATTTTCTTTTAATCTTGTAATAAGAAGATTGATGGCGAGTATTATTAAACAAAAGATACTTCATATCAATAATTTCAATATCTTATTGTTTAATTATAAACAGCTATTAGAAATATTTAAAAATATTGAAGAATTTATTGAAATTCAATATGACAAAAGAAATATAAATAAATATCAAAGAAATAATTATTTGGCAATTATTATTGATATTAAATTTAGACAATGCAAAAGACATATTGAATATTTCAAATTTAAAAGGATAGTAAAAATAAAATCACTACCTCTGTTTAATTATGATAGTGACAATGACGATGATTTAAAATAAGACTGAATTATATATATTAATGGAATTATTAAAATGGATAGATATAAACAATTTGAATTGGAGTGAATTATCAAAAAATTATAATGCAATTGAATTATTATATAAAAATCAAGATAAAATTAATTGGTTTGCATTATCAAAAAATATTAATGGATTAATAATATTAAAAGAAAATCCGGATAAAATCAATTGGACATTATTATCAGAAAATCCCAATGCCGTTGATTATCTTCTTACAGAAAAACCAGATAAAATTAATTGGTATATGTTTTCTAAAAATCCTAATCCAGAAGCAATAAATTTCTTAAAAAAAAATCCTGATAAAATTAATTGGTCAGGGTTGTCTATTAATCCAAATGCAATTGAGCTTTTAAAAAGGAATTCTTCTAAAATTGATTGGCATTTGCTGGGTTTCAATGAAAATGCCTTGATATTATATGATTTATATCCAGATAAAATAAATTGGACATCTGTTTCTGCTAATCCTGGTGCTATTTTTTTATTAGAAATGAATGAAAATAAAATAAATTGGAATTATCTTTCACGAAATCCAGCAGCCATTAACCTTCTTAAAAATAATCCCGATAAGATTGATTGGTGTGAATTGTCCTTAAATCCAAATGCTATTTCATTATTAAAAGCCAATCAAGATAAAATAAACTGGCATTATTTATCATCAAACCCGTGTGCAATTTCATTATTAGAAAAAAATATTGATAAAATCAATTGGTGTGAATTATCAAAAAATCCTGGCATTTTCAAAAAAAAAAGAAATATTGTAATACGAGTAATATCATATATCTATAAAAATATTGTTAATTTCTATAAATATTTTGACGATTGTCATTATAAAAATCAATACTATTGTAGTTATTATTGAGATTTATGATTATTATTCATCAAAATAGATATTATAAATTTCATCTTCTCCATATTCTGAAATTAATCGAAAAAGCCGTTTAGGATGAATAACGGCATTAATAATGTCTTCATTCAATTCTTCTCTATTTTTTCTAATTTTTTCATAATCATAAGTAAAAATAGCAGAATTACTTGAAAACAGTTCTTTATCAATTTTATCTTTATTATTTTTTAGATAGTTAATAGCATCTATTGATGTATTTGCTGAAAATAGTTTCCAATTTATTTTATCTTCATTTTCCAATAAAAATGATACGGCACATGGATTATATGATAAGTAATGCCATTTTATTTTATCTTTATTATTTCTTAACAAAGGAATAATTGCAGGATTTGGATTTAGGCATAATCGCCTCCAGCTAATTTTATTATAATTTTTCTTTAATAATGAAATTGCATTTGGATTTTTAGATAAATTGATCCAATCAATTTTATCAAGGTTTTTTTCTAATAATGCTATCGCTCTAGGATTTGTATTTAAGGAAAATTGACACCAATCAATTTTATCAAAGTTCTTTTCTAATAATGAAATGGCATTTGGATTAGCTGAAACAGAATTCCAAACAATTTTATCTGGATTGGCTTCTAAAATAGAAATAGCATTTGGATTATATCCCAATAAAAACCAATCAATTTTATCAATATTCTTTTCAAGAAGCTTAATAGCTGCAGGATTTTCAGATAAAATTGTCCATTTAATTTTATCGGGATTGGCTTCCAATAATGATATGGCTTCATCGTTTTTATTTTTATTTAAAATATACCACGAAATGACATTAAGATTATTTTCATTTTCTAAAAAATAGAATGCATTTGGATTTATATTTAAATAATCATCATCAATTAAATCAGGCGTAATCCAATCATATAATTTTCTTATAAACTTCATGTCTATTATAGCTATCATTATCATTATCAATAACAACAATCATTTTTTGTCATCATTATCATTGTCAAAAAAATGATTAATATTTATCTATAAACCATTAAAAAAGAGAATGAAAATATTAGATTGGATAATTAATAGCAATAAATGGACTTGGGATTATCTTTCCTTAAATCCAAATGCAATTCCTCTATTAGAAGCCAATCCGGATAAAATAAATTGGGACATGTTATCACAAAATCCAAATGCCATTTCATTATTAGAAGTCAATCAAGATAAAATCAATTGGTCTAATCTTTCATCTAATCCAAATGCAATGCCTATTCTTAAAGCAAATGAAGATAAAATTGATTGGTATTATTTTTCTTTAAATACAAGTCCAAAAGCCGTTGCATATTTAGAAGAAAATCCAGATAAAATTAATTGGTGTTTATTATCAAAAAATTTATCAGCAATGTCATTATTAAAAGCCAATCCAAATAGAATAAATTGGAATATGTTATCACAAAATCCAAACGCAATACCATTATTAGAAGCAAATTTTGATATGATATATTGGGCATTATTATCAAAAAATGAGAATGCGATTTCTATTTTAGAAGCCAACCCAGATAAAATAGATTGGGATTTCTTATCATTAAATCCCAGCGCAATTTCATTATTAGAAAAGAATATTGATAAAGTAAATTTACTGGCATTATGCAGAAATACGAATGGAATGGATCTTATAAAAAAATTAATGACTAATGATAATAATAATTATGATTATTGTCATAATTATAAAATTATTTGGGATTTATTAATGTCTAATCCTTCTATTTTCACATATGATTATGAAAATATGAAAAAAACAAAAGCTGATTTAAATGATGAAGTAATAGCAATGGCATTACACCCCAAAAGAATTTTCAGATTAATTGCAGAATATGGGGAAGAAGAGATTTATAATATTTATTTTGATGAAGATTGATAAAAAATGATTTCTTTCTTTTTTTTTAAATAAAAATGATGATGAAGCTTTTAGATTGGATTAATAATTATAAGATAAATTGGTCTTATTTATCAAATAATCCTAATGCTATTTCATTGTTGGAAAAGAATTTTGATAAGATTAATTGGTATAATTTATCATCAAATCCAAATGCTATTTCTTTATTGGAAGCCAATCCAGATAAAATTGTTTGGTGTGAATTGTCAAAAAATCCAAATGCCATTTCTCTTTTAAAAGCTTATCCAGATAAGATTAATTGGCATACATTATCAAAAAATCCAAATGCCATTTCTCTTTTGAAAGAAAATCCAGATAAAATAGATTGGTTTATGTTATCATTTAATCCTAATGCAATTTCTATTATCAAAGAAAATTTAGATAAAATAGATTGGATTAATCTTTCAAGCAATCCAAATGCCATTTCATTATTAGAAGCTAATCCAGATAAAATAAATTGGGATTATTTAACATTAAATCCAAATGCCATGAATTTAATCAAAGCAAATTTAAATAAAGTAAGATGGAATATGTTGTCATGTAATCCAAATGCTATTTCATTATTAGAAGCTAATCCAGATAAAATTAATTGGTTTTCATTATCTAAAAATCCAAATGCCATTTCTATTTTAGAAGCCAATAAAGATAAAATTGTGTGGGATATATTGATGGCAAATCCTTCTATCTTTGTTTATGATTACGAGACAATGAAAACAACAAAAACAGATTTAAATGAGGAAGCAATAGCCAAAGCATTACACCCCAAAAGGATTTTTAGATTAATTGAAGAATATGGGGAAGATGAGATTTATAATATTTATTTTGATGAAGATTGATAAAAAATGATTTCTTTCTTTCTTTTTTGTTTTCATTATTGTTATCTATAAAAATGATGAAGCTTTTAGATTGGATTGATAAAGATAAAATTTATTGGTCATATCTTTCCTTAAATCCAAATGCTATTAAATTATTGGAAGAGAATTTTGATAAGATTAATTGGTATTATTTTTCGAAAAATCCAAACGCCATTCCATTATTAGAAGCAAATTATGATAAGATTGATTGGTGTGGTTTATCATCAAATCCAAATGCCATTTCATTATTAGAAACAAACTTAAATAAGATTAATTGGTATTCTTTATCAAAAAATCCAAATGCTATTTCTATTTTAGAAGCTAATTATGATAAGATTGATTGGCTTAATTTATCAAGAAATCCAAATGCAATTTCTCTTTTAGAAGCCAATCCAGATAATATTTATTGGTCATTTTTATCTGAAAATCCTGGTGCAATTTCATTATTAGAAAAGAACCAACATAAAATAAATTGGACATATCTTTCATTAAATCCAAATGCAGCAAACTTAATCAAAAATAATTTAGATAAAATTAATTGGACTATATTATCAGTTAATCCAAGTGTAATTTCAATTATAAAAAAAAATCAAGATAAAATTAATTTGAAAGCATTATCTAACAATGAAAATGCAATTTCATTATTGCAAGCCAATCAAGATAAAATTAATTGGAGAGCATTATCTAAAAATCCAAATGCTATTTCTATTTTAGAAGCTAATAAAGATAAAATTGATTGGAACATTTTAATGACAAACCCTTCTATCTTTGTTAATGATTATGATTATGAGACAATGAAAACAACAAAAGCAGATTTAAATGAAGAAGTAATAGCCAAAGCATTACACCCCAAAAGGATTTTCAGATTAATTGAAGAATATGGGGAAGATGAAATTTATGATATTTATTTTGATGATTATTGAAAATAAAAATAAATAAAAATGATTTTTTCTTTTTTTGTTTTCATTATTGTTATCTTTAAAAATGATGATGAAGCTTTTAGATTGGATTGATTATGATAAAATCAATTGGTCATATTTGTCTGATAACCCAAATGCTGTTGAGTTTCTCAAAGCTAATTTAGATAAAATTGATTGGTTTTATTTATCAGCCAATCCAAATGCCATTTCTCTTTTAGAAGCCAACCCCGATAAAATTAATTGGGATCAATTGTCTTTAAATCCAAATGCTATTTCACTTTTAAAAGCCAATTTTGATAAAATCAATTGGTGCTTATTATCAAAAAATGCAAATGCGGAAGAGATATTAAAAGAAAATGAAGATAAAATTGATTGGAAATCTTTATGTGAAAATTATTCATCTTATGCTATTTCATTATTAGAAAAGAACCTGGATAAAATAACATGGTTTGTGCTTTCATTAAATCCATGTGCAATTTCATTATTAGAAAATAACCAAAATAAAATTGATTGGTATTTCATATCAGAAAATCGAAATGCGATTTCTCTTTTAGAAGAAAATCAAGATAAAATTGATTGGGATTTATTATCTTTGAATGAAAATGCAATTCATCTTTTCAATAATAATTTAGATAAAATTGGATGGTATCAAATTTCTTCAAATCCAAACGCCATTTCTCTTTTAGAAGGACATCAAAATAAAATCAATTGGAGAACATTATCTAAAAATCCAAATGCCATTTCTCTTTTAGAAGCCAATAAAGATAAAATTGATTGGAATAATTTAATGACAAATCCTTCTATCTTTCGATATGATTATGATATAATGAAAACAACAAAAGCAGATTTACATGAAGATGTAATAGCGAAAGCATTGCATCCAAAAAGGATTTTCAGATTAATTGAAGAATATGGGGAAGATCTAGTTTATGATATTTATTTTGATGAATATTATTAATAAAAAGAAATAAAAATGATTTTTTCCTTTTTTTGTTCTTATTATTGAAAAATGCCCTATTTTCAGACTAAATTGAGAGATTGGATTGATCCAACTAAGATTTGTTACGAAGGCTTGTCATTAAATCCAAATGCAATTGAGTTCTTAAAAGAGAACCCAAAATTAATTTATTGGAATTTCTTATCAGAAAATCCAAATGCGATTGAGCTATTAAAAGAAAACCCACATTTGATTAATTGGAATAATTTTTCCGAAAATCCAAATGCGATTGAGCTTTTAAAAGCTAATAGGAAGAAAATCAATTGGTTTCATTTATCATCAAATCCAAATGCGATTTCTCTTTTAAAAGCTAATCCAAAGAAAATTAATTGGCGCATATTATGTGAAAATCCAAATGCTATGGAACTTTTAATGGCAAATCCGGAAAAGATTTATTGGGGCGTGATTGAAGAAAATGAAAACGCTATCTCTTATTTGGAAGAAAATGAAGATAAGATACAGTGGCAGATATTATCAAGAAATCGTAATGCGATTAATCTCATCAAAAAAAATTTGGATAAAGCAAATTGGTTTGTATTATCTCAAAATGAAAATGCTCTTTCCATTCTACTTGAAAATAGAAATAAAATTGATTGGCGTTCTTTGTCTAAAAATCCAAATCCAATGGCGATTGAGCTTCTCAAACAAAATCAGGATAAAATTTATTGGTATAATTTAGCAGAAAACCCTGCGATTTTCACCTATGATTATAACCTGATCAAATCAAATTTTAAAGATTTGGGGGAAGAGATAATAATGAAAGCTCTACATCCAAAGCGAATTTTAAAGTTGATGGAATTGTATGGAGAAGAGGAGGTTTATCAATGCTATTTTGATGAAGAATAGTTTCAGAAAGACGAGATTTATTTTGATAAATATTAAAAATAAAAATAAATAAAAATGATTTATTTTTGTTTTTGTTTTTATTATAAAAGATAATGCAGCTTTTAGATTGGATTAATTATAGTAAAATCAATTGGTCATATTTATGTGAAAACCCGAATGCGGTTTCATTGTTGGAAAACAACATTGATAGAATTGATTGGTATTATTTATCATCTAATCCGAATGCTATTTCATTATTGAAGAATAATCAAAATGAAATTGACTGGTTTAAATTATCAGCCAATCCAAATGCGATTTCTATTCTCGAAGCTAATGTTGAAAAAATCAACTGGAGTTCATTGTCAATAAATCCAAATGCAATTCCTCTTCTTAAAAAATATCCGGATAATATTAATTGGTATCATCTATCAAAAAATAATTCTCCTGGTGCAATTGAATTATTGGAGCAAAATCCATATAATATTAATTGGTCTATGCTTTCATTAAATCCATCTGCAATTCCACTATTAAAAGCCAATCCTGAAATGATTGATTGGACTTTATTGTCGCGGAATGAAAATGCAATCGATCTTTTGAAGGAAAATCCAACTAAAATTAATTGGTGCATGCTTTCTTTAAATAAAAATGCAATTGCATTATTGGAAGCCAATTTTGATAAAATTCATTGGTATGAATTATCAACCAATCCAAATGCCATTTCTCTTTTAGAAGCCAATCCATATAAAATTAACTGGAGTGCATTATGTAAAAATCCGAATGCAATTTCGCTTTTAAAGGCAAATCAAGATAAAATTGATTGGAATGTGATAGTATCAAAAAACCCTTCAATTTTCGGATATAATTATGAGATGATGCGAAAGACTAAAGCAGATTTAAATGAGGAAGCAATAGCCAAAGCATTGCACCCCAAAAGAATTTTCAGGTTGATTGAAGAAATTGGAGAAGACGAAGTGTATAATATTTATTTTGATGAATATTAAAAATAAAAATAAATAAAAATGATTTTTATAATTTTTGTTTTTATTATCGAAGATGCCTTATTTTCAGACGAAATTAAGAGATTGGATTGATCCCAATAAGATTAATTTTGATATCTTATCGTTAAATCTAAATGCAGTTGAATATCTAAAAGAAAATCCACATTTGATTGATTGGGATTTTTTATCAGAAAATCCAAATGCCATTTCTCTATTAGAAGCTAATCCAAAAATGATTAATTGGACTAATTTATCAGAAAATCCAAATGCAATGGAACTTTTAATGGCTAATCCCCATAAAATCAATTGGTTTAGGTTATCTGGCAATACAAACGCCATTTCTCTATTGAAAGCCAATCCGCATAAAATATGTTGGAGTATATTAGCACAAAATGAGAATGCGATGGAACTTTTAATTGCAAATCGTAATAAAATCGATTGGATATCACTTGCTGAAAATAAAAATGCGGTTTCGTTTCTTGAAGCTAATCCAAAGAAAATAATGTGGGAAATATTATGTTTAAATCCCAATGCTATTAATCTTATCAAAAAGAATTTGAATAAAATTAATTGGTATGCATTGTCTCAAAATGAGAATGCAATTTCATTATTGGAAAAAAACAAAGATAAAATCAGTTGGTATGATTTATCTATTAATCCTAATGCTATTGAACTTTTAAAGGAAAATCAAGATAAAATTGATTGGGATAAGTTTGCACAAAATCCTGGTATCTTTACATATGATTATAATCTTATCAAATCCAATTTTAAAGATCTGGGGGAAGAGATCGTAATAAAAGCTCTTCACCCAAAAAGACTTTTGAGGTTAATGGAATTATATGGAGAAGATGAAATTTACCGATGCTATTTTGATGAAGAATAGTTTTTTGGTTTTTTCATATAAAAAATAATCTTTAATTATGAAATAATGAATGATACCATATAAATTATTAGATTGGATTGATGAGGATAATATATATGATTTTGCATTATCAAAGAATAGCAATGCAATTGAATTTATAAAAACAAATATTCCAGATAAAATATGTTGGTATTATTTATGTTCAAATACGAGTGACGACGCGATATCAATGTTAAAAGAAAATAAAGATAAGATTGATTGGTTGGCAATTTCTACAAATACAAATGCTATTTCATTGTTAGAAGAAAATCAGGATAAAATCAATTGGTATCTATTATCAAAAAATGCAGGGGCAATAGGATTATTAATATCAAATTTCAAAAAGATAAATTGGGATTATTTTTCATTTAATGAAAAAGCAATATCATTTTTAGAAAATAATCTTGATGAAATAAATTGGGAATATTTATCACGAAATAAAAATGCCCTTTCCATCCTAAAAGCCAATCCAGATAAAATCAATTGGTCTTATTTGTCCTTAAATCCAAATGCCATTTCTATCTTAAAAGCCAATCCTGATAAAATCAACTGGTCTTATTTATCATGCAATGAAAATGCCATTTCTCTTTTGGAAAAAAATCAAGATAAAATTAATTGGAAATATTTATCAACTAATAAAAATGCCATGTCTCTTTTAAAAGAAAATAAAGATAAGATTGATTGGTTTTTATTATCATCAAATCCATCTATATTTACTTATGATTATGAAAAAATGAAAATAACAAAAGCCGATTTAAATGAAGAGGTCATTGCAAAAGCTCTTCATCCTAAAAGAATTTTTGATTTAATCTCAAAATACGGTGAAGACGAAATTTATAATATCTATTTTGAGGATTGACAATCACAATGACAATAACAATGATAATCTTAATCATCAAAATAAATATTATAAATTTCTTCTTCTCCATATTGATCAATCAATTTGAAAATTCTTTTGGGATGTAAAGCCATTGCAACTACTTCTTCATTTAAATCAGCTTTTATTTTTTTCATTTTTTCATAATCATATGTGAAAATTGAAGGATTGAGAGAAAAAGACATCCAATCAATTTTATCGTAATTTTCTTTTAATAATGAAATAGCATTTGGATTTTTGGATAAATAATACCAATTGATTTTATTTGGGTTGGCTTTTAAGATAGAAATGGCATTTGGATTTAAGGACAATTGCGACCAATTGATTTTATCGGTATTGGCTTTTAAGATAGAAATGGCATTTGGATTTAAGGACAATTGCGACCAATTGATTTTATCGGGATTGGCTTTTAAGATAGAAATGGCATTTGGATTAGATGATAAAGAATACCAGTCATCCATTAAAAACTGAATTGGAATAATGTTAGATGATTTATCTTTTTTCAATATTGATATTGCGTCTGGATTGGGATTTAATCGCAAATTTTGCCAAGAAATTTTACTTCTATTTTTTTTTAACATAGAAATAGCGCCAGGATTTTGAGATAATGCACACCAATCAATACGATATGGATATAATTTCAATAATTTTATTGCATTTGGATTGGTGGATAATGCAGCCCAATTAATGCGATGTTGATTTTTCTTTAAATATTCAACAGCATTTGGATTTTTAGATAAATTAAAATTATATAATAAACTTTCATCAATCCAATCTAATAATTTAAATGAAATAAATGTCATAAAGAACAATTAAATATCAAAAAAATAAAAAATCAATTTTTCTTTTATTGCATCATATCAACCCAATCTTTAAAATTAAAATCATATAATTTAGACAATCTAGCTATTCTATCAGGATTAAATACAGTTTCATTTAACTCTTCAAGAAAAGGTTCATTATTTTTAGCCATCTTTTTATAATCCAATTGAAATATTGAAGGGTTTGTAGATAATAACATCCAATTAATTTTATCTTTATTTTGTTCTAATAAAGAAATTGCATTTTTATTTCTTGACAATAAAGACCAATCAATTTTATCTTGGTTTTGTTCTAATAAAGAAATGGCATTTGAATTACCAGACAACCAATCCCAATTAATTTTATCTTGATTGGCTTTTAATAAAGAAACAGCATTTTCATTATTTGACAACCAATCCCAATTAATTTTATCTAAATTTTCTTTGAATAAAGAAATAGCATTTTCATTACGCGATAATATATTCCAATTAATTTTATCTTGATTGGCTTCTAAAATAGAAATAGCATTTTCATTACCAGATAATGAATGCCAATTAATTTTATCTTGATTTTCTTTTAATAAAGAAATGGCATTTTCATTACGCGATAAATAATTCCAATTAATTTTATCTTTATTGGCTTCTAAAATAGAAATAGCATTTTTATTACTAGATAATGAATTCCAATTAATTTTATCTAAATTTTCTTTGAATAAAGAAACGGCATTTTCATTACGCGATAAATAATTCCAATCAATTTTATCTTGATTGGCTTCTAAAATAGAAATTGCATTTGGATTACGAAATAAATAATTCCAATCAATTTTATCTTTATTGGCTTCTAAAATAGAAATTGCATTTGGATTACTTGATAATAATTTCCAATCAATTTTATCTTTATTGGCTTCTAAAATAGAAATTGCATTTGGATTTTCAGATAATGCACTCCAATCCAATTTATGAATATCAATCCAATCTAATAATTTAAATGAAATTGTCATTTAACAACAATTAAATATCAAAAAAATAAAAAATCAATTTTTCTAAGGATTTCTTGAATATTCATAAAAATAATCACAATCATCATTAGGGTTTTTTGAAGTTATGTCATCATCATCATTATCATGATTATTATGATTATAATGATTTTTAAAATCATAAGGATTAATCATCGTATTATTTAGATTATAATGAATAGAATACATTATTTTGATTAATGGATTGTCTGAAATAACATTCATATTATAATTATCTCAAATACAAAAATAAATCAATTTTTATCTATTTTTGTATTTTTATGATGCTTTTTCAATTAGGTGAAATAAATGTCATAGACGACATCACGACCATATTTGAGCATCAGGTTGTTGATCCTAAAGGGATTAAGAGCCATTGCAACAATCTCTTCTTTAAATTCGACATTTGAATTTTTAAGTTGATCATAATCATAATCATTCACAAAGATTGCCGGATTTTTAGATAAGCTATACCAACAAATTTTTGTTTGATGTTTCATCAATATCTCTAATGCTTTTGGATTGCATGAGAGACGATACCAATCAACCTTTTCCAAATTCTTTTCAAGAATATGAATGGCGTTTGGATTTTCTGACAATAGACCCCAGCATATTTTATCCAAATTAGCTTCAATAATATGCATAGCATTTGGATTATTGGATATCGTAAGCCAATGAACTTTATTCAAGTTCTTTTCAAAGATGTGAACGGCATTTGGGTTTTTTGAAAACTTAAGCCAATTAACCTTATCTAAGTTGGCTTCCAATAAAGGAACGGCACTAGGATTTGATGATAGATGAACCCAATCAATTTTGTCGGGATTTGCTGCAAGAAGCTTCATTGCCTCAGGATTTGTATTTAAGCAAAGATAACTCCAATCAATCTTATTGGGATTTTCTTTGAGATACTCGACTGCATTATAATTACTTGAAAACTCGTGCCAATCAATTTTATGCGGATGAGCCATAAGAATAGACATCGCATTTGGATTTCTAGACAATAGACACCAATTAACCTTCTCCACATTCTTTTGAAGAATATGGGAGGCATTTGAATTGACGGAAAGGAGTTCGTAATCTATCTTTTTGAAATTTTCAGTAAGATATGAAACACCATTCTCATTCAGGCATAAAGATTGCATCATAAGTTTTTCAGCATTAATCCAGTCAAGTAGCTTCATTTTTGATAATTACTTCAAATAAAGTAATAAAATCATATTTTTATATTTTTGTTTTATTTATAAATCAAATATAATCAAAAGACCTAAAGACCAAAAAAAGACAAAAATAATTTTTGCCTTTTTTTTACAATCTTTACAACAGAACTTTAGCCGATGTTATCGGTCCTATCATAAGTAACGACGGGAGTGAGAGGACCCCAATTAATTTTATCAGGAAATCGCTGTTGTCTCGTCCAACTGTCTGAAGATAGTTCTATGACAATTGGTTTTTCCTCAAAATCAAACGTTTCACGAAGTTTGTTTTCCTTCATTATTTTGATAATTTCGCTGATATTATTTATTGCGTTTCGAATAGTAGCAGGGTCGCTGTTCATTTTGCTAGATTGCATAATGATTTTAATAAAACAAAACAATCAGTTTATTTTTAATTTACTTATAAATTAAAACAAATTATTTAATCGTCAAAATAAATATCATAAATTTCATCTTCACCATATTTTGAAATTAAATTGAAAATTCTTTTTGGATGTAGGGCAGCCGCAATAATCTCTTCTTTAAATTCAAGATTACTATTTTTCATCATTTCATAATCATATTTAAAAATTGAAGAGTTTTCGGAAAAGCTATACCATTGAATAAAATTTTGATGTTTTTTTAAAATAGAAATTGCGTTTGGATTTGAAGATAAGGAAGGAATTGAATTATTGTCACTCAATTCCATTAAGATATTTATATTATTATTTAAAAGTTCAATAGCATTTGGATTATAGCACAATGAATACCAATTGATTTTATCAAAATTTTCTTTTAATAATGAAATAGCAGAAGGATTTCTGGATAAATAACTCCAATTTATTTTATCAAAATTTTCTTTTAAAAGTTGAATAGCTTTTTCATTTTCAGATAAAATATGCCAATTAATTTTATTCGTATTTTCTTTTAAAAGTTTGATAGCATTTACATTAAAAGAAAGGCTTATCCATTCAATTTTATCAGGATATTTTTTTAATAATGGAATGGCGGCAGGGTTAATACATAACATCAGCCAATCAATTTTATCAATATTTTCTTCAAGAATAGGAATAGCATTAGAATTTGTTGATAATATAGCCCAATTAACTTTATCAATATTTTCTTTTAAAATTTCTATGGCACTTGGATTACTAGAAAGAAACCCCCATTGAATTTTATCTCTATTTTCATTAATAATGTCAATTGCATTTGGATTAGTACACAAATAACCCCAAGAAATTTTATGTGGATTTGCTTTTAAATAATCAATAGCATTTGGATTACGAGATAATCCTTCATTAATCAATTTATCAGGATCAATCCAATCTAATAATTTCATCATGATAATAATAACGATAATAATAAAAATCAATTTTTAAATATCTATTTAGAGATTAAAATATATGAGATATTTAAAAAATGGTTGTTATCTTCTATATGATTGTCAATTCTTTAATTTCTTTTGCAATAACTATTATTTTTTATAACAATATCAGGAATAAAATGAATAAACTTATAAATGACAATAAAATAATTGACTATCTCAAAATGGAATTGATGCGCAATAATAATAATTACATAGAGTTATCAAATGAAAAATATAAAAATTTATGTTTAAATAATAAATTAAAACATCAATCAAAGAAAATAGAAGAACAATTAAATAAGATTAATCAAATAAATAAGACTAATCATAAAAAGCAAAGTTTATTTTTAAATAAATCTGAAATATTAAGAGAAGGTATAAAAAAGACATCTATCAAAAAATATTTTAGTTGCAACGATTTGAAAATATTATAATCTTATAAATATTATGATAATATTAGCAATATCTATATTAATTTCATTAATCTTAATTTATGAAATGTTCAAAATTAGTAATGAAATTAATAAGAAAAATGAAATAATTTGTTATTTAAAAAAAGAAGTCATTCAAAATATTAAAAACAATCTAGAATTAAATGATAAGAAATATGTAATATTAAATTTAAATAATAAACTAAAAAAAGAAATTGAAATTAAAAACAAATTAAAAAAATTATTTACAAGAAATGAAATGATATTAACATCAAAATCAGAAATATTTAAGAAAAGTAACTATAAATATCCTTGCAAATTAAAACGATCATATAGTATTTAAGATGAAATGACAATAATAATGACAATAACCAAAATAGAAATATTTTATGATAAGATAGCTGATGAATTTGATAAAACAAGAGTTAGTTTGTGGAGATGTGTAATATCTTTTTTGAATGAATTTAAAAACGGTTCTATGGTTCTTGATATTGGTTGTGGAAATGGGAAATATATGAATTATAGAAATGATATTATTATGAAAGGAATTGATATTTCAATAAACCTTGTAGAAATATGCAAAAAAAAGGGTTTTGATGTAACGAAAGCAGCAATGACAGACATTCCATATCCAGATAATTGTTTTGATGGTTTTATAAGTATTGCTTCATATCATCATTTAACAAATGATGAAGATAGAAAAAGAACATTGGATGAAATGCATAGAATTTTAAAGATAGGAGGAATAGGTTTAATAGAAGTATGGGCACAAGAGCAACCCAATAATATAAATAAGAATGCGTCTAATTTCAAAAGAAAATCAAATTTAGTCAAATGGACTTCAATAAAAACAGGAGAAATTTATTATAGATATTATAATATATATTCTAATGGAGATATCGAAAATGAGATTATGAGATTAAAACCTGAATTTAAAATAATTGAGAGTGGATATGAAAAAGGCAATTATTATATTAAAATTATGAAATAACAAAAAGAATTTCTTCTTTTTATTATTTTTTTGGCAATTTTTATTTTAAAGTTGCCTTGAAGTCATATAAATTCATTCGCCCCATACTAGAATTGCAATTTTGGCAGATTGGCATCAGATTTGAAATTGCTGTTTTGCCTCCGTTGATTTCGGCTACAATGTGCCCGGCATGAAATGACATTTGAACAATGTCAGTTGTATTGCAGCAGCAACATTTGGCTTTTCCAACTTCTTCACCAATCCATTTATTCCAAACAAGTCTTTTTAGGGTAGATGATACATATTTCTTCTTGTATTTAGTTTTCGTCGGTGGCTTTTGAGAAATAGAAGTAACTCCAACAATAATACAATCATCGTCATCGCCGTTGTCGTTGTCATTGTCATCGTTCTTGACATCATTATCGTTGTCATTGTTATTGTCTTCATTTTCCTTGTCATCAATAGCCATAATATCTTCGTCAACGAAGTTATATTCGTAGTCCATCGACATTTTTAGACGATGAATAGTAAAAAAATAAGAGACTTTCATTTTTTTTCAAAATTAAAAGGAAAAGTTAACAAATTTATATAAAATTGTAACCATTGCAAAATTAAAGAATTTATTTGTTCTTAACAGTAATCTCAAGATTATATGAAAAATATTTATATATAATTTATTATTATTGACAGATATCATATTATAATTTATGATATATGGAAGAGCTAAAGAAAGACTGTAAAAAATATGCCATTGATTATTTGAGATAAATCCTTTTCGAACTAAAGTCATTAAGAATGTTGAGAATTGGATTGGAAACATAATAACAAATCCATTATCAGGATTTGAGCTAATTAATAGAGTTGATGTTGCAGCTATTTGAGAAATTGCATAAAATTTTTTATTAGCATCAATTATAATTTTATTATCAATATTATGTGGAATATCTCGTGTTGTAGTCTTGTCATTATTTTGATATCTATCAGATATAACATCTGCTAAATAATGATGTAATCCAACAATACCTAAACGAACAAAATAATAAAGATAATTAAGTTCTTTAAATAACATGGAATGATACATCATCATAACAGAACGAGATGTAAAGATAATATTATGTAATTGGAGTTCTTTCCAAATAATGGCTTTACTTGATAATCTTAGTGTGGGAACTTTAAAAAGAAATGAAGATAATGATAATCCAAGATGAATGAGGGGGGATATATCATTAGGACCAAAAAACATGGAACCATATTTAAACTTCCAATAAAACCTAACACCATAATGAGCCAAACAACCAAACCCCATTATTTTATGCATATGCATAACATCCATAATAATAATAATAAAAAATCTTTATAATTTCTTAAATATAAATAATGGTATAAACATTCCTTTCATCAAATGTATAACTAATTGTTTTTGATTGTTTTGCTTTCATTATCTTTTTATTATTGTTAATAAAGAAATCTTCAATAATTTTGATAATATATTTTTTGACATCATCATTATTTGTTAAACACCTCATAAATAAATATAAAAAAAGAAATAATCAATTTTTATTTCATTTCATCTCAGGAAGAAACGATGAAATGATATAATCAATTTTCTGCTCTAATCTCAATAATCGATTATCTAGATCAGTCAATATTTTATCAATGTTTGTTTGTTGTTCTTTAGGTTTTTTTGGTTCTTTTGGTTCTTTTGGTTGATTTTCATATTTAGCAATATTTTTTTCAATTAAATCTTTTTCAATATTATATTCAAATGATAATTGATCAAGTGTCATTTCATTATTTTTATATTTAGGATAAATAATATGACTAATTACTCTCAATATAATAGCTTTTTCAGTTCTTTTATGAATGGCTGCAATTTGAGAATAATTTTTATTGTTTTCAACTTCTTTATATAATTCATTATTTTCATCAACAGACCATAATTTGCCAATATTTGAAGTTTCTTCATTATTTCCTAGTTGAGAATTAAAATATTTCATTATTTATTATTATAAAAAATAATCTTTATTTATAAAGAATTAAGGTTATATAATCACTGTTTAATAATTTTTCATAATATTTATTATAATTCTTTTTAATAATTGCTTTAAAATCTTCTTCTCTATTATCAAAAGACAATATAATTTCATCCATAATTATTTAAGTAATTTAATAAAATCATTCATATTTTTTCTTCCCATACTTGAATTACAGTGTGGGCAAATTGGCTTTAAATTAGAAACAGTTGTTTCACCTCCATTGGCTTCTGCTATAATATGCCCACAATGAAAAGATAATTGCGTAATATCAGTATCATTGCAGCATAAGCATTTAAATTTCCCTATCTCTTCGCCAATATGCGTATTCCATACTTTTCGTTTAAGGGCTGCAGAAATAGGCATTTTCTTTTTTTTAGGTTCTTTGATTTCTTCTTTGATTTCTTCTTTGGGGTTTTGAGTTTTAATAAAAGCAGTTAGATTTTTATAATACAATTCATTGAAATAATGATAAGTTGTTTTTACAATAAAATCTTTAGGATCGGCAAATATATTTTTACAATATCCTTCTAACATATTTTTTCTATCATAGTATTTTTCAAATTTAAAGGATGAAATATAATTATAATAATATAAATCAAATTCTGCATCTGTTTTGCGATAAATAATATCTAATAAGAGTTTTAATAATTGCAATCGTTCATAATTGATAATAGAATAATTATTATTCAATATTTGATATTTAGAATAAACAATTTCATAATATTCTCTAGACATTATTATGAAAATATAAAAAGAAGAAATAAAATCAATTTTTATTTAAGAATTAATTGGCAATGTCTTTAAATTGATTGTTTATCATGCATATTTTTTTTCCTTATTTTAAATTACAATTTAAGCAACTTGGCTTTATACTTAAAAGTTTATTTTCTTCTATAATATACCCATAATAAAAAGATAATTGCGTAATATCAGTATTATTACATAATAAACATTTTGATATCTTTATTTGTTCTCCAATATACTTATTTCATAAATTTTTCTTAATTGCTGTAGATTTTCCTATTTTTAATAAATCTTGAATATAAGATGTTAATTTTTTATAAAATTTTGAATCATAATTATGATTAAATATATTTGACATACTATTAATAAAATCATCTGGAGTATTATAATTATGATTATATATATTTGATCTACTATTAATAAAATCATCTGGAGTATTATAATTTTTTAAATATTTTTTATTATTATAAAGATTAATAATTAAAGAATTATAATAAATTTTTAAACGTTCATAATAAAATATATTAAATTCAATATCTGTATTATCATTAATTATTTCAATTAATAATTTTAATAATTGTTTATGATTTATAGTATCATCTAATTCATATTTATCTAATATTTCATATGAATTATTTAAAATTTTTATTCTTTCTATTTTTAATTCTTCTTTAACTTCTTCTTTAACTTCTTCTTTAACTTCTTCTTTAACTTCTTCTTTAACTTCTTCTTTAACTTCTTCTTTAATTTCTTCTTTAACTTCTTCTTTAATTTCTTCTTTAATTTCTTCTTTAATTTCTTCTTTAACTTCTTCTTTAATTTCTTCTTTATCATTAATCCATAATTCACCATCAATTAAATCAAAGAATATTTTAATTTCTTGAATTGAAATCTGGAAAAATTCTCGTTTGGGATTAGTTCTGTTTGCATATTTTGATAATAATGAATGAAGTGTTGTTTCTTTTTGTTTTGGGTTAATTACTTTTTTAGCCAATTCAATTTTATAAGGTGTTGGCGGTTTCCAAGTATCAGCCTTATTTGCTTCTTTCAATCTTATTTCTGGTGATCTTTCCGTCATACCAATCTTAAGAATACCGGGCATTGATGGATTTGAAAAACAATATATATATCCATCTGTCATTATTAATGATATTGATGAAAAGAACAAAAATAAATTAAATCAATTTTTCTTTGTTCTCTTTGATTTAAGGAGACTGCCAAATTATCCTTAAGCCAATAGCTCGTAGATGTAGTTGATCTGGACCCATTTTCCATTGATTTCGCAATAGCATCCGTTTGAATAGCTGAAAATGCCGCAAGAGATTACCTCATTTTTATAATGATCTAATGCAAACGAGCCGAATGATTTATAAATATTATCATCATAACGAATGCCATTGTTTGATAAATCGAATGTTCCAAGCCATGTTTTATCATAATCAAAAGTATGTCGTATTTTTTGCCCATCTGTAAAATATTTGCTCATATCATTGGTTTCAATGACAATATCAGTAATTTCATCAGCCATTTTTTGCGCTTTTGGTTGATAAAGAAAAAATAAAATCATTTTTATTTGAAAGTTCTAAATAAATAGAACAATAATTGTTTGAGATGAATACAGCCCATATGAAATAAGATTATAATTATCATCTTCTGTAAAAGAAATTAAGAACAGATTATTAATAATGTATTTGCTCATTTCATAATAAAGACGATAATCAAAGCCATCTTCATTAATAGCTAAATAGAGGATTTTATAGAAATAACATCGAAATAATAGATGTGCATATAATTGAAATTCATATTCTTTGTGAATAGTTAAATACATACTTAGAAAATAAAATTTAAGTAAAATAATAATATCATAAATTGATATGTAGTTATAATATCTAGTGATGGTATAAATAAAAGTAATTAGTGATAAATAAAAGTCAAAGTAATGAGCTGTTGAATTGATTTCATAATTATACCAAAAGATGGGCGAAGCAATGGCAATAGATGATAATAAAAATGATTGAAAGTATTGCTTTTTAAGATAGAAATAATAAACAGTATTTAAAATCCAGAATGACGATGTTCCCAAAATCATTTTATTTCGATTTGGCATATCATCTTGAATTGTATATAACATTGATTTAAATAATTCTTAATTCTTTAAATAATTTTGATAATTATGAAGATGAAACCAATCTATAAATAATTCATTTCTTTCTGAATGTTTATTTAACAAAAAATCTTTTGTAATTTCTTTATTCATATATTTCACAAAAATTGAATTGATTTCATTTTTATTAAAATAATCTATTTCATCATCTTTTATAGTCAAAAGATAATCAATGTAAAAAGAATTAGAATATAACATAATTATGAATACAGTTTTAATTAAGCTTTAAATTAATTAAAAAATTCATTCATAACATTACTGCCAAATGAAAACCCTAAACCAAGTCCTACACCACTCATTAAATTACCACCAAAACTATTATTATCTCTTACCATAACTTGTGGCTGATTATAAGGATTTTGAGGATTATAAGGATTTTGATGGGGATTATAAGGATTTTGATGAGGATTATAAGGATTTTGATGATTATAGTGATATTCTTGTGAATTAGATCTGTAAGGTTGATTATGATTAGGATAAAATTTAGTATTCATATTTGCATTATAGCCTTTTTCATTTACATATACTACATTAGATTGTGGAGGAATATTTTTTACATTATTTTTTCCGCCAGTTTTTGATTTAATTTTTTCTTTAAAGAGTTTATAGGTAACATATCTATTTTTAAGAAAAATTTTATTACCTTTTTTATCAATTCTATATTGAGATACTAAAAAACCATCAGGATTTTTATCTCCATCAATATCAATTGGTTCAATTAAATAATAACGATTTTTCATTGTCTTCTAATTATTTGAAAAGATTATTTAAATCTTTTAGTAAAATTGCCTCATTTATATTTTTTTTATGTAATAATTTGGCAAAATAAGATTTCTTGCTAATAACTATTCTAGGAATAGTGGATAAATCAATATTCTTATTTTTAATATCATTAATCATTTTATTAGAAACTAATAATGATTTGTGTTTTACGGTTGTTATTTCATGTTTCATCATTTCTATTAATTTATTTTCAGAAATATACATATTTTTGTAATAAGTAATGAAATTATCTTTTATAGTAACTTGACGAACCAAGACACCATCGGGAATTCCATCATCGGTAACGTCCAAATCTTCGACAAAATAATAATATTTATTTACAGGCATTAATTCTATTATGAGGTATTATTTTTATTTAAGGACATTGCCAAATTATCTTTAAATAATGGCAGAACTTGAATATTATTATAATGATATAAATGAAGATGTCGTAAAATCTGCATACGATTATTTAATATCAGTAAAAATATTTACAAAAGAAGAATTGAATTCATATTATTATACAGACATTTTAAGATTAATTAAAATTAACAATTTGATATCAAATATTGTTGGAAATATTAAATACATTTCTTATAAAAATAGCAATCCATATCCGAGAAGCCCAATAGATGAAATATATTCAAAATACTATTGCAATAAATTTATATTGAAAGATGTTCATTTATCGAATTTTACAGCTACCGAAAAAAATAATTTAAAGATATTAAATTTATTGCATTACAATTTCACATCTAATAATGAAAATGAATTTCATAAAAGAATAGAAGAAGTGGCAATAAGAAAATTATATAAATATCGATTATTTATAATTCAGACTGATATTAATAACTCTTTATTAGTAAAAATAGAAAAGCTAGAGAAAAAGAATGAAGAATTGACAAACGAAATCATGAAAATAAAATAAATTTTTTATGCTACTCTAATTGCACGATTAGTAAATCGATTTCGCACTTTAAATGCATTTAGCGGTTCGCGCATATTTATTTGTTTAAACATTTTATTTAAAATAATTTTTTTGCCAAATTTTTTACTTATAGATTGATCTATATTAAAATCATCTATATAATCACGTGCAGATGATCGCGCAGATAAACTGCTTATTCTTGATGAAGTAACATCAGTTTCATATTTATTTATAAATGCAATAAAAATAATTATTTCTAATTTATTTAATATTGTAATGTATCTAATAAAATTTTTGTAATCTTTATATTTCTTTGTAAAATCTCCAATTTTTAAATTATCTTTATATTGATCAATATTTATAATTGTTTTTAAATTAACTTTAAAACTGGCAATTATGATTTCAAGTTTTTTATATAAATCAATTAATTCTGTTTTAGTAATTTTATTTTTATTTCTAAGAAAATTAATAATATCCTTAAATAATTCATTTATTATAACAGGTGTTAATTCATCATATTTAAATTTACGGATATCATCGCTTGAACTTTCACCATCATCGGATGATGAATTTATTATATATTCTATTTCTCTATATTTAACCAACTCATTTGATGTTGGTCTACCTTTATATGCGTCAAACTCTTGTTTATTAAATTTATAATATTTGAAAATATGCAAATTATTTAATAACAAATTTTGTAATAATACAATAGTTCTTTTTAATCTCAATAATAGTTTATCATTAAATAATTTTAATGTATATTTTTTATTTTCATATTTATCATATTCGTGATTAGGATATTCAAAAAAATCAGAATTAATAATTTGACTATTATTATTTACATCACTGCTACTTTTTTTAGATGTAAATAAATGTTCTTTATAATAAGGATTTACATAAACCTCATCAAATTCAGCCTTAGATATTAAAATAAAATTATAAATATCATCGTATGTACTTTTTAACATTAATAAACATTTAATTATATTCGTATAATCTTGTTTTTTATTGAAATCTTTGATTTTTTTATTTGCTTTTATTTTTATAGTATCTAATTCATTATTTAATGAATGTAATTTAACTGCTATTGTATTAAGAAAATCTATCGTAATACTATCATCTTTATGTTTTTGATAAAAAACAATCATACTATCAATTTTTTTAAATATGTTGTCTAAATTATCATCTGTAATATCCATCATATGTTTATTTGTTTCTAATATTGTTTTTAATAATGAAAGAGAACTAAAAGTTTTTTTCATAATTTTATTTGTATCAATTGTTTGTTCAAGAATATTTTCAAATTCTATTCTATGACCATAATTTTCTTTAATCCATTGTTGCAATGATTTTAACTGTTCTTTAGATTTATCAAATTCTAATATTCTTTTTATAGGGTTGGGTCGTCCATGTTTATTTGATAGATATTTATCATATATATCAGGTTGTTCCATATCTTCCTAATATAAAAAAAGATATTTAAAGATAATTTGGAAGTCTTTTTAAATCAAAATAGCAGCCATAATAATGAGAATAATAAGAATAGCAATTATAACAACGAAACAAATCTTGAAATAATTTTCTCTAATTTTTTTTTGCAAATTCTTTTCTTTTTCTTCAAGATTTCTAATATGATTTAAGATAAGTGCGATTATCTCATTGTTATTCTTGGTTTTTAAGTTGATTTTATGATCAATTAGTAATAAATTTATATCTTTATAATTAACTTTACTTTTTTTATTTTTTTCATTAATATAATTGATATCATTAATAATGGACGTTATTTTATCGTCAATAAAAATAATGTTTTCATCAATATCATCAATGGCTTCAATTGTCATTTCACAATTGCTAAAAAAATAAACAATTTCATATAATTCAAAATGATTATTTCCTTTTTCTTTCAAGATTTCATTAATTCGGTCATTAATCATATCATTGGTTATCATTATTATAAGCAATGATAACAATAAAAAAGAAATAATCAATTTTTTTATATTCCATTCATAATGAATATCTTTGATATAAAATAAAAACCCTCATAAACCAAGAAACCATAAAATAAATGAGCTGCAATATAATTGATTGGATTATATGAAAATAATGTTTCTTGTTGTTCTTGCTTTGGCTGTTCTTGTGGTAAATTATTTTTGAGTTTATTTATTTCATTATAAATATCTTTATTATTATCATTGATAGTTATTTCAATTTCCTTAAATTTATCAATAATACTATTGTTAATATCTCTTTGAAATTTTAGTTGTTGTGAATAATATTCCTCAAATAACATCTTGATATAAATATTAAATATTTATTTATATATAAATGACAATTCTAAAAATTATTTTGTTTTTAATTTCACTACCTTTATCACTAGGATCATTTCCATTTTTCCAAAATAAACAACAGCCTTCGTTACCACCATCATTACCACCATCGTTACCACCTCCGCCTTTTGAATTTTCTTTTAAGTTATTATTGCCAAAAAATAATAGTATAACATCATTAGACAATATTGATGATAGAATGATGATAAATTTTATATTAAGATAATTGTTTAATAAAATAGAAAAAAATGATATGACTATATGAAACTAATAGTAATGTAAATGACATTTTAGATATTTGTTGAATATCTGCTAATTTTATTTTTAGAATTTTGATATCAATTTCATATTTATTCAAAATCTCTATTATCTTATCATAATTATTATTATTTTCTGTTATTTTATTTTCAAGTTCTTTTATTTTTTCTAGATCTTCTTCTAAAGATAACATAACTTTATTTTATAAATAGATATAAAAAATTTATATAAATAAAGATGCCTCCTATAAATAAATTGATTAAATAATAATAGTGATTATGTCTATATTTCTCATTTTGTTCAATTTTATCAATAATATATCTTAGAATATTTCGATTTACATCATTATTTTGAGTAATTGTATTAATTGTAATTTTATATTTATCCAATTTCACAGATAAATCATTAATAATAATCTTATGGTTTTCTAATTCTAAATGCAGTTTATCATTTATTTTTTTATTATTTCTATGTATAACATCTATGATAGAATAGATATCTTCAATATTGATCATAATTTCATCATTAAAAAATCTAATAATCTCATCCATCATTTCATCGGGGTTAGTGATAACAGAAGACATTATAATAATTATAAATAAAAAAAAGAAAAAATCATTTTTTATAATTACTTCCATAATATATATAAAATTAAAGCAAACAGAAACATGGAAATAACATTAAAATAAATATCGATCTGATTTTCTTTAGTCATTTTTATATTCATAATCAAAAAAACAAATATCATTTTTTATTTTTCTTTCCATATAAAAACGATTGTTATTATATGAAAAATAGCTATAACTATATTACTTATAATAATAGGGTTTTTTATAGTTACCACAAACGGAGTTATCAATTTATAAATAATTTGAAATAACAATAATGAAACAATCATATATTTTATAGAAATTGATTTTTTGTTTTTGATATATAAAAATAGAAGAATAATAGACATAATGAAAATAGACAAATAAACTGAAAATAAAATATTACGAGATGGTGATGATTTACCCCAAACATCAATAAAAGATTTATTAGATGAATTGAAAAATATCAAACCTAAAACAATAATATTTATAGATAATGATAATAAAATGAAAATGTGTTGCATTATTATTAAATGACAATAAAATTAATTTTCAAACGCTAATAAAAGTATGAACCTTTTTATTTTTATTTTTAATGAGTTTTTCTTGATTGTCTAATCGAAATGAAATGATTTCAATTCTTGTTTCTAGGTCTTTTATTTTTTCTTCTTGTGCCTTGAATTTTTCAATAAAAACGGCATTAATATTTTTCTGATTTTCCATTTAACTTCTAATTAAACATTATCATAAAAATTATCAATTTTGTTTCTTATTGATATAATTTGTTTGGCATCATTATTATAATTATTTTTCAATAATAATTTTTCAAGATCGTCACAAATTTCATAAAGTTTATCCATATTATAATGAAAATATTTTTTCAAGTCATATTTAATTTTATCTAATTCTGTCAATTTTCTTTCATAATAGAAAAAAAGAAAAGAGGAATAAACAACAGAAGCAGAAGTAATAAAAGAAGCAATAATATACAACATTTTTATATAAAAAAAAATTTAAGTTATTATTATATGTATTCTTCTTCGTTAAATAATTTTAATTATTTGGAAGATTTTATTGAAGAAGAAAAAGAAGATAATAACTATTTATCAAAATTCAAAAGAATGATTTGTTCCTTTTTTTTATTTTAAAGCTATAAAAATAATACAAATATGATTATTATTATTTCATTTATTTGTGTTTCATTAGTATTGGTATCTTTAATTTATTATCGTAATTATCGAATTCAAAATGAAAATAATCAAGATATTCGAACCTTTTTATTAGCCGATAGCATTGAAGAAGATTACAATTATAACCCAGATTTGATTTAAAGATTTGAATAAAACCTTTAAATAAATTTTGCATGTTAGTGTTAGTTGACAACACTTGTTATTTTAAATTTATAATAGATGCGTTAAGTGAAGTAATGACAGAACTAGAAATTCCTCATAAAATTATTGAAAATTATTTTAATGAATTTATTTATGATGATGAAGATGTCTATTTAATATGCACAACACATGAAGAAAAACCATTTATGCCAAAACGATATATTTCATATAATTTTGAACAATTTACAACTGAACATGAATGGAAATCAGAAGTGTTTGAGAAATTTAAAAACGCTGAATTGGTTCTTGATTATTCATTAGAGAATATCAAATTTTTTAAGGAAAAAGGAATAGAAGCGCATTTTTTTCCATTAGGTTATGCGAATTGCATGACTTATAATAAGCCAACTGATAATAAGCATATTGATTTTACTTTTATTGGCAAAATTACACATGATCGATATAATAAATTGAAACCTCTTTTTAATATTTATAATGAAAATAGAAATAGGTTATTTATATGTCAAGAAAAATGCTGGGGTGATTATTTAGAAACTGTTTATACACAATCTAAATTTGGTTTAAATCTTCATCTCTATTCTCAAAAACCTATTCTTGAAATTACGAGAATAATTTTATTGATTTCAAATAAAGTCATTGTTTTGAGTGAAAGAAGCGATGATGAATGGTATGATAATGAATATGGTCATTTAATTAATTTTTTTGAAAATAAAAATTATGCAATCGATTGTATTAATCATTTACAGAAATATGATTATAAAGAAGCTGAGAGAAGATATCAAGAATTGATAACAAAGCATAGATATATAGATTATTTTAAGAAAATACAGCCTTTTATATTAAAATTTGTTTTGATTTAATATTTTTTAAATAAAAATTGAAATCTTGATTTTAAAATAATTTTTACATCCAAAATGGACTGTCCAAACTTTATTATCGAGATTGCGAATGAGTTTCTTGCCTTCCCTAACTATTATGAAGATATCACCGATCTTCTTGATGCCACGATTGACGATTATGTCGGTCATAATGACATCGAAGCAAATCAAAAGATAGTTACGGAATATGCAGGAGATGTTTATGAAGCGATCCGATTGTATGAGTTTCATCTCGGAAATGCCTGCGATTTGCACAAAGGCACCAAGAGCAAGTTCTACCAGCAGTTGGCATATGTGTCATTGTTCGTGAAGCTGTATCCCCAAATTAAAGCAATTGTTGATGCTCAGTCGTCATCATCCGCATCAGATATTTCAATGACTGAAGTATCTGATTATGCTGATGATGATAATATGAGCCCATCCTATGACTTGTCGTCTGATAATGAAGACCGCAAATTCTCGTGGAATGATGTCAATAGCGATATTGCGGATATGCTTCATCAGACAATCAAATCTTACAAGAGACATAAATCTGCCGGCAACTGCGACGACGACCTCTATTCAGGCGATTAAATACCTGGAAAAGGGAACAAAAAAAAGGGCAAAGTTAATTTTTTGTCCTTAAATCTTACTCATGTATGAGAGAAGGATGTTGATTTCTCTGTCATGTTTATTGAAGAATTGTTTTTTATTTGCTTTTGCAGTTTTTAGGATTGTCAACGCATTTTCAACAAAAACTGGGAATGACTTATTTTCTTTAGTTTTATAATAATCATATAATTTCAAAATAATAATAACAAGATTTTTAATATTTATTTTACAATTTTTAATTTGGCATTTGTTATATTCGGGATATTCTGCCACACTCATAATATTGTCAATTGTTTCAAGTAATTCTTCATTGGTTTTTGATGATAATAATTTTGACGCATATTCTTTATATAACGGATTTTTTTTAATGTTTTCATCTATAATTTTACATTTGGTTTTCATACAATTTGAAACTTGTATTGACATATTTAAAAACTCGGTTAATAATTCTATTTTTTCACTCATATTTATTCTTATTATTAAAAGATCTTTTTTATTTATTTTGTAATTTTTTTAACTTTTATTGTAAGCATTTTTAAATAAGTTGTTGCATTTATATAATGTTTTGTATAAACAATAATATCTGATATATCTTTTTTATTTAAATAATCAAGAGATTTAACTACGTCTGCAGGTGTTTTCATTTTTAATGTCTTTTCAAAAATAGGCATTGTTTTTACAAGTATTGATAATAATTTATTCATATTGTCAAAACATTTATTATATTTACATTTAGCTATATTCAAATATTTATCACTTGGTATCAATAAATTTATTATTTTTTTTCTATCTGCGTGAGTTTCAATTTTATTAAAAATTTCTGTATATTTCGCATGAACATCACTTGCCATAAATTCCTTCTTCTGATTATTACATTTCTTCAATATGCATTCTGAAAAATTCACAGTCTCTTTTAACATATTCATCGTAATTTGTTTTAATTCAGAATTCATTATTTCTCTATTAAATACTGTTAAAATTATTTAAGGACACTGCCAAATTATCTTTAAATATAAAAAAAATGAAATTGATTAAAAATAAAATTATTAGCAAGAAAAGAAGATGAATTTGACATTTGACATGCACAATATTGATGATATCAATTTGGTTCATACTTTCAAAACTCCTCTAATTTTAAAGGTATGGGCAATTATTGAAATTATGATTTATCTTCTTATGAGATACAATTATATTTAATTAATCTCAAAGAGATATGTTAATACCAATATCAATTTTTTCATTTGATATTTTAACATCTGGATCGATTGTTTTCATAAATGAAAAAAACTCACGATTTCTAATAAGATAAAAACATGAACCGGTTTCATTTAAATAAACATAATTCAAAAAATCAATATTATTACCTAAAAAATATCTATCACCATTTAAATGTCCGTATATCTCATTTGTAATTATTGCATAGTTTCTTCTATCCTCATCATCACTATCACCATAATCATTATGATTTCCTTCTCGTTCATCATCACTATCATCACTATCATCATTAATACACACTAAATCTGATTGTGCATCATTTGAAGTTGCGTCAAAATCATTGAAACATTTGATATCAATATTTTGCGGATCAGTATAATCAATAATATAAAATTCGGCTTTAAAATGATTTAGATGTCTTATTAATGAATGTGTTAAAGAATTTTTTATTAAGTTACGAAATTTATAAAATATTTTTGTTCTTGTATTTATAATTGTTCTTTTTGATTGTGTTTCTCTTCTTGACAATGTTTTTTGTATCTTTGATTGCTCTTTCGGATCAATTATTAATCTAAATAAATTTAAATTGTCTTGTGTTCTCTTTCTACTACCTTCCATTTTATTTATTTATTCAAAACAAATAAAAAATGAATGAAGATAATAAATAATGTGGAATATGTTTTCAGAAGATATATATGATTTGAATAAGCTTGAAAAGTTTTGTTTAGAAAAATATGAAAATATAAGTTTTATTTCTCCTGATATAAAGAAACTTAAGAATTTATTAGAATTTCATTTGTCTTATAATCCAGTATCTGAATTGCCGGATGAAATGAATGATTTAAAACATCTTGAGATTTTAAATTTATCTCATAATATTTTTAAGTTATTTCCTATAAATTTGAACTTATCAACATTAAAGATTTTGAATTTAAGTAATAATAATATTAGTCTTATTACACCAAATATTAAAAATCTAAAACATTTAGAAACCTTAATTCTTTCTAATAATGAAATTGAAACACTTCCAGCAGAATTTGGAGAATTGGAAAAATTACAAGATCTATTTCTTCATGCCAATAATATTTCTATATTTCCTGAAGAGATTTGCAAAATAAAATCATTGGAAATATTATACTTATCTAATAATAAGATTAAAGAGATATCAACATCCATTCAAAATCTTCAGAATTTAGAAAACTTTTATATGAATGATAATGAATTAACTTATATTACAAATAATATTATCTTATGCAGAAAGTTACTTATATTCGAATTTCATAATAATCAAATTCATTATAAATCACCTCAAATTAATCGATTTTTAAATAGGATCGATAAAATGAACACTTATCTATTTTTATATAATAATCAAATTGATGATCTTAATTATAACAATAATTTTATCATAAATGTTTTAAAGATATCAAATAAACAATTGAAATTAGATAATAAAAAACTTATTGATGAAATAATAGACGATCCTATTTTAACATCCAATTGCAAATTGTTATTAATTAAATATTCGAATGATTATACATATCATTCAATACTATTCATACGATTTATTGAATTGTTGTATTATATTTGGAATGATATAACACAAGAAAGAAAAATAAAATTAAACAAAACAATCAAACCTCATCTTGATTTTGATGAAAGCCTAGAAGCATTATTATAAAAAAATTGATTTTTTATTATTTTTTTTAAATTATTTTAAAATTATGATCAAAAATCTTTTCATTCTTCTTCTTTTCTTTACAAATTTCATTATTGCGGTTTATGCTTATAATAATAATGAATGTCATAATAATGAAGAAGAAATTATCAAAGAAAAAATTAAAGCAAATATTCAAATCATCAATTATTTAAATATTCCTTTGTTGTTGAAATTATGGATTATTACAGGAATTTTAGTAAATTATATGCAAACTATACTTTACGCAATTCATATATATCATCAATGATCAAATATTTCTACTTCTTCTAAATATAAATTAGCAGGAATATTATAAGTAATTGATAATATTTTATCATTTTTGGTTTTTAAAAAATTTGAATTATCTGTTTCAATATAATATATATTTTCTTTATCAACACTAAATATTCCTTTTTGTAATAAATCCATTAAATTTAAATCATCTATAACTTTATTTAATATTACGCCGTGATGTTTTTTTCTATTTCTTGAAGAAAATAATAAACCTGTAAATCCATGAATTAATTCTTCAATAAATGATTTATCAGTATTTGTAATTGGATTAAAATTTAAAATATAAGTATCAGAGTCATGCAAATCTGCAAATCTTTTAAATGATTTTGATAAAAAACAATATTTAATAGTTACAAAATCTAAGTTAACTATTATTCTTTTAAATGTTTCAAAATTTTCTAATAATTCAGTTAATAATATATTATCAGGAACATCATAATTTCGATAAATTGTTAAATATGTATACTTTATTTTTCTTAGTTCATTAATATATAATTTAGAGGCATTATCCTTATTATTAAAACTTTGAGATTTATAATAATATAATCCATCATTTGTAATATGTTTTAATAAGTAAAATAATGCCTCTAATTTTTTTCTATCATTTGATAATAATTCAATAAATAATGATTGATTAATATAATTAGTTCTTTCAGTTGATTGTGCCTTTTTTAATAAATCATCAAAATCATTCATTTTTAAAGCATATAACTCATACTTAGAAAGAGGAGGAGGATTGCTTCGCTCAAATCTTCTTCCTGTAAGTTCTCGTTGTTTTAATTGTGTTATATTAAATTTCGTTGTGTTTTGAAAAGGTATAATTAAATTTCTATGAATATATTTAACGCCATTAAGAACAATATCATCTATTTTAAGTTGATGCGCATCTTTATCATGAGTAATAGGATTTGAATAACTAATAATAACCCCATAATTATCTAATTCTTCTTTTTGATAATTCTACAATATTATGAGTTGCCATTTATATCTATCTATATTAAAAAAAATAAAAAAAATAAAAATAATTAATCAGTAAATATTTGTCGTTGTTGTAAATGTAAATTAGCCCTAATATCATAAGTAATTGATAATGTTTTATCTTTTTTAGTTTTTAAAAATTCAGTAACATCATCTTTAATAAAATATATATTTTTTTTATCAACACTAAATATTATTTTTTGAAATAATTCAATTAAATCTATATTATATATAATTTTATTTAATAATTCGGTTTTTTTATAATGGCTACTATTTGATAATAATGGGCTGCGCATAAATGCATAAATTAATCTTTGAATAAATGGTCGATCTGTTTTTATAATTGGACTAAAATTTAAAATCTTAGTTTTTCCATATGCTCCTACATTACGTTCTTTTGCTAAAGAACATATCGTAAGATCTTCTAAATTTACATATCTTAATTTTTGTTTAAAAATTTCAAAACTTTCTAATAATTCAGTTAATGATATATTATAATAATTATTATTATTATTTGAAATAAAAATTAAATATTCATAATTTACTTTTCTTAGTTCATTAATATATAACATAGCATAATTATCATTAATATATTGACTAGATTGATAATAATATAATCCATTATTTTTAATATGCTTTAATAAGTTAAATAATGCTCGTAATTTATCTTCATTCTGAAATAATGAACTCAATAATTTTGATTTATCAATATTATTATCATCATCATCATCATCATCGTCATGATCAATAATATGATGCTCAGGATTATTTAATAAATCATCAAAATCATTCATTTTTAAAGCATATAAATCATAGGTATTAGGTTTACTTCGTTCAGATGATGTTCTACCTAAAATTTCACGTTTTCTTAATTGTTTTACAGTAATAAATTTATTTATTTCTTGAAGAGGTTCAATCAAATTACTATAAATATATTCAACTCCCTTCTTAACAATATCATCTATTTTAATCTGAATATCGGTAGTTTGTGGAATTGAATTACTTATAATAATCCCATAATTATCTAATTCATCTATTGGTAACTCAATTGATCTTGGCATATAATCTATATTTATAATTGATAAAAAATTGATATTTTATTTTTGATTTTTATGTAAAATTATGCATAAAATTATTATAATTCTTCTTATCTTAATTCCTGTTATTTATGCAAATAATGAAAACTGCAATTGTCATTATAATAGTAATGACAATGGCTCTTCTTCTTCTAATACTAAAATAGAAATAATCAATAATGTCAATATTCCTTTGTTGTTAAAAATATGGATTGTTACAGGAATACTAATCAATTATATGCAAACTATTATTTATATTATGAATTATCATTAGTTAAAATATTTCTTTTTCAATTAAATCAAATTTAACTCTAATATTTTTTGTAATTCTTATATTGCTAATATCTGTAATAGTATTAGAAACAATATTAATATAATACAAATCATAATTATGATTTATTATTAAATTTTGAAGAAAATAAGCAAAATCTAATGTTGGTATAGAATTAAATAATACATAATCTGTATTTTGTTGAAATTTATTTTCAAAATTTGCAGGATCATTTAAAAATAATTCATATTCTGTTTTACTTTTGATGTTATTAAAAGGATTAGTTATACTCATAATATCATAATATTCAGGTAGTTCAATACTTGGTGATAAATTCATATATTCAATAGCATTTCTTTTGTTACTGCAGTTTGTTTCTATTTCTTTCATTTTTTCTCTAAATTTTTCAAATGTTTCCAAATGTTTATCAAAATTTATATAATCACTAAAATTTTTATTTGTTGTATTGAAATGTAAATATTTATAATTTATTTTTCTTAATTCAACTACACATTGAGGATTGTCTGTTTGTGTTATTAAATTATTATAACAATATATGCCACGCTCATTTATATGTTTCAATAATTTAAACATTTTTTTCAAATAATTATCATTATTAACTAAAATTTTAAATTCTTTTGTTCTATTATAAAAATTAGGATTGTCTGAACTATCTTTTAAATCTTCTATATATGCATTAAAATCTGTCATTTTTATTCCATGAAGTGATTTATATTCTTGTTCTTCTTTTTTCTCTTTTTTTATTTTATCATAAAACACATTATGATTATTTGATTGCCGACTTCTAGATTTATTTGCTATTGTTTCTTGTCTTATTCTATCTTTAAAACTGGGTGCAGTAGATACTATATCTATTTGAAAAGGTTTTATTAAATGATCATAAACATATTTAATTTTAGCATAAACATCGTGTTCAATTTTATCATCTTTAGATGCATCATCATTGCTTATAATTACACCATAATTCATTTTTTGTTCTGTAGATAAATTTAATGTCATATCTTCTATAATATAAAAAGATTTAAAGAGACCACCAAATTATCTTTATATATGGATAGTAACAATTACATCAAACCAAATGATTTGAAATTCTATGAAGACATTAATATCAACGATAGTTTCTATGATTATTTAATTAAAAAAAAGTTTTTTACTGAAGATGAATTGTCTAGATATTATTATAAAGAAGATTTGAAAGAATTAAATTTTTATAATCATGAATGGAATGGTGTCAATTATTTGAAAGCTTTTAAACAAAAATTATTTTCAGATAATACAGATAATTATAGACACCGTGTAAATTTAAGAATTTGGGATTGTGTCTATAATTTAAATTCTTTTATTGATTATTCAAAAGATCTTCATTTAACTTTATCAATCTTATATTTCATGAAACATTATAATATTATTCGTAATAACTCTGGTAGAATTTGCAACGATGATAATAAAAATGATGAAAATGGATCAATTCAAAGCAACCTAGCTTATTTAAATCGCATAGCTATTAAGAAGTTATATAACTATAAATTATATACACTTCAAAATAAAAAAATTAAAGAATTGGAACAAAAAATAGATAATGTCTATTTGATAAATAGAATACAATTTATATTAGGAACTATAATATTAACTGCTATACGGGTATATCATAATTAAATATAAATTGCAGCAGTTTCATTTATATCTAATTTAAAAATGTTTATTCTATTCATCCAATTTTCCTGATATAAATATAAAACAATTTTTCTATTTTCATAAAAAGTATGCATAACTTTTAATTTATGAATTTGAATAAGATTATTATTGACATCATTCAATTCTCTAATCCATTTATTTTCATTCTTTGAATAAACAGAGCAAATAATATCATTTGCCCTCAATTCATATAATTCAATCTTTTTAATTGGCATATGCTAATAATAAAACTCAACAATCATTTTTTTATATTAAGAAAATGATTGATATTAATAACAACAAGATGAGTGCAAATAAATTCCTAAAAATTATTAAAATTAATAAAAATAATTTCAATAATCTCAAAAATAACTTGAATAATCTCAAAAATAATTTCAATAAAATTAATGTTGAATTAAATAATCTCAAAAATAATTTAAATGAAAATAATCATTTTTATGATTATAGAATAAATATGATTGATTGTAAAATAATGATGGTAGGAGGTGTTTTATTTATTATCCCTTATTTCCTGAAATGAATATATAAAATTTGATAAAAAAGCATTTTAATTGAATATTTATATAAATAATAGATATTATTAATAATAATAATGAATAAACTTCCTAAAAATAATTTTGTTTATAATAACATGATAAAAAAACAACTAATTATTCAAAATAAAAATCATCAATTGTTAGTAAAAGCAAATAATATAAAAAAAGAGCTTATTATTCAAAATAAGAATTATCAATTGTTGTTACAAGAAAATAATATAAGACTTCGCAAATTAGAAAGCAATGATATAATTATTCAACATAATTTTTATAATACGATTGATAAAAAATTATTTGATATCAATAAAAGTTTAATTGATATAAATAATAAAACAGCAGATCGATTAGGAGGAATTGAAGGGAGTATATTATTGGCAGGTGGTATATTATTTGCCCTCAACTTTTTATATTAAATATTTTTTTATCATTCTTAATAATAATGAATGATGATGTTATTAATTTCTATTTAACTATCGATAATATTAAAACGGTTTATGAATATCTTATTGATAAGAAATTTTTCAAAGAAGATGAGTTAGAAGATTACTTATATTTAACTGAAATTAAACAGGTATTAATCAAACATTATTATTTTGGTTATGATAATATGATTGATTTTATTGAAAAAGAGTTAAAAGAGCCATCATCTAAATCAGATATCAAAATGCGAATTATAAAAACGATAAGTTATATGTATATTAATATTGACGAAGATCAAAAAAATTATAAGATAAATAAAACATTTCATGTAAATTATAATATTGGTAATAATAAAATTGCTGCCAAATATTATAACGGTTGTTTGAAAGATTTGTATTTATTTTATAAATTACACAAAAAAACATCATCATCATTAATTCATTCACGAATTATTTCTGTATAGAAATATAACAAAATCATTTAAAAACTGATTTTAATAATAGTAATATATAGATATCCAGAAGTAAAATGGACCGCATGTATGACGAACGATATGGAGATATCCATTTTGACGAAGAAGACCCGCAATCTGAGTTTTACAACCCGAAATGCATTCGTGATCTTTATATCGATCTTGCCAATGGCGTCTTCGATCGTGCATTTGATCTGAATAGTGATGATAATTACTATGAAGACGAAGCCGATGACGAAGAAGAAGTGGCAGACGAAGAAGATGACGATGGCTATTATGATGCGGACAATGAATTCGATGATTATTAGTTGAATTCATTTACAAAAAATGGCAAAAATAATCTTTTTGTCATTTATTTTTTTAATCTTCATATCAAATTAATTATGTCGATTTCTAATAGCCACTAAACATTCCCAAATCTTTGTAAATTTTCATATAATTCATAATTTCATTACATAAAAGCGGACGAATTATATGACGAGCAAGGATAAAATGATAATGATGTTCAGAAGTAAATTTCATCTTTCCATCATTTTCTGTTCGATATGCTTTTTCAGCAGATCTAATTTGCTTAAACTGACTTCTGATAATTTTCTTATAAAAGTTAATGTCTTTGCATCTCAGTCCATGTAATAACTTATCCTCCACATACTCATCATGCCATGATAAATGGTTTTCAAAAAGATATAGAGCAATACAATCTGGCGTAAATTGCTTAACAACAATATTAGCAAAATCAGACATTATGATTTGATAATAAATATCAAAAAATCAATTTTCATTTTTATTATAAATTACTTAAAAAAATGACAAAAACTATTCATTTTTGCCATTTTTTAATCGTCACATCAAACAACACAATACAAGTTGAATACAACAGGCTTAGGAGCAGTTGATATCACAACAACCGGCTTATTATCAAGAAGCATATTACTAAACATCTTTTCAATCTCTTTTTCAATGATAAGAGAAGGCTCCGCGGGCTTGACATAAACAGGCTCCACAGGCTTAACATAAACCGCCTCCGCAGGCTTGACATAAACCGGCTCCGCAGGCTTGGTATAAACCGGCTCTGCAGGCTTGACATAAACCGGCTCCGCAGGCTTGGTGTAAACTGTTTGTGTTGATTTCGAATAACCGCTTCCAAACATTCCTAAATCTTTGTAAATCTTCAAATAAACACCAACTTCATGATATAGAAGAGGGCGAATTACATGACGAGCGAGGATGAAATGATAATGATGGTCAGACGTAAATTTCATCTGTCCATTATTATCAGTTCGATATGCTTTTTCAGCAGATCTAATTTGCTTAAACTGACTTCTGATAATTTTCTTATAAAAGTCAACGTCTTTGCATCTCAATCCGTATAATAGCTTATCCTCAACATACTTATCATATGAAGATTTATCGCAGCTTTCAAGAAGGCATCTTGCGATATAATCAGGCTTCAATTGCTTAACAACAATTTTAGCGAAATCAGACATTCCGATCTAAACATTAGTTTAAAATCAGACATTCATTTTTGTTTTAATTTTAAATCAATTAAAACAAATATAAAAATAAATGACGCTCCTAGAAGGGTTCGAACCTTCGACCTAACGGTTAACAGCCGTTCGCTCTAACCAACTGAGCTATAAGAGCATGAATAAATATATAATTTAATCTTTATATCTATTTTTCAAAAAAAATGATTTTTAATTTTTTAGCTATTTATCATTAAAAATGATGCGTCAAACGATCAATTTAAATAAGGAGAAGCGAGTTCTCTTTAATATCATTAAGATGATGGTCATTAATTGTGATGGCATTGTTTATGGTGGTTTGGTCAGAGATGAAATTATCGCAACTCATCATAAATCATTATTTGATGAACTTGATGAAGATGATAAGTATTCTAAATTCTGGGATAAGTCATATCATCCGGAATCGAAGTTTCGAACATTAATTCCAAATGATATTGACATCTATTTCAAAAATAATGAAATTGCTCAAACATTTATTACAAGAGTTAGCAGCTTTTCTGAACAGAATAAGGGAACCTTGTTTATGAGAAACGGGTTTCTATATTCAATGGATCAAAGATATATTCATAAGAAAATGTCTTTGATATTCAGACTTGGCAAAACTTTCTGCAACAGTGGATTTAAAGTTGAAATTAATATGGATGTTGTTGTGAATAACAATGCAACCATTACAACCGAACCACCTTTTAATAACGCAGACTTCAGTTGTAATATCTTTGTTATGAGTAAAACTGAAAATAACAGATATGAAATTCGATTATCCAAGAATACTGGAACTAAGTTAGATGAAATGCCGTTTGTCAAAAAAGCTCAACTTCAAGCAAAGATTTTGAACGATTTAATCGAAGGCAAATCAGAATTCATCCGATCAATGGAAACCCCAGATACAGAATATGTTAATGGTGTTCGCATTATTAAAATATTAAACCATCCTTATAATTTTAAGATTACTAATCTTCTATTCAGAGAAATTGAAAATCAAAAATCTGAGAATGTCTGTGATATTTGTCAAACATCATTTGACGACTGTGAAAAACAAGAACCTCTCATTGAAATTCTAACAAACAAATATGCAACTTACAGTATGCATAAGTCTTGTTTCATGCAATATCTTGCAAACGAAATTTCAAAGAAATATGTTAATACTTCAACAAATAATATTGAATGTAAATGCTCTCGTCGAAATGTATTCAATTTCAAAAACAGCCACAGATTTTCATCATTATTCTGAAAAATGAATATTACAAAAAAAAATAATTTTTATTTTTTTTATTTATCAGGACTAAATACTTTTCGAGGATTAATTATACGTCCTGTTCTTGATGTAGTTTGCTGCTGTGGTTGTGGTTGTGGAGGTGGAGGTGGTTGTTGTGGAGGTGGTTGTGGAGGCGGTTGTTGTGGAGGTGGTTGTGGTTGTTGTGGAGGTGGAGGTAGTGGAGGTGGAGGCGGAGGCGGTTGTGGTTGTTGCGGTGGTTTTGGTTTTGCTTGTGATGTTTGAGATAAGTTTGTTTTTTGTCTTTTTGATACGGTATCATTTGGTGGAGAAGAATATCTTGTATTTTTAACTTGTCTTCCAGATTTTGTTGTTACAATACTAGTTAATGATTGTTGTGCAACAACCGGAACACTTGCTGGAGCCGGACCCTTAGCAGGACCCTTAGCCGGACCCTTAGCAGAACCACGAGCAGGACCCTTAGCAGGACCCTTAGCAGAACCACGAGCAGAACCACGAGCCGAACCACGAGCAGGAACAGGAGAAGGCGCCTGAGCAGGATCAGGATCAACCGCAACTGGAGCGGCAGGAGGTGGCATTTGTAATTTTTGTCTTTTTTCTTCTCTATCTTTTTCTCTATCTTTTTCTACTTTATCAGATATTGCTCGTATTATTTCTTGATCTTGTTTAAATTTATCTTGTTGTGCTTTTTTTCTTTCTTTTTCTTCTTTTAGTTCTTCTGCTGTTAATTTTTTTGGTCCAGGTGGTTTTTGATCTGATATTTTTAAAGATTTACTTAAACTGACGGTTACTTCATCAATTAAACTATTATAATATGGATATTTTTCATCATGCATACTTATTTTTTCATTTGTATCAATATATATATTTTCTATATTCATTGATTTTAAATAGTCATCAATAGTAGTTAGATTACTATTATCTAAATATTCATCTTTAGCATCTATCAAATATTTAGATTTTGTAAATATCATTAAAGTGTCTAATATACTACAAATACTATCAATTTTACTGGTTGAATTAGGGAATATTTTAGTTCTAAACAATTTATCAAATCTATATATTCCATATTTCTTACTATTATCATTTAAATATGCCAATTTCTTAGCTAACATAAATTTAGTATACGATCCAATTATCGTTATTATTTTATATTTATCATCATTATAATAATTTTTCTCTTTTGTTAAGAAACTATTAATATTCAAAGTTTTATCAAAACTTGTAATAGTCTTTATAATTGATGTATATGTATTCATCGTTTTTTCTAATATTTTTGATACCATCAATATGAAGCCAGTATTTATAAAGAATTTATCAATATTTCCTTCATCATTCATCATATCAACTTCAATTTCAGGTTTTATAAATGTTTTGACATCTTTATTTTTAAAAATACCATTAAATATATCTCCCAATATTTCATTACTAACGATAATATCACTTCCTTCTAATGTATCATTTTTAGTTAATATCTTATAAATCTGATTATATGATCTACTATTAATATGCCAATCTTTCAATTGTATTTTATCATCAACTTTTATTTTACCAGTTGCCGCAGCAGTAAGAAATCTAGAATTTGCGGTTTTCATTCTATCCCCAGTTTTAATAGCTGCTCCAGGATTTGCAGATATAACATCTTTCAAAACAGGATAAAAAAAGACACCTTTTTTTAAAAAACTTTCAGGAACTTTTAATTTTCTTATTTCAGATGATTTATTAAAATCATAAATCTTTTCAATATTTAATCTTTCAATTTGTAATTTTTCTTTTAAATTATCTCGTTCTCTTATAATTTCATAATAAACATCATCAAGTGTTGTATATGTATCTTTAAACATCTTTCTAATTTCAATTGGTTTAACAGCTTGAATATACGATTTTTGAATGTCTTCTAATAACTCTTTGCTAATAGTTGGAATACCAATATAATCTTTTAAAACATACCAAGATAAAACACTGCTATTAAAATATTCATACAATTTATCATCAATCTTTTTAAATAAACTGTTAGATAATGTATCAAAAATTTCTTCTAATTTTATTATTATTGATTTTAATCTATTCTGTCCAATAACTGTTTTATATATATCATATTCTCTATTAAAAGGAATAATTATTTCTTCATTAAAATAATTTAAAAATTTTTCAGACAATCTTTTAAATAATGGCAAATTATATCTGCTTCTCTCAAGTTCATTAATATTACCAAGTAATAAATCATTGTTTAAATTGCTATAAATATCAATTAAAATTTGTATATTTAATTTTTTAAATAATGTTCCTCTTTTTTGAATATCATTTATAGCATTTTTAAATTTTCGAAAAAATTTTTCATTTTCTATTACAGATGATTTTAATATTTGAATTTGATTAAAAAAACCTTCAATGTCAGAATAAATAAAGGTATTGTAGTAATTTTTCAATAATTCCTTATCTAAATCTGAACTTACAGTATCATCATTCAATTTAAGCTCTGGTATTTTTTCACAAGTTATTTTATACATTTTATCAAAATTATCAAATTTTATCTGAATATCTCTTATTCTAGGGTTATCTGGATTATCATCAATAATGTTTATTTTATCTTTAGTTATAAAATCATTTGAATATAAACTTAATAAAATAGTGTATTGATCTTGATCATCAATTATTCTATTAAGTTTATTAGCAGATGTTAAATTATGTTTTTCAATTAAATTATCTAATATATTCAATTTAAATTTTAAACTTTCTAATGGATATAATAATTCGTCATCAATATATTTAATACGATCTTCAAAACTCGAATAACTCAAAATTATATTTTCCAATGCATTTAAATATACATCATCACCAATTCTTTCTGTGCTTGCTTGAAAATTTTCATATAATAGACAAATATCATTATAAAATTTATCAATAATTATTTTACAAACTGTTTTTGGCTGATGTTGAGTTGTTAAAATCGTTGAATGTATTTTATTAAATGTAATTCCTTCTTCTTTTGTAATATTATCAACATATAATATTTGACATAGAGTTATTAATTTTGCAAATTTTCTAAAAAATTTAATAAAATTATCATAATTTGCAGGAATTCTTGATAATACATTCATATAAATCCAATTCAAATATTCACAAAAACGATCAGTTCCAGCATAATTATATTCAGGTATTGTTGCATTTCCAAATATTTCTTTGAGAATATTTACAATATCTGAAAGATATTTTTTATCTAAATCTCCATTATAAAATAGAGTTCTATTATTATCTATCAATTTTAAATAAGCTGTTAAAACATTTCGATTATTGTATCTAAAAATATTTTCATTCAATTGCATTATCTTATATTTTTCATCTTCGTTTGCAAAATTTCTATAAAAATTAGATGGTGGTAATTCTAATGGTGTTGAAAATGCTAATGATAGTCCATCCTGATAATTTTTTTTATAATCAAATGTCAAACGATCTTTGCTATATGATAATATTTCAAAGTTATCACCAATTATCTTAAAAACATTGTATGTATCTATATATGTTCTAACGTGATAAATAATAACAATCATGAAATACCAAAAATAGTCAAAATTAAAATTTGTATTGTCTACAATTGTATCATTTGTTATTCCAGAAACTGTTTTAAAATTATCAAAAATAGTTTTATCAAAATTAAATAATTTTTGTCCATTATCTATATCATTAAATGCATAAAATTCAAAAACAGACCCTTTTATCAATTTATATAAATCATCAAATTTGAATTTATTTTTCCCATTATATAAAGTCAATATCGATTTTTTCTTATTTTTTATAATATCAACATATTTAATATCCGTAATATTCATTTCGAGTATATTATAATCAGTTGCAGTCATTGTTTTCACATTCCCATTTAATATAGCTCGTGCCGCCGATAATTTATCTCCTGATATAAAATATGCCTCTTTTTTTGCAGGATTGATATCATTATATTTTGAACAAAAAAGCGATTGTCCCCAATCACCAGATTTCTTAAAATCAAGCAATATGCTTATTATCTCTTTTTTCTTATTTAAAAATGTTGTTTGTTGAATGGAAACCATTAAATACATTACTAATATAAATAGCAACCATAATTCACTTTTATCAGATGATGCTATTACTTGTGCATCTTGTAATAAATTTGTATAGGCTTCTAATTCATCCTGAAATTTTATAAATTTTTCTATAAAAGTTTTTAACATATCAATGGAATTAAATGACTTTTCATAAGTAATATTAATCTTATTTTCTATAGCATCAAGATTAAATATAAGTTTCTTATATTTTGGATGTTTAAAAATAGGACTTAAATTTGACAATTTATCAATATTAAATATACTTTTAATAATATTTTTATTGTCAGTTGATAATACAGATATTCTATCGATTTTATCATTTAAAGCAGTAATATCACTAATATTAAACTTTATATTAGGGAAATATATGTTGTCAATCTGTTTTGTAGTAAAATTAAAATATCTTCTTGTTAAATCGCGAATTGCTTTTTTATATTCTTCTCCTAATATCTCTGTATTAAAATTTAAATCAGTTATTTGATTATAAACATCATATTCAACGTCTTCAATAACAATATCTGTTGATGAATGGGGATCGTATGCATTCTCAAAAGGTAATAATTGTGTGCTAATTTTATCAAAAACACCTTCTTTAATATTATGATAAGTCTCGCCCAATCCATCATATTTAACAGATGATATATTCGTATCAAACATATATCCATATTTATCAGGCGTTTCTTTGAAATCATAAAATTGTTTGATGATATTAATCAAAGCATTATAGACAGTTTCTTGGTCATCGGCTGCAATATCATATCCATCTCTTTGCTTGTCTTTATTTTCCTTTGAAAAATATTCAAATTTTGTTGCATCTGTATTCACATCAATATAAATAACATTAGCATTATCATCTACATTGTCAAATATATCTTTATTGTGTATCAATATATATTGTAATATCATTTCTTCGTAATTTGCACCATTTCTTTCATATAAACTATTAAAAAGTTCTATTTCAGATTGAGATAAAGAAGAAGATGCAATATAATTTTCATACATATCATCAATATATGTTTTGATGGATTTGTATTTATCAAAATCATGTTTAGCATCAAAAATATGCAATATTTTTAATAAATTATCTCCACTGGATTTTAGATTATTTCCTCCTTGAATTGAAAAACGAAATTTTTCTTTATCTTTAAAAAACTGTTTATTTATAACTTTTTCATATTTTTTAATATCAAAAAAAATTTTATCTTTCATTTTAGAAAAGAAATAATCAATATTAAATTCATCAATTAATTCTGATATTATCATTTTCTCATAATATTGGCTTTCCGTTAAGATTTTAACATATGGTTTTTGAGGTTTATTTTTAAAATTTAAATTCTCAAATAATTTTTTTTCTGAATTATGTGGAAATTTCTTTTTTTGTCTATTCAAATGATAATATAATTTTGAAATAATTTTTTTATGTTTTTCTTTAATCTTCAATTTTTTTGATGATATTACTGGAAAAACATCATCATTCATTAAATCTATACTTGATTTTGATGATGATTTAGATCTTGATTTTGACCTTGATGATGATTTGGATGATACACTCAATGGGTTTTCTATCATTTGTGTATCTCCTTTTATATCAATGTTCATAATTTCTATATATTAGTATTATAATAAAAACAAAAATTCAATTTGTTTTTTTTGATCTTGTAAAAGCTTATTAGCTAATAATAACGCTGTCCTCTTGCTTCATTTCTCGAAGCGAATGTTGGATTAACCTTATTCTTAACTTCAATCCATTTATGATCTAAAATATATGAATTTCTGTTTTCTCTGGAAGTGTCAGAATTCGCATACAACTGTCGCAATTTTCCCTGAACCTGAAGAGATGAATAATTACTTCCAAGTTCATTTTTATATTTATGATAATTGTCACGAACAAAGCGTTCTTGATGCTCGACATACTTGCTATGACCGCCTCCCATTTCTGATAATATTAATCAGAAAAACAAAAATAAATTTTTATTATGTTTATTTATAATTCTAAACAAATATATTTTTAAACTAAAACCATGTTAAATCATCTTCTTCTGTTTCTCCTTTAATTAATTCAATTACACTTGCATATAACTCTTCTGGTATCAATAAATTCTTTTGAGCAACACTATCAAAGACATAAGGACGCTTAATATCTGGCTTTTCTTCTTCACTATATTCATCTATAATTTCATCAATTTCATTATATTCATTCTCCTTAATTTTCTTGATCAAATCCATTTTTATTTTTGTCTTAAAAGTTGCCAATTTACCAATAATTTCCATAAGATCAATATCTTTAGGAAAAGTAGTAAATTCAACAGCAATAGGAACAGTAATTTTTGATTTATCTTGTTCATCCAATTTCTTTAAAACTTCTAATGGCAAATCTTTTATTTTCAAATATTTTTTCAATGTTGGCTTAGAAATCTTTGTCATTTCAATAACCTTATCAGCATCTTGAATATCACATAATTTAGAATAAGATAAAACCTTATCGCAAATTGAAAGATTATGTTTTTGAATATTTTCAATAATACTAATTTCCAAAGCTGCATCATCATGAATATTAATAAGATTACAAGGAATATAACTTCGATTTAAAGATTTCATTGCTAAATATCTTCTTTGACCTGCGATAACATCATATTTTCCATCAGAATTTAATTTAACAGTAATAGGATTAATAAGACCATTTTTATTAATACTTTCTGCCAATTCTTCAATATTATTAATTAAATTTTTTCTAACATTAATATCAGAAATCCGCAAATCTTCAAGTTTAATATTAATAATATCCATTGACTTTTAATATAAAAATCAAAATAAAAAGAAAATCATTTTTTTATTATTATTTAATTAGATTTTATGATATATATAAGTTGTTTTACTATTATCATAACATATATAATAATAATAAGGAATATTTCTTAAGATATATAAATGATCTTTGCTTGTTTTAATTACATATTCGCAAGAATAATTATTATATATGCAAGTATTTTTATTATTCAAAATATTTTCATTCCATTCGAATTTTGTTAAAGCACATTTTCCATCAGTTTCATTATTATTAATAGATAAAACAATTTTACTGCCATCATAAATATATTTTTTATTATCTATTATTAATCCAACAATATTAAATCCCATATTATTTTGAAATAAAACATAATCCAATTTATATTCTTTATTATTATAAGTAATTTGATTATTATCTTTATTCAATTTAATATTAATTATATTATTATCTTTATCATCATTATCGTCATTATTATTATCATTATTATCATCATTATTATCATCATTATTATCATCATTATTATCGTCATTATTATTACGATAATTGTCACGATTGTTATTATTATTTTTTATAATTAAAATATCTTTGACATCTGCAGTTGATGAATTACATTTTAAATTATCAGGATCATTATCATCAATAATTTTTAGATATGATGATGATAATTCTAATTTAGAATAAAGAGATTTTAAAATAGAATTATTATTATTATTAGATTTTTTCAATTTTAATTTATTTAATAAATCAGTTGGTTTATTAATTTTATTATTAATATTAAATAATGTATTATTAGCATTACCATCAGCATTTCCATTACCATCAGCATTAATATTTAAAGATTTGATTAATGTTGCATATTCATTATTTGCGGATATATTTTGTTGCGAGGATGATATGCCAATTAATGATGACACAAACCATGATATTTCTTTATATTCATTAATTGTTATTTTTTTATTATTTTTTATCTTATTTGAATTAGCATATATTAATAAATATTTAATAAAAGTTAAAATAGAATTGTCACTTTTAAATGTTGAATAAAAATCAATAATATGATTGTTCTGAATGAAACAATCAAAATAATCAAATGGATATATGCTTATTTTTTTTTTATACTTATCTGGAGATATAAATGAAAATATATTATCGTAATGATGATAAAATTTAAATTTTGTTGCATTGTTTATGCAAATCTGCTCATTAAATTTTGTTTGTATAATATTATTAATATAATATTTCCACAATAATTGAATATTTTTATTTTTATTTATATCATTATCATCATCCTTATCCGGATTATAAATTTTATTTAAAAATTCTTTTATTATGTTAAAATATTTTCCGTTATTTAAAAACCGATTTTTACATTCATCATCAATTATTAATTCTTTCTTTTCACATTTATTAATGTCAATTATATCCGCTATATCATTAAAATCAAATTTCAATTTCTCTTCATCGTCTTCTTCATTTTTAAATTCAATTTCCTTATATCGTAAAATATCATAAACAATGTAGATATTTGCATAAATGCCAAAAATATAATCATTAATAGTTGCACGATCTATGTCTTTGCCGTCAATAATTATTTTATTTATATTTTTCAAATGACAAACACAATCATTAACAATTTCATGCCAATTAAATTCTGTTTTTTTGGTTAATAAATCAATAACATAATTAATATTAATATGATAATAATTTGATATTATTGGATCAGACATTATTTAACTTTATTATATACATATATATAATTTGTAGTTTTAAAACTAATATAATCTTTCATCAAAAATGCATTTTTGCTTCGTTCAATTATTTTATCATAAGAAATATAATAATTTTTTTCATAATTATTGATCCAATCAAATTCATAAATTGGAAAAGGAATATTATAAGTTTTATAATTTGTATCTTCAAATATATTTGAATAAGTATTATAAATATATTTTTTACTATTTTTTATTATTCCAGCTATCAATTTATTATTATCACATTTTATATATACATTGTTTAATATATATTTTTTTTCTTCTATTTTAATATCAACTATATTTTGTGATATAAATTTTATAAAAAAATTATCGCTTTCTTTTATTTCTTTAAAATATATTTCATCAATATTATCTACTTCTTCTATTATTAAAATATCAATATTTGATGTAAAATTTATGCTAACATTTCCATAAATTTTATTGGAATTCATATATAAATAAACAGTCTTTTTTTGAAAATATTTACTATATATATCAATCATAAAATTATCACTATACATAAAACTACTACTATCAATCAGTTTGCTTATTTTTTTATAATTATCTTCATTGCTAATAGTATTATTATCTCTTATATTAATTAATTCTTGAAATAATTTATCATGATTATCATCATTATTAATAGCATATGAATTGCCAAAAATAGTAGCATATAATATTGTTAAATTTTTTTTATAAGTATCATTTGCAATTGTTTCATTTACCGGAATTGTAAAATAATTTTTTCCTAAATGTGTTTTTATATTATCTTCTTGATGTAATGATAATAAATGCTGTTTTAAATAAGATAAATAACTCATTATATTTTTTTTTTCATAAATTTTTTTTGTCTCATGATATTCATCAATATAAATATAACAATTGAAATAATAATACGGATTTATCAAATGTTTTTTATTAATTTTAGTGATTTTATTATCGATTTTATTATTCATCTCATTATAAATTGACTGAATATATTCAATCCAAAATGTTTTATTATCTTTTTTTCCATCTTTATTTAGAAAATATATAAATTTATTAAAATTATCCTCTTTTTTTGTATTTAAGGAAGATATAATTTTATTAGAAGAACATTTTTTTATTTCATAATCTTCATTGTCATCACGATTACCATCACTATCGCGATTACCATCACTATCGCGATTACCATCACTATCGCGATTACCATCACTCTGTTTAATGTAATCGATAATATCATGTGCTACAACTAAATTTGAATATATTGTAAAAATGTATTCATTCACGGTCTTTTTATATTTAAAAAAATCTCCATTTTCAATAAATTCAAGCGGGTTTTCTTTATTATATTGATATGTATCAACTTTATAAATATTATTATTAATTTCATGTAATTTACATAAAAATGCATTATAAATAGTATTAAAGCTCACATTAGGAGTTGTTTTAATATTTGTAATGATATTATCGATTTTATTTATGTCAAATATATAATTATCCATTTTATATTTAACGAATAATAAAAAAATGATTATTAATTTTTTTTAAAAATAATCAATGGAGAATTTTTACGATGATTTTATAAGTAGAGAGAAATATTGGTTTTCTCAAAATGATGAGAATGACAAATATTTATCTGATAATTATGGTCATTTAATTGATGACTATAATTATGATATTCATTGTAAACCAATTTTAGGAATTATGATTTATGACCAATTAACAAGACATTATTATAGAAAAGAGGTAAACAATCATATTCTCATTTATTTTAATCAAAAAGCATTAGAAATAGCAAAGAAACATATTTTAATTATTAAATATCTGAAATATGTGGATTGGATGTTTTTTATGTTAGTATTTAGACATTCAAATATCAGAGAAAATTTGCTTTTCGTAATGAATGAATGTTGGAAAATATCACCTCTTCCAATAAAATTTATTCGTGCCACTTATTCTAGGGCAAATTTTAAAGAAATATTGACAACATATGATTATTCGCTTGTTAATTATGATACAACTATTTTAGATAATTATTCGTCTTCCGAAATCCTTACAAATCCTTTATATCAAATTGGAAAGTTTGATAAAATGGAGGATGATATTATTATCATAAGTCTTTCAGGCGGTGTTGATTCCGTCGTATGTTTATATAATGCCGTCCATAAATATCAAAATAAGACAGTAATCGCAATTCATATAAATTATAATAATCGTTCTGAAGTCGAAGAAGAAGTTAAATTTCTTAGATGTTTATGCGCAATTTTAAATGTTAAACTTTATGTAAGAAAAATAGCTGAAATTAAAAGAAAAATATGCATGGAAAATGATTTGAGAGATGTTTATGAAAGTTATACAAAAAGAATTCGATTTAATAGCTATAAAGCACTTTCAGTGGGAAAAATACCAACCATAATTTTAGGTCATAATAAAGATGATTGCTTTGAAAACATCTTAACCAATATTTCCTATAATTGTAAATATGAAAATTTGATTGGCGTTGAATACTCATCCATAATAGATGATATCAATTTTATCCGACCTTTAATTAATGTTTCTAAAGATGATATTTATAAATTTGCAAATGCCCACAATCTTCCATATCTTAAAAATAGCACTCCAACTTGGAGCCAAAGAGGGAAAATTAGAGCAAATATTATTCCGGTTTTAAATAATTGGGATAATAGGATTATATCAGGATTATTTAATTTAAATGATATTCTCAAAGATTATAATGAAGTTTTAAAATCATCAATTCAAAATTTCAAAGAAACAGAAATTGATAAAATAGAAAACTTGAATATGAGTAAGCTTTATTGGAAACACGGAATATTCAAATTATTCAAAATCTATATTTCAAATAAATCAATTGAAAGCCTAATTGAACGATTAGAATTATGGAAAAATAAACGAATTGACTTAAATAAAAAAACAAAAATAATTGTTTCTAAATCTATTACAATTATCATAATAAAAAGAAAAAACGATTATTATGAAAGAAAAATAAATACTTTATTAGTTATAGAATGAGTAAAAAATATATTGATAAACCACCTGGCGGACCATCTTCTTCAGTGGCTAAATATCAAGATATTGAAGAAGATGGACCAAAAACTGATATTGAAGAAAAAAATTATTTAAAATATAAAGATGGTATTGCTTTTACTAATCATAATGATATCAAACAAATTACAGATTTTTATGCATCAATAATTGATAATAAAATTGTTACTTATAGCGATACAGCAGATGATATAAATCATGATGAAGAAAAACAAATAAATTTATATTTAGAAGAAATTAAACAAAATGACGCTGAATTAAAAAAAATAATGAGAAATGCGGAATATGGTATATATATTAATAATGACGATGATGACGATAATGACGACAATGATCATAAAAAAACAAATAATATAATTCGTATAATTCGTAAAATTAAAGGTGGAGTTCTAGACGAACGTTATGATTCAACTATATTTACAGATACATTATATCATAATGAATTATCAGAATTTTTGGATCATATGTATATTTATATGCCAAATAATTATACATATATAGAACACTATTTAATAGATAATAGTGTTACTAGTCAAAAACAAATACCATTAATTCTACATAATAAAATTTTAAAAATTCAGCAATATACTTCAGCTGAATTAGAACAAAAAATTGCTAATAATGATAATAATATGCGTCAATATTCTAATATAGTAAGATACGTAAATCAAAATAATACAAAAAAAATAGATACATATATATTTACAGTTAAAAATTATGAAGGAAAAAATGGAGTTTTAAATCAAAAAACAGGTATTGATGCAGAATATAGTATAACAAAAAATATTATATATTACAAATATAATTATAATTATATTTATGGTTTTGAATTATTATTTTATAAATATTATAATAATTATAAAATATTTCTTGATGAACAAACCAATTATCTTAAAAGTTTATCTTATATAGATTATGAAACAATAAGAGATTATACAAGACCATTTACATTTGAGACGTGCTTTACACCTGTTAAAAATGGGGAACCATTTCTCAAATCATCTGTAATAAAGAGGACACCTTGGGGCATGACACATTGGGGTATGATAGGTAATTCATTTTCACATTTAATATATGATTATTTAACAACAAAAAATGCTGAAATAGAGAAAACAATACTGAATGAAGGATTAATGGGTGTACATACTGCTAGCTATCTGAAAGAATATAATCAACATAGAGCTATATTTATACAAAAAATAGAAAATAATGAACCAATTTTTGATAATCCTGGCGATTATAATGAAATATATACAATGTTACCTGATATTATTTGGACAAATATAATAAAATTATCATTATTAAATTTAAATAAAATAATAGAAAAAGCACCACCAGTAAAAGAGCCAATTATATTATATAGAGGAAGTGGGTCAAATTATATGGATGATCCTTTAGTTCAATCTTCAAACAAATATAGAACAACTCAATTATCATCATTTTCATATAATTTTGATGCTGCAAAATATTTTTACAAGAATTTAAAAGGCGGATATCTTAATCCAAATGCAGTAATTTATAAATTATATGTTCATAAAGGAGTGAGAGTATTATTAACAACGCCTTTTGTAAGTGATAATTTAAAAAATGAAGCAGAAGTTTTAATTAAAGAAGGTCAATTATTAAATTTTAATACAAATATAGAAAAAAATGCAAAATTTTCTGATTTATCTCATGATTGTTGGAATTCAATACATATGACAAATAATATTCATTTATCTGATGATAATAAATTTAGAACAATCCCATTTATTGAATTAAAACCGGAAAGCTCTTCCGTATTTGCAAAATTTAGAGTTGCATTAAAAAAAATAATAAAATAATTATTTCTTCATTTTAATTTCAATGTCATTTTCTGAACTTATAATAAACCCTCGTTTCTTATAAAAATCAATCAATTTCAAATGACTATCATCATTCTCGTGTTTATCTATAAATAATATATATTTTTCATTGTTACATAATGAATTTAATAATTGTGTCGCAATTCCTTGATTTCTATAATTAATATCTACACATAATTGATTTATAGATATATAGTCATTATCATTATCATTGTCATAATATTTATGTAATCCCATAAAACCAACTACTTCATTATTAATCATCTTATAAATAAGTTTTTCATATGTATTTATTCTAGATGTTTTGAAGTTTTGTAAAATTAAATTATTTATTTTTAATATTAGTTTTTCATTTAAATTTTGATAAAAAGTAGTTAATTTAATTTTGTCTATTATTTCTTTATTCATTTAATTATTGTTTTGATAAATAATTAAGTTTTTCTTTTTATTTCTTATAAATATAAGTAATATAATAATGGCATTCTATTTATATTAAATGAAATAAATAAAAAAATGATATAAATGACTATGATTTTTATTAGTTATAATGAAGAAGATTGAAAGTATCCATAATAAAACTAAGATTATTCAAACTGATGAAATGCCATATAATTCAAATAATCTTCTTTTGAATGATGATGATTTAAGGAAATTTTTTGATAATAATGGACTGAATGGCATTACTTATAACAATCTTAATTTATATCGAAATGCGTTTATTCACAAGTCTTATTGCACTATGAAGAATGCTGATTTCGAAACAGGAAATGCAAATTGCCCTCCTAATTGTATTCCTCTTCAAGATATGTCATATGAAAGATTGGAATTTTTAGGAGATGCTATTTTGAATATGGTTGTTGCCAATTATTTATATTCTCGTTTTCCTGATCAAAATGAAGGCTTCTTGTCAAAAATAAGAACTAGAATTGTAAATGGAAAGATGCTTGGGTTTCTTTCAAATGAAATAGGATTTTCAAGATTTGCAATTATTTCAAAACAAGTTGAAGAAGCAAACGGAAGAAATAATTATAAGATTATGGAAGATATTTTCGAGGCTTTTATTGGAGCTTTATATATCGATTTTCAAAATGAAGAAGATAAAGTAACAATGCCTCCTAAAATTCCACTAATAACATTATCAGGAGCTGGTTATTTCGTTGTTGAAAAATGGATTGTCTATATTGTCGAAAATTATATTGATTTTAGTGAATTAATAATTCAAAAGACAAATTATAAAGATATGCTTGTTTCTTATATGCAACATTCCACTCAAGATACACCCAAATTCTGCGAATTGGGAATAATAACAAAAGATAGCGTAAAAATATTTAATTATTGCGTTAAAAATAGACATAATGACATTATAGCAACTTCATCAGGCTTTTCCAAAAAAGAGGCAGAAAATAATGTAAGCAAAGAAGCTTTGCTATATTATGGAATTCCAATATAATAGAAAAAAATTTAAATAATTATTTTAATTAGAACAATATGTCAAATGAAGAATATGACCCGGGATCAATTATTACCTTTCTTGCAAAAGAGTATAAATTAGATACAGCTACTTTAAGCAATATATTAAATTCATTATCATTACAAAATTATAAATTAGATAATGCATTAATAAAAAATATATTCAAAATACTTATAAATTATACTTATAAATTAAAAAAATCAGAAATGGCATTAAATGAGAAATATGAAAATAATTTTGATGAAATAAATAAAGCATTGAAAGAAATAAAAGAACAAATGAAGAAAATTATAAAAGAAGAGCCAGCACCTGCTGCTGAAGCTGCTCCGCCATCTTAATTATTTATTTCAACTGTTCTTGTAAAGTTTTTTTTTATTTTTAATGGTAATGGTAATGATGATGACAATGGTAATGACAATGGTAATGACAATGGTAATGGTGGCATTAGAATTGTAAATATGAAATCATAAATAATTATTGCTATTAAAACTAGTTTTTGAATATTCATATATATAAAACGAATTATTAAAAATTAATTATATATAGATGGATTACAATAGAATTCAAATTGATTCAATTGGTATTGGAATAAATGACATTACCAATTTAAATTTAACATTAGATAATATTTATAAAACTTATTTAGTTATTGGAGACGTTGGAACTCAACAACCAAATCAATTAAATAATCTTTATAATTTGATTGTTACTGAAAATGCAGTAGGTGTTAATACAACTCGAAGTAATGTTGCTAAAAAGAATTCGTCTTCTTTGGTAGTAGAGGGAAATATTAATTGTTCGGGTTCAATACATGCAAATAATATTATCTTAGATGATAATATTTCTCTTGCAAGTAATGTCAGAACATATAATCAAATTTTAAATCGTATTTCATCTCATCTATTATTTTATAATGTTAAAAATTATGTTGAAAATAATATTTACACTACGCATAATGTTATTATAGGAAATGAAAGAAGTGCAAATTCAAATTTGAGTGCGTTTAAAATAGCCAGACATTGTAATAATAATGCAAATAATATTCAATTTGCTATTTTAAATAATGATATTACTAATAATGAACCAACAAATTTAAGTATGGGAATTATTGGTAATATTGATACTTCACCTGCACATATCTTAACATCTCCAAATATGCCTCTTCATTTTAATATAAGTAAGACAAAAACAGAAATCAATAATTTATATCCAAATCTTAGAAATATTCCAAATTATAACAGTAATCAATATCCATCATTGGCATTAGATATTCATGGAAATGTAATCGTTAATAAAGATGAAATACCAAGCCAACTAACTTATAATAAATATACTTATATTAAATCTATTACAGTTACACCAACTACAGAATATCCAAAATTATATATTAATGGTGCTGTTTATGCTGAAAATATCTTAATGTTTGATTATATCACGAAACAAACAGTCAATTTAGACAGTATTTATATGAGACAAGGAAATGCGGGAGGATTGACAATTCAACCAAATCAGATATTAGGAGGAGATTTTAATGATGTTGAATTTACTTTTAATTCTAATGTAAAAATCGGCAATTCTTCTAATAGTCATAAATTTAAAATTTATGGAAATGCTGAAATAACATCAAATTTAAATGTTGATAATCAAATAATATCAAAAACTGTTATAATTAATTCAAATTTGATTGTAAATGATACTGGTGGAACAAATCATTTTTATAATGATTGCATATTTTATAAATCAGCTCAATTTAATACTTTAAATTGTTCTGAAACAATTACGACCAAAACATTAAATGTAACAACCAGTTTAATAATTGATGGAACCAGTGTTCAAATTACTGATAATCCAAATCCAATACAAGCTATTCCTCTTCCTGATATGAATTCTCTAACCTTAACATCTTATTTAAATGTTGGCGGAAAAGTTAGAGAAATTAATGAAGGAAATTATAACAGTGAATTATTAAATATCTATAAATGTAAAGATAATCAAAAACAAAAATTTGAAATCTTATTGAAAGATACAACAATTACACCAAATGGATCAATCGCTTATATAGGTCATATGGATTTAAATATATTGCAAAATGGCATTGACAATTCTTTAATCTTTTTTACTGAACTTAACACATCTAGAAATAATATGTATTTTTATTCTGGAAAAAATAAAGCAACTCTAAAATCAACTATTCCAAATCTTGCAATCATGCAAAATAATAAGATAGGTATCAATACTATTACTCCTGAAAAAACATTAGATGTTAATGGTGATATAATATCATCAAATTATTATTATAGAAATAATACCAAAACTTATCAATGTGCAATTCCTATTATTTATAACAATTATAATAATATCAATAATTTGAATATTAATATTAATGAAAATGCGTTAGGGACTGAGAATTATCAGAAATTAAATGTTAAAGGTGGTATAAATTCAATCGACGGCTATTATGAAAATAATAATAAAATTTGTGCTTTCAAATATCTAAATTCTACAGATGCCATTATTAATAATACTAATATTGGAATTGGAATAAATTTAAGTGATCAAAATATTACAGTTCCTCTGCAAATTCAAAATAACTTGAAAAATAATAATAAGATTAATAATAGTGTTTTGAGTTTCTATCGTTCTGTTGATAATTCTAAATATTCTGGAATAGAATTTTGTGATGACGCAACAAATTTAAGCTTGGTCAATAAACATAAATGGTATATTTATAAAAATCATGTAACTGATGATTTAAATTATGCAGGACCATTGCAAATTGGTTATATGAAAGATAGCTATAGACCATCAAAATCATGTATCAATTTATATTATGATAATTCTAAATATTATATTGATATCAATAATCCAACTACTTATAATGTAGCAGATGAATTTAATAAAAATAAAGAAGATGTTAGAATTCATGGAAATGTTAGAATAAGTGGTGATTTAGATTTAGATGGTTCTATTAATATCAAAGGAAACTATAAATTCAACGATAATAATATCCTATTTTCTCCCAATCCAGTTGAAAAATTAATAACAAAAATATATTCACTCGGAAATAATGTGTATTATTTTGATACAATATATTCTTCAAATCATCCCAAAAATATTTCTTTCAAAAATGCAAATCAATCTCTTACAATTGCTAGCAATATCATAAATCATAATCTAAATATAAATTTAACAACTGATATAGCAAATGCAAATTGCAATTATATTATAAGCTCCAATTCTTTTATTTTAAGTTCCAATTTAATGAATGACATTATTCGTTATTCTAATATTGATAATAATGTCAATAATAATATTATTTCAAATGTTACTATTAATAATAGTACTAAAACAGCTATTATAGCAACAAACACCCTCAATACCAATTATTATAATACTCACTTTCAATTAAATACAGCAACTGCAGGAGTTGTTCTTAATAATGAAAATTTATTAAAAAATGCAATGAGTAATCAAATATATGCTTACAGCAATTATGTCAGTTCAAGTAATATTTATAAAGCTATTTATGATATTAGAACAAATCCAACAACTTCTTTTATATCATCGGCTACTTTGAATAGCAACTTAGCTTTTATAAGTATGTCAAATATAACAACTATTTATAATAATATCTTTTTGACAGATGATATTATTATAACAAAATTGGGATCAAATATATTTAAAACAGCATCCGAATTTTTAACAAATTCTATAAATTATAATAATATTCCGTCATTATCTCCATTTGATCAATTATTATTATTAACATCTTCAAATAAAATGATAGAATTCTCAAATTTTTATTTGACAGCATCAGATTATTTTACATCTCTACAAGCTTCTACAATTACTCAAAGTCAATATTCAAACATTGTAACATCAAATTATAATTATGCATTTTCAAATTTAAATAATTATAATTTTAACAGCAATATTTTTATTACTTATAATAATAATTATTCAAATTTAAATTATAATATTATTAATCCTGTGAAAAATATTACAAATATAAATTTCAATAATATTCAAAACAATTATAATGATGCTACTAAGATTTATAAAACAATAACAACCTCTAATTATTCATCTTATGCCACAACTGCAAGTTCTCTTGCAATTGATAATAATGACTTAAATAATAATATTACAACTGAAGTAAAAAATTATTCAAATTTAGTTACCAATTATCAAAATATTTCAAATATATCAACTAGATATTATCAATCCATACAATCGAGCAATGTTACTTATAATAATAATCATAATAGCAATTATTGGATTTATAATTCAGGTTATAAAAATCCTCAAACAATATCTTTAACAGAAGTTAATAATATCAAAGATAATTCGCAAAGTAATTTAACTTATTCTAGCCAAGTTTATGAAATATCTGATGATATTTATAAAACTTTTAATACAATTTCAACTCAAGTTATAATGCCATATTTTTCTCTAGCAACTGCCTATTCTAATTATGCTCTTGTAAATTATATTAATGTCAGTAATAATTTTGTGGAATTTTCCAATTTATATAGTGACCGAAAATATATTTCTGATATTAATAATATTTATAATGCCAATAATTGTAATTTCATAATATCATCCAATATTTATACTAATATTTCAAATTATAGGAATTTTATTTCAAATCTTAACTGCAATTTGAATTCTAATATTATAACAGCACAATCATTATCTAATATTGCTTTGAACGTTTATACAAGCAACATTAATACAAATAATATTAAAAATACTGCAGAAATAAACAATTTAATATTTGATAATCATATTAATGCCTCTAATATTCTTGTTACATCAATTAATATTGCAGATAATGTTATCAATAGTTATACTAATTTTTATAATAGATTAGAAACATCAAAGACCATTTATAAATCACATTCGTCTAGCAAAGTTATTATTGCTACTGATAAAATATTGTCAGCAATCAATAGCAATCTATCATCCTATTTACAAATATCCACATCAAATATAATAAGATCAAGTAATTTGGATGCAGAAATATCAAGTTTTAATAATGACGATAGTGAAAAATTAACATATTATCAAAACTCTCAAGAAGTAGGAACAGGAATTTCAAATATTATAAGTTTTATAAATGCAGAGAAAGATGAATTTGATAAATATAAATCAGAATTAATTTTATTATTCAATGATTATATTATTGAAGATTATTGGAATGATGCTTATAATAATGTTATGAAATCTATTCAAAATTGCATAAATTTATTAACAGAATTAAAAGAAGACGCCATCAATTTATCATCATTTGCAAGTGAATTACCAATATTATTAGAATTAGTATTACATATCACAAATAAATATATCAATTTTATTAATACAAGTTTTGATTTTGCCAGTTCTATAGCAGAAGTGATTGAAGTTATTAATAATCATATTGGAATTTACATAATAACATCATTATCAATGTTGCCTTTATTAAATAGTTTGAGCGAATATGCAAATATCTTTTTAAATAGATCTTGGAAAATTATTTCAAAAAATATTGTCTTATTTGCTAGTGTCTCATATTCATTAAATTCATTAATTCCAGCTTTAGCACCTTCAGATAATACAGATGGAAAAAATACAGATGTCTTAATTATTGGAAATACCATAAAATTATTTCCAGTTAAATCATTAATAGTTGGACATGATAATGACTATTCGCGTTGGCTTGAGAATTTAGATGATAAAATAAATTCATCAGCTGGTTATTTCTATAATCATAATAATAATAGCTGTGCTTGCAGTTTTAATGTGAAAGCAAATACATTTAGATCAGCATTTGGAGGAGGTATAGAAACCTCATATTCTCTAAAAACATCTTCTGCCATTGATATAAATTTAGTTGATACATCTGTTGCGAATTATCATGATTCAATGTTTGACGGTGTTTCTTTGAAAATATCACATATTTATAGAAGAAATACTTTTACTACAACAACACCAAGTTCAGACAATTCTATTTTTGAAATTGTGAAGAAAAATTTAAATAAACCTTATTTTAGTTGTTATACAACTATTAATAACAATAATATCTTTAACATAGGAAGTGGAACATTTTATGATATTAATAATAGTTGTATTTCAGAAGATGCTGTTCTTCATGTAAATCAAGAAACTACTACCCATTTATTAAAATTATCCAATCCATCGTCTTCTTCAGCTTCTTCAATTCTTTTTACAAATAATTTAAATAACTGGACATTGGCTGCAAATAATAAATTTAATTTTATTTATAATGGCGTTTCTATTATCAATATAAATTCAAATGGATTTTCTATAAATACAACTTCAAATTCAGCAGCATTAACTATTAATAGCTTTAATGATATTCCTGCATTAGAATTGAAAAATAATTATAATAATCCTTTAAAAAATTCGAATGTAATTTTGAAAGAAAAATTTAATGTTAATTATAATAACCATGGTATCTATTATAGTAATTTAGGAGTAGATAGTTATGAATACTCAAAAACGGTCTTTGAAGTTGATAAAAATATTATAATACCACCATTTTCATATACATTATCAAATCTTATGGTTAGTTATAATAATATAAATGAAATCAATCCTTTCAATTATTCGAATATTAATAATATGAATGTTATAAATTTATTGCCAAAAATAAATTTAAATGATCAGAAATTATCATATGAATTAATAAACATAAAAACTTTTGATATTTCTTATAATTATAATAATAATCCTGCGGGAGTAATTATTCGATATATTACTCCTTTTTCAAGTGTTACTGGCTTATTACATGTATCATTGGGAAATAGTGGTAATCCAAACTATGCTTTAATATTAGAAACAACATTACAGCAAGTTGGAGTTAATAATGAAGATTATGTAACAATTCCTTTTGAATACAATATTAAAGATATCAATAATAATCCTTTAACTATACAAAATAACATAAGATTTAATAAATATAGACCATTTGAAATAGAAACAATAAATTTACTTTTAAATAATTATAATTATAATTTAACTCGTCCTTTAAATGTTGTTCCTAAAAGTTTATACAATGGAAATCATACAAATACAATTACTTCAAATATTAATAATGGAGTTATAGAAATTAATAATACTCTTGATTATCTGCAATCATTTCCTATAAATAAATACTTATATTCAAACGTTGAATATAAAACGATAAAATATCCAGTTGCTGTTTTTGATAATATCAAAGATGTTAATCTCAATTATAAGATTACTGATTATTATCATCTTTATTTTGATAAAAATAATCCTGATACTACTCAACTAAACATAGAATATATCAATACAAATATTAAAAAACCATTAATAAAACAATTAAATATTTATAATCATAGTCATAATATTTATAGTTATACTGATGATTATGAATTATATTTAGATGATAAGAAGTTGTTGAATATTAGCTCCATTGGAACATTAACAACGGCTGGAAATATAGAAACAAATAATTTATATCTAAAAGGAGACATTTATAATGCCGATGGGATATCACTATATGATAATATTCTATCATTGATGAATAATATTTCATCAAGTGCAAATTTAGAATTGCATTCAAGAAATATTATTTTAAATCCTGGAATAGGACTTGATAATTTTTATCGTGGAGGAGTTTTAATAAATGGAAATAATATCAATGAAATTAATAATAATTTATTTCAAATCAATAATTATGATGGAAATGATAATCTATTGACATTAAATTCATTTAGTCAAAATTCATATGCACATTTCGTATCTAAAGTTAATCATCCAATCGATTTATATAAAAAAATCAATTCTGTTTATCGAATTGGAAATAACAATGGAATATTTGGAATTTGGCAACAACCATTAAATTCAAATGATTATAATGCCAATTATTATATTAATGGAACGGATGTTTACACTGAAGCTTTAACTCTTAATTATACTAACAACGCATTTCAACTACGCATTTCAGGTGCATTGTTTCAATCGTCAGATAAGAGATTAAAGAAAGACATAAAAAAAATAGAAAATGCATTAGAAAAACTGATTAAATTAAATGGAGTTACTTATTTAAATAAAAGTGAAACTGAAAATGAAACACAAAAAAGAAATACAGGATTAATTGCACAAGAGGTAAATGAGGTTTTGCCTGAAGCTGTTTCAACTGATAGCAATGGATATTATAACTTAGCTTATGGAAATATGGCAGGTTTAATAATTGAAGCAATAAAAGAACTAAAAACAGAAATTGATGAAATTAAACGTCGACTTTAAACTTTAATATTCAACTTTCTGCAAATAGTATTATAAGTTTTTTTATCAAATTGAGTTTTTCCATTTTCAATATTTGTAATGAAATCATGTTTCAAACTTGGTGAAATCTTCATTGCCAAGTCCTTCTGGCTTAATCCCAATGCCTCGCGTCCTGTTTTAATAATATTAATTTGTTCTGAAGTATAATATTGAAGGGTTGGGCGTTCAGCATCATCATTTGTATCAAATTCATTTTTTGCTTTAATATGAATGTTAGTATTTGATTTTGGAGTTCCACCACCATTATTAAAAGTCTTAGGCTTTGTCAAAACAACTGGCTTAAAATCTTGATAATTAATGAAACCGCTATCCATTTTACGTGACATTATTTTTAATAAATATTAAAATTTATACGAGACAATCATTTTTTTTCGAAATCGATATAAACATTTGATAATATATTAATCTAAAAAATATGTCACCAACTCAACAAATTCTCGATAAATTCACTGCATCTGTTAATGTTAATGAAACTTATGCAATTGTTGATTTGGTAAATCTCCTAAAAGCTGCTGCAAAAGCTGGAAATAAGAAATCATCAAATAATGGCGAACCTAAAGTTAAGAAAGCTCCATCAGCATATAACATCTTCATTAAAGAGCAAATGGAGCTTCTAAAGAATGATGGAACAAGCCCAAAAGACAGAATGCGTCAAGCAACTGCCAATTGGAATAAGCAAAAGGCGGAACAAAAACCAAAAGAAGAAGAAGAAAGTGTTGCATCTGAATAATTTCTTTTGATGGAGGAAAGTCCAAAAACTAATTTGAACTTATTTTTTTGATCTCTTAGCAATTTTGCAGAGTTTCGCGAACGCGCATAATCGCCTTTCCGAGGCGGTTAGTGCCAGGCCACATGTCCATTTCAGTATTGAGAGTATCAGTGATATTCAGTCCATTCCCCCAGATGCTATCGTATGGAGAGCACTCGACAATGAGTTTATCATTTGTCTTTACGAGCATCTTATACAAATCGTCATTTTGGGTAAACTTCAGCAGATTTGCATCATAAACGACGCGATCCGCAACCTTATTCCACTCAACTTCATCAAAATTCCGAACACTTCGACCGAGCTTCTTCTGCTCCTTCGGCTCCTTTGCAGCCATGATGAGATCATATGTTTCTTTGTCATTGAAGGTTTGCGCCTTCTTTGCCATCATATATTGTTCGTTGCAGTTATATCTCACACCATCACAATCAGTGAAGGGGGCGTCAAGATACCATTGAGAATAGCGACCAGATTTAAAATAAATATTATCGGCATCCTCATAGAACTTTTCGTTGTGATCAATTGTAGCAACAGACATCTTTGATAGTATGTAATTATTTTATTAATTACAAATAATCATTTTTTTGTTATTTTAGTAATAAAAAAAATGAAATTTATTTTTTTATTTTTATTGTTAATTTAAAATGGATAAGATGAATAAAAATGATATTATCGAAAGTATCAAATATCATTATTTCAAGAAAGGACGCTTATGCATGAACTTAAACAAACAACCAAAAGAAAAGCTAATTGAACATATGACGGAAAATAATATTGATGTTATTAATAAGACTTCATTAGCAGAAGAAATAAAAAATATTGAAACATTCAATTATCTTAGAGACATTATCTATTGCAATTTTATTAAATATGAGAATATATCTTATGATGTTGTTTCTAGTATTAATGATACTACCCCAAATCATGAATTATTATTAATAATAGAGAAATATAATTTGAAATATGAAGAAGATTTTAAAAATTTTAAAGATTTAGTATTTGATATTTATAAATCCTATAAAACTTATTGTGAGAAATCTGCCGTTAAAAATGAATGCACTTATATTACCCTTCCCAATATCTTAAAAGCACTTAAGAAGATTGCCTAAATATCCTTAAATGTTTTTACGAAGGCTGCAGCAGTTGTTTTAGCATTGATAATAGGAATAGGATAATTAATGATTTGATCTTGTTTTGTTTCCCAATTTAAGATAACTTTATTTGGAACATCTTTTAATTCCTTCACCCATTTTTTAATATAAATGCATTCTGGATCATATTTTTTCATTTGCAATGTTGGCGAAAAGATGCGAAAATAGGGTTGGCTATCTGTTCCAGTCGATGCACACCATTGCCAACCACCATTATTAGAAGATGGATCATAATCAACAAGAGATCTTGCGAAATATTCTTCTCCTTTTCTCCAATCTATCAATAAATTTTTAACTAAAAATGAGGCAACAATCATTCTGCAACGGTTGTGCATCCATCCAATAGTGTTTAATTGTCTCATTGCAGCATCAACAATCGGAAAACCTGTTTTTCCTTGCTTCCATTTATTAAAAAAATCTTCATTATTATTCCATTTTACCGCATCATATTTTTTTATAAAAGAATTATTGAAAACATAGGGAAAATAGAAAGTAATGATAGCATAGAAATCATGCCAAAACAGTTCTCGAACAATTCCATGAGTTAGAGGCAATGAATAATAAATTTCTCTTATACTCAAACAACCAAATTTAATATAAGCGCTTAATTTAGTTGTTCGATCTAAATACGGATAATCTCTATCTTTATCATAATTATCAAATTGACCTTTTTTCAATTTCCCTAATATCTCTAAAGCCTTCTTTCTGCCTCCATTGACTGATATCAGCTTATTTTCAGATGGTCTAAGATGATTATAATTATTTATAGATTTTGTTTTGTCTGTGATGAAATTGAATTTAGTTTCTGAAAATAATGAGCGTGGTTTTTTTAAAATACTTTTTCTATAATATGGCGTAAATTTTAAATAAGGCTTATTATCATCTTTCACAATTTCACCCATATTATGAATTGTATAATCTTCATATGAAATGACGGAAATATTTTTACTAGAAGCCCATTTTCCTATTTCTGCATCTCTTTTAATCGCAAATGGGGTATAATCTTTATTAAATGCAATTGTTTCAAATTTATATTTATCATACAATTTAGAAATAACATCAATATCATTTGTAGAAGTGTAAAAGAAATTGAGGAAGTCCAATTCATCCAAACTTTCAAATAAGAATTGAACAGCATTTTTAGAATAATATTTATTCTCTTTTTCTTCAATTTGCTTTTTGTTGAATATGAATATTGGTATTATCTCCATTTTTGGATTTTTAGATATAATTTTATTTAAAGTAGTATTATCGTAAGTTCGCAAATCGCGCCGAAATATAAATAAAGTTTTCATTTAATATTATTATTATTGTTATTATTATATGATACAATTATTATCATTCGATGTTGGCACTAAAAATCTGGCGTATTGTATCGCTAATATTCAAGATGACCGAAAATTTAAAGTCATAAGTTTACAAAAAGTAGATTTAAATTGTTCTGGAAAAAATATTCAGAAATTAATTGATAATACAATTGAACTTCTTGATATTATTATCAATGATCCTATTATTGATACCAGCCAAAAATTGATTGTTTTAATTGAATGTCAAATGACTTCAGTGATGCGAACAATTCAAACCTGCATTAATACCTATTTTAAAGTTGTTGGAAAATATCAGAGCTTAGATATTGAAACTATTTATGTGTCTCCAAAACATAAATTGAAATTTATGGATAAATATCCTGATATTGTCGTTTCAGATAAACATAAACAAAATAAAATAGATGCCATTTTTTACACAACTCATTTATTAACAAATATAGATGAATATAAAGATATTGATACTATGAATATCATCAATGCAAATAAAAAAAAAGATGATTTATGCGATGCATATTTAATGTGTGTTTATTATTATATCACAAATGAAAAATAAATATTTTCTTATAATAGATTAAAACGATTTTTAAATGGATATGAATTATAATGAAAATTTTGACAACGATAATAAAGATAAAGAGGAAGAAGTTATCCTTTCTGGTGGTGGCTTCCTTATGTTTGGTATCCTTGGATTTTTAGTATGGTTATGGCTATTTATTTTAGGTTTAATATGGCTTGTTGGTGGTATTTCTGCTTTCTTTGCTTCTCTTGTTTGCATGTTTTATGAAGCTTCTGTTGCTGATAAATTAGTAGGCTTATTTTTAGCCATGTCATTTGGTCCATTATATTGGGGCTTTTATATTTACAAAGCCAATTATTGCACTCGACATCAGCAGGTCAGTTATTATTATCAATAAGATATTTTAGTTAATTGTTTTATAACATTTGGTGTATAATTTGTAATTTTATTTGTTTCAATTGCATTTGCTAAATTTAACCAAAATTTATCAAATTTATATTTTTCATTCATTTTATTAATTTTAATAACATTTTTATATAACCATCTATATAATTTCAGTTTATTTTTTATACTACAATCACCATGATTATAGGGACATCTCATTCCATTTGATAAACTTTCATGATATACACTCGGAATATAGTAATTATTATCACTAAATAACTGATAATTATAGGCATTGCATTTAATATGATATTCTGCAAAATCGAGATAAACGTCCGAGTCGTCAATTATGATAATTTCACTATCTTTAGCAGATTTTATTCTAGGTAATATTCTTTTTATAGATTTTTTAAATTTTAAATTACAATTCTCTTCACATATACAATCATCTCTTGTAAAAATAGGACGATTAAATTTAATATTATTTTCTTTTTCTATCACTTTAATTTCGGTATTTGCCCATATTTTTGTTGATGCTGTGTAAATATAAAAAGAAACATTATTATCATATAATTGTTTCATTTTATTCATGAAATAAATAAAATGCGGTCTTAAAAGTTTATTATTTTGATTATAATAAGGTGAAAGGACTTTATTTATATTAATATTCGGTCCTTTAAATTTTTTTATCAATTTATATTTATTATATAAATCCATTTGATACTGACAATTTCCAATTAGAGTATTATCTAAATCAATTATAAATATATATTTCTTCATATTTAATAGATAACAATTTTTATTTTTTTCAATGATTTTAATTGTATTATTATGGGTTTTTGCTGGTCTTGCTGCATTTATGGCGTCAATTATTTGTTTATTCAGACGATCATCTGTTAATGACAAATTTATAGGATTAATTATAGCACTTTTATTAGGTCCTTTTTATTGGTTCTATTTTATTTTTAATAAAGCCTATTGCAATTAAAAATTTATTATTTATAATTAAATGGATAATATATGCAAAGAATGGAATTTAAACAAAAATAAAAATCCAATTAGCAATAGAAAAATAAAAACAAACGCTATAACTTATAAGAAATTTATGAAGTTGTGTGCTAATGGTAATGGCAATGGCAATGCTATCTGTAAGAAATGGTTGTTAAATAAAACTAGAAATCCAACAAATAACACTAAAATAAAAATTGATGGTCGTGTATATAACACGCTAATGATGTTATGTGTTAATAATAAAATTTTCAATTTCTTAAAACCATTAATTCGAAGAGTTACAGCCAATATTATAGATCGTATAAATTATTTTACAATAATAAATAATTATATTAATAAAATAAAAAGCGGATGTATTGAGAAAATTAATGATAAAATAATTTTGGGTGATAGAATTATTGTTGATAAACAAATTGGGAATATTGGTAAATATGGCGTTGTCTATAAGGCTCATTATAATCCGCCTAATATTCAAAAAAAAGAATTGGGAAATGTATTTAAATTTGTTATTAAAGTTTGTGAATTAAATGATATGAATAAAAAAGAAATTAAAATAGGAAAAATATTGAATAAATTATTGGTTGATTTTAAATGTCCTCATTTTCCTTTCTTATATGGTTATATTCAATGTGATAAACAAATTGATTTTATTTCTCAATATTTTACATTTCACAAATCATATTTAATTATAAATGAATTAGCGAATGGTACATTTTCACAATTAATTTTAGATTTATTTATGATCAATGAAACAACTAGTATTGATTTTAATCATATCATTAAAAATGCATTAATTCAAATCTACTTATCTATGATCTTTTTCAATAAATATTCTGGATTTAATCACAATGACACGCATTTTAATAATTTCTTATATCATAAAATTAAAAAAGGAGGCTATTTTTACTATAAATTCTATGGAAAAGATTATTATCTTGAAAATATTGGTTATTTATGGATAATTAATGACTTTGGAATGGTATCCAAACTTAAATCAAATATTACTGATTTAAAATTCTTCACAGAAAAAATGCTAACAACTTATATAAATTTAGGAGTATTTAATGAAGATATCAATAATTTTATTACATCATTAATGAAATTATTATCAAAAAAAAATATAAAATTAAATTCAATTATTGATTTTATCTTAAAATTTTCATCTCAACCTAAACCAGATAAAACTATAAATACTGTTCCTTATATAATAGAAAAATAAAAGAAACTGGAGAAATTTATAAAGATTAAAATCGGCATTTTAAATGTCCAAATGTGTAAAAATTATGTAATAAAAAAGAAGAAATGAATAAAGACAATGCGGCTAATAAAATTTTTAAATTATTTAAACCATTTGCAAAAAGAGTAAGTTCTGATATTATAGATCGTATAAATTATTATATTATTATGCGAAAATATATTGATAATATTAAAAAACTTTATAAAAATAATTGTATTCATACTTATAAAGTTGTAAATAATGTAAAATTATTAAGTGTTGGCAAAAATATTATTTTAGATAAAAAATTAGGAACTGGCGGATTTGGTATAGTTTATAAAGCATATTTCAGATTTGATAATAAAAGAAAATTAGGTAAAATGTTTAAAATGGTTGTTAAAATATGCGAAATGACTGCTAAAAATAAAAAAGAAATTGAAGTTTCAATTAAATTGACTGCATTAATATTAAAAATGGTTTGTCCCCATTTCCCTATTTCTTATGGATATTTAACTTGCGATAAAAATGATGAAAGAAATTATATAAAAATATCTTCTGCTATTTCATCTTCATTAACATCATCTTCTATTAATAGTAGTTCTTCTGATAATAATCTTGGATTTTTTTCATTAAAACATAAAACACAGTTATATTTAATTATTAATGAATATGCAGATAATGCATTTCCATTTATGCTTTATTATATTTTCAAGAAATATAATTTAAATGCAGCATCATCAATTTTAAATAATATGATTATTCAATGCTTAATTTCTATAATATTTTTTCAAAAATATACTCAGATGGTTCATAATGATACTCATGTTTATAATTTCTTAGTTCATTATATTAAAAAAGGAGGATATTATCATTATAATATTTATGGCAAAGATTATTATTTAAAAAATGCCGGATATTTAATTGTTATTAATGATTTTGGATTAGTTAAGTCAATAAATGAAAAACCATTAAATAACGATTTTATTAAATTTATTTTATCTTTAAAAAAAAATGTTATCAAAAAATATAAACAATTTATATCTGAAGATATTATTGATTTTATAGAAAATATTGCCTTAAATACACACGATTTATATAAATATCTATTTAATTTTATGAATAAATCATTTCCTAATAGTTTAACTAAAATAAAACCATCTAACATTATAAATAAAACTCCTTTTGTTATATAGAATAAAAATAATGATTTTTTCAACATTATCAGACACTAATTTTAGTTTAAATAATCGAATAAAATATTATAAAATGGTAAGTAATTATATATCAAAACATTTAAAAAATGATCCTAACAATTGTATTAGTGTTAAACATGGTGATATTAAAATAGGTAGTAATATTATTTTAGATAATCGGATTGGTAGTAAAAGTGCATGGGGATTGGCATTTTTATCTCATTATTTCATAAGCAATTCAAAACAATTAATTTTTGCAACTAAAATTGTTGATTCATCTAAAATGAATAATTTACTTGAATATAATGTATTAAAATTTCTTACTTTATTAAATTTAGAAAAGCAAATATGTCCTCATTTTCCTATGTGCTATGGTGCTTTAAAATGCGATGATTATACTAAACGATTAATTGATCATAAAATAGATTTAGGTAAATTAAAAAAAAAGAAATTAATCTTTATATTCAGCGAATTGGCAAATAATAATCTTAATAATTTATTGAAAAATAATTTTAATCATAAAATAATACTAAATGCCATTGCACAAATTTTGATTTCTATTATGTTTTTTAATAAATATGCGAAATCATTTCACAGAGACGGACATAGTGGAAATTTTCTATATCATGAAATAAAACCAGGTGGATATTTTCATTATATTATTAATGGTGTTGATTATTATATAGAAAATTTGGGTTATTTATGGGTAATATGGGATTTTGGTTTAATTGTTCCTTTTTCTAAATTTAAAGATAATAGTCGCACTAAAGATGTTTTACTTTTAAATAATGATTATGCTATTAATTATGATTATAACAAAACTTTATCAAGTATTAGAAAACATAATAGAAATGAAAATACTAGTCAAAATATTAATAGTATTTTAAGAACTATTGAAAATTATGATTTTACATACGATTTAAATAAAATGCCTAAATTAGTTGAATTAGTTATACAATCTCTTTTATTATATACAGAAAATCAGTTTAAAACATCTTTTCCTTCAACTTCAAAAATTATCAATAAAAAACCATATTCATTTTAATTAAAATTTATCTATTTTTTTTATAATTATTTAAAAAAATGATTATTATTTTTATAATCTTAAACATTACGACAAAGAAATGACGTCACCAGCGATAACTTGCAATTTGAATTGTATTTGTGCTAATCCTGATTGCACATTCGCACATTGTATTTCTTATAAAGAACGCAAAAATTTCTTGAAAATTTATAATGCAACTTCAAATAAAATTTATGATGAACCAAATATGGATTTAAGAAAGAAAAATTGCACATTTGGACAGTTGTGCGAAAAAGAAAGTTGTGGTTATAAACATCGTCTTTCATTTTCAACTCGTAAAAAAGTTATTATTGCATATAAATTTAATAAAATATGTTCTAATAATTCTACAATTACAAAAATGATGAATTTAGTTCATAAAGAAGAAGAAGTTAAAACACAAAATACTTTCTCTGTTTTAGATGAACTTCCAGTAGAAGAACAACAACAACAACAACAACAACCCAAAATAATTGAACCTATTAATAAAAATTCATGGGCATCAATTGTAAGAAATGAAATTAAAAAATCAATTCCAAGAGACGAAAATAACGTTCCTCTAAATTGGGAAGATTGTGCCGATGAAGATTTCTTCATGGAATTCAAATAATTTTATTTGAAAATAAAAAAAACATTTATTTTTGTTTTTTTAAATTATATATTTATTAGATAATAAAATGACTCTTATTTATAGATCACAATCCTATCCCGTAGGACAAGCCAGAGAAATAGGAAGAGTTGAAACATATTTAGGGACGACGGTTACTGGACAACCCGTACAGTACGCAACCCCACTACACCCCTTTAATGGTATGATTCCTAATAACCAACTATCTCAGTTGTATGATCAAGCTAGTGTTACAGATATGAAACAGAAAGTAATAGATGAAGAAAAATATAAATGTGATAAAGATAAAGCTAAATTAAAAGAAGAATTAAATGAAGCAATAAAAAAAGGACACGCAGAATACGTAAATACGTCTGAACAATTAAAAAACACACCCGAAAATGCCAAAATTATTCTACAAACTGACTTAAAAAATCAATTAACAGCAGCAGCAGACGCAAAAACAGATGAAATAACAAAATTAGAAGCAACTTTAGCAGCAGCAGACGCAAAAACAGATGAAATAACAAAATTAGAAGCAACTTTAGCAGCAGCAGATGCAACAATATCAGCAAAAATACTAGAGTTAAATACAGCACAAGGTCATATAGACATATTAAGCAAAAAAATAGAATATTTAGAAAGTTCATTAGACGGCTTACCACCAAATGCAAAGGATGAATTTGGAATATTAGAGGAAAAATTAAAAGACACAACAACTGAAAAACAAAAATTAGAAAGTAGTATTGAAGAATTAAAAAATAGTTTAAAAGATAAAATGCCAAGACATGAATATGATGCAGTAAAAGCACAAAAAGACGCAGCAGAAACAGAAGCAAAAGAAGCAGCACAAGCATTAGCAAAAGCAGTAGCAGAGAAAGAAGCAGCAGAAACAGCAGCAAAAGAAGCAGCACAAGCATTAACAGATGCAGTAAATGCAAAAGACAGAGAAGTAGCACAAGCAAAAGCAGCAGAAACAGCAGCAGCACAAGCAAAAGACGCAGCAGCAGCACAAGCATTAGCAAAAGCAGTAGCAGAGAAAGAAGCAGCAGAAACAGCAGCAAAAGAAGCAGCACAAGCATTAACAGATGCAGTAAATGCAAAAGACACAGAAGCAGCACAAGCAGTAACAGATGCAGTAGCACAAGCAGTAGCAGCAAAAGACACAGAAGCAGCACAAGCAGTAACAGATGCAGTAGCACAAGCAAAAGCAGCAGCAGAAAAAGAATTAGAAGAAGCAAATAAAAAAATTAAAAATTTAGAAAGTAATCAAGTAACAACAACATATAGTTCATCTGCACCTTTAATGTCTAGTGAAGACGCTTTAAAATTTTCACAATATAAAAAATTATATACAGATGATCCATATCAACTTTTTAATTTATTATTAATTTTTATATTTAATGATATTTCAATATATTTAAAAAACTTAACAAAAGAAGAAACCCAAATATTAGTATTATTATTTATACCACTTTTAACTTTATTTACACAACCTGATAAATATAAAATTGTTCAAGTAGAAAATATGGATACCCCAAAAACAAGCGATACTTATGTAGACATAAATTATATTATATTTAAAAAACTATTTAATATTTTATTTTCTGATGATAGTTCTCCTCCTGGTACTCGTGCTAATTTATTAAAAACATTGATATCTACGTTTGATGATGATTTAGCTAAAATAAAAGAAATAATTAATCTTATACTTAGCGCAGGATTGTATAAATTATTAGGTAGTAATAGTGCTAAAAAATATTCAGGAGAATCAGATTATGATACCTTTAAAAATGTATATTTGCAAACATGTGTTAATATTTATTTATATGAAACAAAACAATATTCATTATCAGAACTTACAACTAATAAAAAAAAATTTAAAAGTATATTAACATTTATAATGAGATTATATATGAATACATTACCATATTATATACATAATTTATTATATTATATAATTAATTCTTTTGGCGATCCTGATTTATTAAAAGAATTTAAAGCAAATGTCTCTGAATTTAATAAACTATTAAACCCTTCATCTGTTGCTAGAGAAGATGACATTTATACTACATTTTATGATTTAATAACCAAAATTCTTACAGCTTCTGCTTCTGCTACTTCTGCTACTTCTGCTACTTCTGCTCCTGCTGTTCCTGCTGCTGCTTCTGCTCCTGCTTCTGCTCCTGCTCCTGCTACTGCTAGTGATGTTGAAAAATATATATATAAGTTGTGTATTGAATATTATTATAAAAATACAAATTGCGATCATTATTTATTAAAAAAGGGAAATAGAGGCATTTTTTTAGGTGGTACTGATAATTTTCCTCCATCTGAAGACGAAGAAGACGAAAAAATTGTAAGTAACTTGGCTAAAATATCATTTAAAAACCCTTATTATTTATTAAATCATGTAAGCATGGAATTATGTTTATTACAAAAATTTTATGATGAAATAAATGATAAATTAAGTAATGATAAGACATTTAATGAGGAAATGAAACAAAAAATTAAATCATTTTATGATAATGATATTAAAGGTGCTATTAAAGATGTTAAAATTTAAAACTAAACTTTTAAAAAAATGATTTTTTAGTTATTTTTTTAAAGTTATATAAAAACAATGGAAGGTTGTTTATATCAAAATTACAACACCAATGGTTATTATCTCGTTGATAGTGTTGCATCACATTTCATAATTGTCAATGATCTTCAAACATTCAAACAACAATTTGTGCAAAAAGATGCCATAAAGACAGAATATGAACTTATCCATTTCAATTCAAGAAATTTGCTTGAAGTTCTTTACAAATATGAGATGTTTCAGAATAAGATTGATATGTGCGATTTCAAGGATTTCAATTATATCGTCTTTGAAGAACGAAGGTATTATATCAGGAATTGGAGTGATCTTTATGATTTCATCATAAATTCAAACTGAGATAATAATAATCATAAATAATGTTAAAAGATGAAATCTTTTGGCATTTATACGAAAGTTCCTTTAAATATCTTTCAATGTGGAATAGATAAAACAATGATATCTCTTGATTTAATTGAAAATAATAAAGAATTTAATTATTTTTTTTTTGATGAAACAGATTGCCAAAAATTTATTTTAAATAATTATCCAGATAATGTTTATAATGCCTACAAATCATTGATACCATTTGATTATAAAATGGATCTTTGGAAATATTGTATATTATATAAATATGGTGGAATTTATATTCACAATAAATTTAAAGATAATATCAAAATGATTGAATTAATTGATAATAATTTTTTTGTTAGTTATAAAAATCATTATTATAATAAATTGTTGATAAATACCGATTTTATAATTGCAAAAAAAAATAACCCCATTTTTATAATAGCCATAAATGAAATTATAAAAAATGTTAATAATAATTATTATGGGATTGATGCAACTTATCCAACAGGTGCGGGATTATTAGGAAAAATATTTAAAGATAATAATTATCGTGCATATTTATATTATGATGAAAAAAATATTTTATTTAAAAAAACTATAATAATGAAAATAAACGATGATTATAAAGATAATAATTATACATTTTCTTTATGGATAACAAAGAATATATACATCAAATAATTATAATCCATTTTTGGCAATGAAATCACTCATATTAATTTTACATTTTTTATATAAATGCTTAGGGCAACCATGATAATATTCAGTTTCCGCATAAGCTATCTTATCTGGTCCTAGATTATATGCAATATGATCACCATCCCAACATGTTGAAACATGAATAATTTCAGTAATAATATCATTATCATATATCACAAAGAATTTTTTTTCCTTATAATATTTAACAACCCTATTATTTGGCTCCTTTCTAATGTATGGTTCTATATGCTTTCCGTCTTTATCACATTCAACCATAAAAATTAAATTGCTATAATGATATGTATTATCATTAAGTTCTAGAAGATATTTTATCATTATTTTTTCATTATTAATAAACAAGCAATCATTTTTTAAATTTATATATAAAAAATTGATTATTTATTTTATTGTAATAAAAATGCGTGTTGTTTCTATTATTATGATTTGCTTCATTCTCTTTATAATTTTTCAAAGAGTTGATTGCTGTTATTATAATCGAAATTTCTTAAAAAATTTGAATAGATCAATCTTTAAAAACTGCAACAAAAAAGCATTATTCATTACAAATAATAATGATGTCTATAACTGTATTATGAACCAGAAAAAGAACTGCAATGAACTTCAAAATTACACTGAATTCGCGAATGTCAGTAATAATTGCATAAAAATTCAGCAAGAACAATTATTTGGAGCTAGAATTCGATTATCCACTTTAATTTGGTTTGGTCTAGTAATATTTGCCATGATATTGTCAGTCATTTAATTTAAGTTTTAGAAATATTTTTGTATTATATTTATTAAAAATAAATAAAAAATTGATTACTTATTTTATTAAAAAAATTACAAGCTCAAAATGCGCGTTGTTTCTATTATTATGATTTGCTTCATTCTCTTCATGACTTTTCAAATCGTTGATTGCCGTTATCACAATCGAAATTTCTTAAAGAATTTGAACAGATCAATGGTTAAAGGCTGCAATAAGAAAGCATTATTCATTACAAATAACAATGATGTCTATAACTGTATTATGAACCAGGAAAAGAACTGCAATGAACTTCAAAATTATGCTGAATTCGCGAATGTCAGTAATAATTGCATGAAATTTCAGCGGGAACAATTTGGAGCGGGAATTCTATTATCTGCTTCAATTTGGGTTGGAATGGGAATATTTGCTATGATATTGTCTGGCGTTTGATTTGAGTTTGAGAAAAAAATGCAAAAAGAAATCTTTTTGTATTAATTTTATTAAAAATAAATAAAAATAGAATATTTTTTGTTTTTATTTATAATTACAGCTTTACAATGCGTGTTACTGCGATTATTATGATTGTTATTGGTTTTTTCATTACTATTACTTTAATTGATAGTTCTGCTTATTTTAGAAGGAAAGACGCTAATTGTTATAACTGTTATGATTATTATGATTATAATCATTGTAATTATGAATGTTATTATAATTATATTCTTAGTGAAATTATCAACACTATTATCGAAATAATTTTAATCATCATTGCAGGCATTATTATTGCCATGATGGTTACAGATTACATTTAAATTTGAAGTTGAGAAAAAAATGCAAAAAGATTTCTTTTTGTATTAAATTTATTAAAAATAAATAAAAATAGAATATTTTTGTTTTTATTTATAATTACAGCTTTTTACAATGCGTGTCTCTGTTATCATTGCAATTATTATGATTATTTTCATCTTTTCAATTAACATAATGACTTCTTTTGAACAAAATGAAACTAGATATGATTATAATGATATCACATACATTCTCATGAAATTAAATTCGTTTGTTGTTCTTTTAAGGAGAATTACTGCTTTAATTTGAGTTGAAGTTAAGAAAAATGCAAAAATAAATATTTTTGTATTAATTTAATTGAAAATAAATAAAAAGGGATTATTTTTGTTTTTATGTAAATTTACAGCTATACAATGCGTGTCACTTCGATTATTATCACTGCTTTTCTGTTCTTGATGACTATTTCTATAATAAGCAATTCTGTCTATTTTGAACAAAGAGGAGAGACTGGACTTTCGAATAGAATTGTAGAACCAACGGTGAGACATCGTTTTCGTTGCTATTTCATTCAATTCAAATTTGATGACTGTTATTACAACTACATTTTTAACGACGTTATTAACATTTTCATTGGTTTGATTTTACTTATAGTTTTCATCTGAAAATTGCTGCGTAAATTTGAGTTTCATAAAAAAATGCAAAAGGATTTCTTTTTGTATTAATTTTTTTGAAAATAAATAAAAAGGGATTATTTTTGTTTTTATTTAAAATTACAGCTATACAATGCGTGTCACCACTGCTATTATGATTGTCATCGTTTTCTTTATTACCGCTTCTACAATTGATGGCTTTTCTTTCTCTTTCGACAGGAAAGCTGCCAGAAATTTGAGACGAATAAACAGATATTATCGTTATGATGATTATGATTATTACGATTATTACAATTATTACGATCATTACGATCATTATCGTGAATTTGAGGAATGCTATGGTGATTATTCAAACAAATCAATTTTAGTTAGAGTGAATTATATGATCTACGGAATTTCACAAATGATTATGGGAATATTTATGATTTTTACCATAATTATGGTTATGCTGCAGGTAATACGACAGCTGACCTGAATTGAAAAATCAAAAAAATGGGCAACAGTCATATTAAGTTATGATTTTTGTCCATTTTTTTGATTTTTGATATAAAGTTTAGGTATTTTTTAAATAATTAATGGAATATATAACACAACATGACGGCGGATTTTTTTCTTGTTGTTCTGTTCGCCTACATTTTTTAATTGAATTTTTTAATAAATATAAAGAACTTCCATATAGTTATATAACAAAAAAATATTTTTTATGTAATAAAGAGAATGAAGATGATGATCTAACATTTCATTATTTTAAGCATTATAATGAAATAGAAAAAACAATTACATATGAAAGAGATATTGATTTTAAAGAATGGTATCAATACAAAGTTTATAATACAATCGATATGGAAGGATTACTTCCTTTTATTGAAAAATATTATACACCATCTGATACTATTTTAAATATTCAAAAAGAAATGGAGAAGAAATATGATTTAGATTATGATAATATTTGTGTTTTATTTTTTAGAGGAAATGATAAAGCTACTGAAATTAAATTACCTCCTAATGATGTTTATATCGATGCTGCCAAAGATATCTTGACAATAAATCCAAACATCAAATTCTTAATTCAATCAGATGAAACCAATTTTATTAATGAAATGAAAGAAGAGTTTCCAAATAACATAATATTTTATGATGAAATACGACATATGTATAAAAAATGTTCAACTGTTAATAATTTGGTAAATAAACAGCAAAATTATGTATATTCTTTATATTATTATGCAATTACATTAATTATGAGTAAATGTAAATATGTTATTTGCAATGCCGGCAATTGTTCGTTGTGGATTGCTTTTTATAGAAAAAATGCAAACAATATCATTCAATTTTGTGCATGTGAAAATATATGATTTTAATTTACACATAAGATTTTTTAATTTCAAATCCTGAATTTGTTATAATAGAAAAATCCAATTCCCATTTAATTTTATTTCTTTCATTCCAGGTTTTATAAGCGTCTTTAATATGTGTCTGCAATTCTTCATCCGTAAAATTATTTATTTTTTTGATATGCATATTTATATTATCCATATTTTTTCTTCTTTTTGAATGTCCATAATGTGTAGCTGAATGGCATAATTTGCATAAAGCAATAATTCGAACAAGTTTTTGAATTTTAGTTTCTTCATTAAACTCCCATCTTTCATGTGCTTCTAAATATTTACTTCTTTTTCTTCCACAGCATTCACATCTATTATTAACCCTTTCATAAATATAATGTCTTATCAAATTCCAATCGCATTCATTAAAAATAGATCGAACATTATTAAAATAACTGGTTTTGGGTATCATATCAATATACAATTTATTAGATCCAAAATCTCTATCTTCTCCTACAATAGTAATATCAGATTTATAAACATCATATAATGAACATAATTCATTGTTCTCATCTTCACAATACCATTTTTTAGATTTTGCATCCCATTTTCCTCCAAGATTTTTGGCGATTTTTCTATCATTATATGGAATATTTAGATAAATCATTTTTTACATATCTATTTATATTTTTATATATAAAAACCAAAAGTCCAAAAATAAGGACTTTTTTTGTTGCATTCATTTTAATATGAAAATGAGACGCTCCGCATATTCATGCGACTTTCAATTAGATCTGCCAACTCGTCATATGTTTCATCATAATTGGCAGCATCATCCTCTTCAGTCTCTTGAACTTGGCGAATATTATCTTTGGTTTCATCTTTGCTAAGGTGGCAACAGATAATGAGCATAATTGAATATCTAATTCTTTTATAAAAACAAAAATAATCATTTTTATTTTATTTTTGTTTTATTTTCAATCAAAACTTTTTTAAAGAGGAATGACAACCGATCGAAGGTTTAACCTATTTTCAATTGCCATAGAAAGTTCATCATATTCATCTGGTTCATAGATATATTCATCAGGGTCACAATCATAAATTGAATTATTAAATTCGAAATAATCGATTTCTTCATCTTCATAAATATCTCCACTGATAGTAATATACATTTGATAGACAGTCAAATATTTTCATATAAAAAAAATATCATTTTTATTTATTTTTACTTAGAAAAATCAAAAAAAGTTTTTTGATTTTTTTGTGGTTGGTTTTTTTCAAACAGAAATTTGAATGACTGCAGAAAACTTAGTTTCAATAGCAACAGCCATCAAATCATATTCATCCTCATAAATAAAGTCATCGTTATTATAATCGATTTCTTCATTATAATAAGGGTCAAACTTGAAAATCTCTTCGTCTTCATAAACTTCACCACCAATAATAAACATAATCAAATGTGTGTAAATACTATCATTATAATTATTATCATTTTTCACAAAAATTATAATTAAAATCAGACATATTTAAAGATTTCTTTTTATTATCCTTAAATAAAAAATGAAAGATTTATGAGAATGATGAAATAATATTTTTATGATTTATTTTGATGAACTCAATAATTTTTATAAACGGATGGAACCAGAGATATTAAAAAATAATGGTATTCTTTATGGTCATTATCCTTGTGAAAAGTTATTGATGGTTAATCATAAAATTGATTTTATCAAAACTACAAATATAAAGATTGCTTTTAAACATGGAAATGATCATATTCAATTCTATTCATTTATTCCAGATAATATAAACATTATTAATAATCTTAATATTTCCATTGAAATTACTGTTTCAAATGATGAACCGCCTTATAAGAATAATGCTTATAGTTGTTATGGCTTATTATTGTCAAAATATGGTTTTCATTATTCTGGAAATACTGGAACAATTTATGATAATGAAAATCATATTTCTGAAATCTTGCAAAGAAAGACAAGTTATATTAGAGGTTGCAACACAAATTATGAAATATTCAAAGATATTTATAATATGATAAAAGAAGGCTGGATTATTGAAAATTTACCTTATAAATTATATTATGACTTTGATGAAGACAATTGTTGTCCAATCTGTTTAGAGAAATTAAAAACCGATGAAATAGCACTTGTGAATAAATATAAAATTCATCATAAATGCCTCGTCAAATTTTTAAAAACTCAAAAAAATGAGGTTTATTTTAAATGCCCATATCGCAATAATATTGATTTCCGCAATTGTTATCTTTCAATAATATGATGATTACATTTACATTCCTTAAAAATAAGTTTAACAAAATCAATAAATTCATAGCATCTATTAAACGAATTACATGTATATAAATCCATTGATACTTTTTTTTCTTCTACGAATGTATGAATGGAGAGATGTGATTCGCTCAAAACATATACACCGGTAACACCAAATGGCTGAAACTGATGAACAGCTTTTGCAACCACACTCAAATTAAATTTTTCAACTATCAAATCCATAATCTTAATAATCGAACTTTCATATTTTAGAATTTCATTATTGTCATCATTATTATCATCATTACCATTAATGTCATAAATATCTAAAATAATATGAGTTCCTTTTGTTATAAGTGGATGAGAAAAAGTTGAATTCATAGTTAATATTATTTATGAATTATTATTTATATATAAAAAATGATTTTCTTATTATAATAAAAATACTAAACAATGATTGTTGGAGCACATATTCCAAGAGAAAAGACCATTATTAAAACAATGGATGAAATTAAAAAGAGAGGTGGAAATGCATTGCAGCTATTTACAACTAATCCAAGAAGTATGAGAATTACTGATAATTCTAAATATGTAAATGAATCACATCTCATTAAAAAATATTCTAATATTAATAAATTTGCTGTTGTTGTTCATGGTCCTTATGTTTTGAATATTGCCAATCCTTTTAAATATGGAAAAAAAGAACTTGATATTACCGATACATTTATTTATAATGATATTGTTACCGCTAATTATATTGGTGCGTTAGGTTATGTTATTCATGTTGGCAAATCTCTTAAAAATTCTATTCCAGATGCTCTAGAAATGATGAGAATGAATATTAAGATGCTTTTAGATGAAATGGATAAGAATAATATTAAAACTAAACTCGTTTTAGAAACTCCAGCCGGTCAGGGAACAGAACTTCTTGTTGATTTCAGAGATTTCATAAAATTCTATTATTCATTCACAGAAAAAGAAAGAAAAATGTTTAAATTATGTCTTGATACTTGTCATATTTGGAATGCCGGATATGAATTACATGAAATTCTTTCATTTATACCAGATAAAAATGATGTTCTTATTATTCATGCCAATAATAGCAAGAATGTTAAAAATGCTAGAGTAGATAGACATGAAGTTATTCTAGAAGGAAAAATGAACCCAGAAGATATTAAATCCTTCATTAAAGAATTTGATCATTCAATTATTATTTTAGAAACACCATCCGAAAATTATAAATATGAAATGGATTTTATCTTAAATTAACAGCAATTTTTTGTCGTGTATTTTCATTAAATTTTATTTTTGCATTATCATCCTTCATTTCATATGAAGGACCATAATTAAAAACTTCTGCCCATTTCATTTCATCTGGTTCAGTTGATTTGAATATACAAGTTTTTTTATCTATATAAAGACCATTTATATATTTTGGATTTATTTTATAATCTTGATCCGTTTTATCAGTAGTAGGACATACAACAAAACTTCTAAACATAATATCATTATATTTATTAAAGTTATCGTTTAATGCATTAATAGTTGCACAAGATATAGCATCAGACATATTACTTAATTCCTCCATTTAATTAATTAATTTATTTATATATATATAGAAAATAATGGTAAATTCAGAAATTACTAAAGTTGATGATAAACACGTAGAAGACCTAAAAAAAACTCTTACCAGAAATGGAGGCATCGTTTTATATCATTGGAGTAGCTGTGGACATTGTCGCAATTTTATGCCAACTTGGGATCGCGTAACAGGCTTTATGCGTAATTATCCATCTTATAAAATTGAATATGATTATATGTCCCAGGCTCCTCGTTATTTTGGTCATATAACTTCATTTCCTCGAATAGTTGCATATTATAATGGTCAAAAACATGAATATGAAGGAAGTCGCGATCCCGATTCATTATCTGAATTTATTAAAAAAACTATTCCTTCTTCTTCACAAAAAGAACCAAAAGCCAAAAAAGAACCAAAAGCCAAAAAAGCAGCAAAGAAACCAAAAGCCGCAAAGAAATAAAGATATTTAAAGCCTTATTTAAATAATTTCATATAATGGATAATAATAATAATTTAATTGAGGATATTATTATGAATAAAAATGAACCAACTGCGGAAGAAATAGAAACATTTAAAGTTCTTGTTAGTGATTGGTTTAAATATGATGATGCTATTAGGAAATTGAAAATTGCGATTAGAGAACGAAAGACATTGCAACAAGTTTTAAATAACAAAATTGAGGAATTTATGTTCAAATATAATTATAATGATTTGAATACTCAAAATGGAAGATTGAAAACAAATATTAGAAGTGTTCATAAGCCTGTAAATATCAAAGATATTAGAGAAATTATAAATACAAATAAACATTTGACCGGCGAAGAACTATTAATTAAAATCTTTAATAAGGAAGAAAGACCAGTTATTGTTAAAAAAAGTATTAAAAGAATTATTCCGAAAGTTTCAATGAGTTTGGATATTTAGATCAAATTCATAATTCGTTGAATAATAAGCACATCGTAAATTATATTTCCTTATAAATTTAGCACATTTCTCACATGGCTTAGACATCTTCAGACAATTATTATAAATTGAAGGTCCAACCCGAACAACATAAATATCACATTCCTCTAAAATCATTTTATTTTTAAAAACTTGACTAATTGCCGCTACCTCAGCATGAATACTATTATTATCATTCAAATGATCAACTCTATAATTAAAACCACAACCAATAATTTTATTTTTATGCACAACAACAGCCCCGTGTTTTTGTTGCATTGTTGAATATTTAGCAACTTCAGCAGCCTTATCTAAAAATATTTGATGTTTTTTAGAACTTTCCGGATTTTGACTTTCGGCTTGCCTCCGTTTAGTAAATACCATAATAAATTCTTTTATATGAAATTTGTTTAATTACAAAAATCATTTTTTATGAAAAATAATTTATGATAAGATTTTTAAATCTTTTTTTGTCATATAAATCTATAAACATGTTTCTAGTTTTCTGTTTTTGAAATATGATATTATTATGATATTTCTCTTGTTTAGTTGGTGGATATTTTAAACACCAATCAATCATATTATCATAATCAATAACTTTCTTATAGTCATATTTATATTCATATGACATGTGCATAATAGCTCTTGCAATAATTCCTTTACTCGCATCATCCGGGCAAAACAACTTTCCTTTAGTATTTACATAATTATCACTGTCATATAATCGTGTAAAGGTTTCATTATAATCATCAACATATTTATAATTGGACCTCATATTATTGATGTAAGGGTCACATTTAAAAATGTTGTGCATATCATTATAATGTTTCTTATACATATAACATTTTGGAAATATATGTTCTAAAGTTATTTTTGAATGCTGTATGTTAGAATAAATGAGCGGAGTGGTGTTTCCGATTAATATACTTTTTAAGGTAAATGAAAACGCCATATTAACCATTATGAATATTTTTAATTTAATTAATTTAATCATTTTTTAATAATAGATAGTATTAAAAATGTTATTTTATATTTTCATTATTTTTCTTCTACTTATTTATATCTTCTTTATTGTTAATTCGGTTATTTGGTTAAAAGATAAAAACATTAAAAATATTAATGATAATATTGTCAAATACATTATTTATATTGATTTAGTATTTTTCTCCTTTTTATTATTATTTATTTTATATCTATTTTTTTATAATAAGACTATAATATATAAATGACAAGCTGTTATTTGAAAAAAGAAGACTTTAGAGGAAGAGGAATATTTAGTGGCGGCAGAAATACCAATACCTCATTTATAACATTTTTAATTATATTATTTGTTTCAATAATAATAATTTCTTTAGTATTTTTAATTAAAAATATATATAATATGTAGAAATAAAATATATGCCGTCAAGATCATCAATGAGAAGTAGTAGTAGATCATCCTCATCTTCCTCGAATGTAATGTGGATAATAATAGGATTATTAGTAGTTGCTATAATACTAATAGTATTTGTTGGAAATCGTAAATTTTTTGAAAGTTTTGCAAATGGCGATGGAATGCCAGTTCTTCAATATTTTTATATGGATACTTGCTATCATTGCAATAACTTTACTCGCGATATTTGGAATGATTTTGAAGTAGAAGTAAAGAACAATCCAAGTCAATATAAATGCAATGTTGCTAAATATGATTTACATGACAATGATCAAGGAAAAGTATTAGCGCAAAAATATGGCATAACCAGTGCCCCAACTTTAATTTTACTTATGCCAGATGGAACAACCTGGACCGAATATAAAGGGGATCGATCAAAAGCTGATTTAATTCGTTTTATTACCGAAAAAACCAATAATTAAAACATTTATATAATAATATAAAAATGAATAAGATTTCACTCCATGATTTATATGAAATCAAGAAAAAAAAAGATAATAAGATTTGTGATGCTTTTAATGTAATTTTAAATGGATGTAATAAGAAAATAAAAACAATTGCGGAATTGGGCGGACAATCTCTTTATTATGTCATACCTCCTGTAATTATAGGATATCCATTATACGATTATAATAAATGTTTAAATTATATTATAAATAGTCTTCGAAAAAGTGGATTATATGTATCAATAATTCCAAATAAAAATATGATATATATCTCATGGAAAATTGAAGATATTTCAGCAAATTCTAAACATCAATTGCTTCTTCATTAAAAGTTTTCATATATTCTGATATATCGCGAAATCCTTGCAATATTAATGATTCAATGTCATCTTCTGAAATAACGAATTTCATTTCTTTTTTTGTTATCTCAAAATTATAAAAAGTTTTGAAATGACTTTTTGTTATAATTAATGGATTTTTAAAATTATCAATTCTGTTTATGTATGAATGTTTTGTTGAATATAAATATAAAATGTCGCATATTTGTTTAAAATAATCTGATAAATTTATTTCTTCGTCTTCTTTAAAATTTGGAATAACCGGAATTTCATAATCGGCTTTAATATAAACTGCTACACATAAAATATCACTGTGATTAATATTCTTAAATACATTGTATGGAAGATTATTTGATATGCAACCATCCACATAATATGCATCATTAATTCTAACGGGTTTTGATAATATCGGAATACACATAGAAGCGGCTATTGCATCAAATACAGAAATATTTGGTGTGTCATCTACGTTAAATATAAAATTGGAACCATCATTAACTCTAGTTGTGCTAACATAAATATTAACACCTGTTAATTTTGACAATTCAATAAATGTTATATCATCCATATCATATTTATTTTTAACATAATCTTGAAATTCTTTTAGATATAATTTAGAATCGTTAAATCCCAAATTCATAAATATATCAATGAATTTATTTGTTGGGATAACAGTTATATTCTTATTATTAATAGTTTTTATAACAATCTTTTCAAGTTCTTCAATCGGTATTTTTAATGCAAATGCTAAACTAAAAAAAGCGCCCATTGAAGTCCCAGAAACATTTTTAATATAATTTTCCATTTTATTGAAATAAATATATCTCAAAATACCCAACAAACATAAAGATCTTATTGCACTACCCGAAAAAACTAAATGTGTAAAATATTTCATTGTTTTTATTTAAATTTTGGTTTTTATATGCTTTTTTTTGCAATAATTATAGCCAATCTTGTAATTTGATCACACAATAATATTATAACTATTCCTATGAATATAAATAAAAATAAATTATATAGATTGACATCAACTTTAATATTATTTGAAAAATTTGTGAATTGTTCTATATCATTTACTCTTATTATTTTTTCTTCCTTTTTTTTAAAATTATCTCTCAAATTTTTTAAATATTCAGCTAAATATGGTGTTGTTCTATATTCCGGGCTAGTATCTTTATTATTAGTATTTATATCAGTTATATTCAAATATGCATCATATTCATCAAAATCATAAGGTTTAATTGAAAATTTATCAACTTTGAAATCACCGGTATCTAATAACGATGTCTCAACTGCTTTCTTATATGCCTTTTCTGAATTGCTATCAATCGGATATTCATAATTTGGAGCCTGCAACGGTGAACATTTTCTTTTTATATATTCTGCCCGTTCTTTATAAGGATTATAATTATTTTTTTTTGGATAACAATTATCATTTTCATTGCTATAATTATTAATGTCATTACAATTACTATCACCATTGGCATTAGCATTACCATTGGCATTAGCATTAGCATTACCATTGGCATTAGCATTGGCATTACCATTGGCATTACCATTGGCATTAGCAAATCTATCACATGTTGGCATTTTTAGACCTTGTTTATCATAATAACAGTCGGCATTATTTGAATAGTCATTTTGAAAATTTTCTGTTAAATTTTCATTGGATAATTCTTTTTTTTTGCCTTGCTTTTTAGGATAAAAATTCGGATATGCTTCTTCAAGTGTTGCGTATTGCATTTTCTATTATAATTATGGAAAAAATAATAATATAATTTAAATTATTAGAATGATTAGATATATTGACCTCTTTGCACGATATATAATAATAGGTATATTATCAGCCTATTTATTAATTTATGGTTTGCGACCGGTTGTTCCCTATCCAGAATATATTCTTGAGATTGGGGAACATTCTTGGATGTTATTAATATTATTCATTCTTAATTATTATCTTGCTTTATGGGATTTGAAGATAGGAATATTATTTGCACTATCTCTAATTGCTTTAGTGTTTGACTTATTCATATTTACAAAATGATATATAAAGGATTTTTGAATTTGTATTATTAATGAATGGCAGATAATAGCAATGTAAATGGAAATACATCAAAAGATCTATTATTATCATCTATAAATTCTTTTTATAAAGGAAATGAGAAATACAAATTGATATTGAAAGATATTATTGAGGGGAAACACGAGTTATCATTGAGAATGATTGATTGGCTCGTTACTCGATATGCAAAAAATAATAATATTATTTATTGGATTAATGATGTTGATGACAATATTTATCATAATTTACCCGATAATTATTCAAGTGAAAAATATAAGAAGATAACATTGTATTTAGATTATAGGGCACAATTGAAATCATTCAAAAAATTTAATTTTGATGCTTTTAGGCGACACGAGAGAATAACATTTAATATAACAGAAAAAGAGGAAATTGAAACAACTGTCGGACAATTGAATTTCTTCAAATGGGCGTTCAACAATAAAATTATTACATATGCTATTGAAAATCAAAAAAAGATTTATGAAAATATGTCGAAATTTTCATACAAAAAACAAAATTCAATTAAAAATTCTTTGATCCCTAAACAAGATATTATTAATACTAGATGTTTTATTGTTTTTGATTAAAAAGAAGCACCGCTTCCAATTTCAAATGCTGTAGCACGAACGTCCGGTTCTATGGTTGAAATGCCCCACGGACTTACAGCAACTTGAGGATTAGGTGGTTCAGATCGTAATTGTAAATTGGCATTTCGAAGAGATTGTCCGACAGTATTTATGCCAACATGATATCCAGCAGTTAAGAAATTTTGATCGCCTAACATTCCAGAACCTGCCGGATTTATTTGTGCCCATTTAGAATTGGCGGCATCTTTTGGTAATAGGTCGCTACTGGTTAAACGATCACGGTTAAGACAACTGTTACCAGAAGTAATGCTACTGGCACTATTAATATTGGCGGCGGGTATATTGACAGCAGCATAAGATTTTATATTATTATCATTCATTGGAGTATCTCCACTTGGTGAAGAATATTCAACAGGTGATAGATCAGATGCATAAATATTACCTAAAGGACGAGAACCATCTGCAGCAGCAAGATTTGGAGTATCATATGCGGCATCAGATGTTATTGGCTGTCTTCGCTCACTTGCGAAAATATTTTTAATTGTCGGCATATCATTCTCGAAGCGTTCGACATTGTCCATTTTACATTTAGAATTGTATGAAATTAATAATAATAGAGCCACTAATAGTAATATGGCAATTGAAAATGAAATAACGATTGAAGAACTCATTTATTAATATCTATCTATTATAATAATATAGATAAAATTATATTTTTAAAATAATTTTTTTTAATTTTAATATTTTTTTTTCCCAAATATTAAAATTTTCTTCTTTTTTAATTTCTTCCAATAATTTTTTAGCATTTACCATGCTTTCTTTATAATATTCTATTTTATTTAAAACGGCTTCTTCATAATTAATAATTTCATTATCCCAATCATTTTCTATTTCATCTTTATTCCAGTCGTTTTGATCGTCTTCGAGTTCTTCGATATCTATAAGTTTTATTATCCATTTATTAACAATTTGATTATCATATATGAACAGCCCTAAGAAGCTTATTTCCATATTGATATTCATTTCATTTCTATTTTTATTCGAAATAATTTCAATTATTTCTTCTAAATCTTTATTGTATCCATTCATATAACAACTGGTTTTATCGTTAAACAATAGATTTATAGTTGATATATCATTAGAATAAGAGGTATTATAAAAATTATCTACATTATCAATAATTTCTGAATACCATTCCGGATTTTCTAATAAAGTATTATAAGATGTTGCGTCTATTTCTTTTATTTCTTCAATAATATCTTCATTATTCTTAATTGGTATTTCACAATGAATATTATTTGACCCTATAAATTTTTTAACTTTAATATCATTAATTATTAATTTTAGCGGTTTTTCAAGATAAGAAACAGAACATTTTGATTTTTTTTGCGGAATTTTCAGCAAATGTTTCATTCTGTATAATATTAAGGTAATCAATATATATATAATGACGCAACATAAAAAGAATATTTTAGAGTTTATTATTAGTGTTATTCGCAATGAGATCTTAAATGAAGACATGCGAACAGAAATTATTAAGCCTATTTTAATCTATCTCCTTTATTATATTATTCCTTTCGTTATTTTAATTATATTATTAAATTTCTTTACAACTATAGCAGCAGTTTTTTTAGTTTTTTATATTAGAAAATAATCTTATATTTAATTAGATATATATATGACAACATCTTCTAGACGAAATTTGAAGAATGGCGGTTATATAGCTCCTTTTAATTCAATTCCAGACAATAATGCTTATTTATTATATAATCCATCAGCAACAGTTGCCACCTCCTCAAATTCATATAACATCGATTTATTACCAGGCATGAAAGGCGGTAATTCAAATACTAACGGTGGCTGTGATACATGTGGCATGACTGGCGGAGCACGCAAAAAAAGAGCCACCAAAGCCACCAAAGCCACCAAAGCTACCAAAGCCACAAAAAAATCAAAAAATGGAGGAATGGGTCTTGAATTAGCCCCATTCATGTCAGCACTAGCGTTATTAGGTGCACGCCTATTAGCTGATAAAGAACTCGGCATTTTTAATAATAAGAAACCAGCCGCAGCAAAATCATCAAAGAAATCAACAACTCGCTCAAAGAAACAATAATTAAATAATTCAATATTTCATATTATTTTTTCGTTCATTTAAATAAATAATTGATCGAGATATTACATTATCTAAACTATTATTTTTAATAATAAACCATCCTCTGATATAAGTGTTTTCATCTGTTTCAAATGGCTCTTTGTCAATCTTATAAATATGATTGTCATAAACAATTATTATAAAATCCAGCATTCTTATATTCAAATTAATAATATTAAAATAGTCATTTTTTATATATGTGATTAAATATAACTTTATTAATTATTTTATAATATTAAAAATGGATGAATTAAATAATTATTTTAAAATGTCGAATGTTACAGCCGAGGAGCTTTTAGACGATATTCTAAATCATGACAATCAAGAAAATAAAATTATTGTAAATGATAATATATTTTCTGATACTAATATTTATGAATGGGCTAAAACTAAACCAGCTACAATGGGTGGAGTAAAAATAATAGAAAAGATTGTTAAAAATCCCATTAATGATAAGAAGAAATTATTGGAACGCCAAAAAATAAATTACCAAATTCCTCAATATCAACTTGAAATTCTCAAAAATACAGAAAAGGATTTATTATGGATTATGACTTTAAAAGAAGAGATTGATGATAATATTTCAATCAATTTATTATTTCCATCTACAATAGGAATAAATTATATCAATTATAATAAATATTTATTGAACCTATTTCATCTTTATAAAATTGTTGCAATGCCGTGTATGAACCTTTTTTTCCCTCTATCGGTCGTATATACCCCTTATTATTATATCAATAAACATTTGAAATTTGATATGTCTTTAATAAAATATTTAACCCTACTTTATGAATTTATGAAAATAGCATTTAAATTATCGGGAAATTTAAAAGTAGATATAACTAAAATAATAACATTATTTGTATATTTAGCCATTTACATTTATAGCATCTATCAAACATTTAATGTATCTTACATTATCTATAAACTCCGTGAAAAACTTTTGACTAAATTATATGGTCTTATCGAATTCATAAAAACTTCTATAACCATTATAAAATCATCAAAAGAAAGCTGGAAACCTTTTTTCTTATATTCAATTCCTGATAGTATCTTAAATTTAAGCATAAGTAATTTAGAAAACCTTGATTATGATATATCATCTATTTATAAATTATGGAAAAATGAAACATATCGTTATGATATTATTAATCTTTTGAAAATTATTTATACAATTGATAATGTTAATTTTATTTCTAAACTTAAAAATTCTGATAAATGGTGTATTCCAACTTATGATAATACTGTAACTAAAATTTGGGATGCCAACAATCCACTTTTATCAACATGCCAAGTTGCCAATCCCATCAATTTATCAAAGAATATTATTATTACTGGTGTTAATGCCGGAGGCAAAACAACTTATGTTAAATCTATCACTATTAATGTAATTCTCGCTCAAACTCTTGGCATTATTAATGCTATAAAAGGTAATGTTTATTTATACGATGCCATATCTTCATTTATGAGAATTACAGATGAATTAGGTAGCAAATCTTATTTTGAAGCTGAAACCAGCTATTGTAATGAAATGATAAAAACCGCAGAAACCCTCGAAAAAGAGAAGAAACGAGGCTTATTTTTAATGGACGAACCTATGCATTCTACTCCTCCAATTGAAGGAGTTGCCGTTGCTTTTTCAGTTGCTGAATATCTCGCTAATATTAAAGGTGTAACATTAATAATAACTACCCATTTCCATAATCTCATGGAATTGGAAGACAAATATAAGAAATTATTTATAAATTTGAGTGTAAATGCTAATTATAATGATAAAACTAAATGCTATGACTTTAATTATAAGATTAATAAAGGCGGGTCAAAACAAATTATAGCAATTGAACTATTAGAAAAGAATAAATTCAATAAAAATATTATTAATAGTGCGATTGAAATTAAAAACAAATTATATAATGAGAGTTTAAGAAATGTGGATACTTAGATTATTTTCCTTTAACAGCATCATATATTATTTTACTTTATTTTTAATGTTTATAATTGTCTTCTTCCTTTCCTATAAATATTTATATCTTGAACAATCATTATTTATGTTATCTAATAAATTAAATAAACTTGAAATTGAATATAATAATCCTTCTGTCTATTCTCCATCAACTGTACAAATGAATACTGCTGAAATTATAATGAATGAAATTTTTAATGAATGTGCTGATGGTGATTGTTGTCCTATAAATAAACATCCTTATGACGATGAGATAGAAAAGAATGAAGAAAACAATCTTAAAAATACTCCTCCTCCTGCCACTCAAATCATTGATGAAATAGAAGTAATTGATGAAATATTCGATTTAAAGAAAGATATTTCAGCGGATGATAAAGAATCCGTCATAAGTGCTAGCGTCAATGGTGGTCATGCTGCTAAGAAAGCGTTAATGAAATTGAGTTTAGACAAGCTAAAAGCCAAATGCGAAGAACGCGAGATATCATCAGAAGGAACTAAGAACCAATTGGCTGATCGCATAATAGTTCATGATAATTCGATAACTGTTGAATAAAATAAAAATTAAGAAATAATAGTATGTATATATCTGAAGAAGAGGATGATTTTGATTTTATCAAAATTATTTTACATAAAGAAGATATTTGTCGTCATTCTTCTATCAGATCATTAATGAAATATAATTTAGACAAACTCAAAGAAAAATGCAAAGAACGAAATATATCAATTGACGGAACAAAACATGAATTGGCAGAAAGAATTATATATATTGACAATAATTATATAAAAGATAATATTTTAAGTTAATATATTATAATGACAAATGAAATAGAGGATTTGGGATTTATAAAGATTGAATACAATGTTTTTAAAGATTATTTAAATAATTTCAATCAATCTCAAATTGTTATTTCTGAAAATATTGTAAATAAGGCAAATGAACTTATTAACAATTATAATTGTTTTGTTTCTAATTATGATGCTAGAAGTTTATGGGAAAAAAAGAAAATAATTGCGTCCAATAAAAATCCCACTAAATCTAGACCTCATATTATTTATCTTGATTTTAGTGATGAAGCAAAATGCAAAAAAGAATTTATAAGTTATTTGAATAAATTGTCTGATGTAAATAAAGAAGTAATTTATGAAAAAATTTCAACATTCATATCAAAGATAAATGACGACATTAAACATCTCTTATTTGATGTCTTAATTAATTTCATTAAAACTTCAAACAATAATATTTATATCGATGTCTTATATTTATTTGATGATATCTATATTGAAACTAATATAACCAAATTTTATTTAAATTATTTGAATGAAAAATTATGGCTACCAAAAGATATTATCGTTGATTATAAAAATATTTTTGATGAAGAGAATTATGATACCTATTGTGAATATGTCAAAATAAAGAAAACAACATTATCAATGCTAAAAGCCTTAATCATTATTCTCAATAAATTAAATAAAAATAATATTATTAAAAAAATAGTTAATCATATTTTCACCGATTTGAATACTTATATTACTAATAAAAATTATAAACACCTCAATGAACTTTTATTAGACGAAATATTGATTTTATTTGATTATTTGGGTAATGACAATGACAATGGTAATGGTAATGGTAATGGTAATGATAATGGTAATGATAATGACAATGACAATGACAATGGTAATGACAATGATAATGACAATGACATGGATTATATAAATATGATTAAAAATATTAATCTTGAAAATCTTGATAATTCAACTAAATTTAAAATCAATAATATTATTGATAAATATTAACTTTTTTTAATTATTTTTGTTTATTTATATAGATAGATATATGAATACTGCTAATATTATTAAAACATTAAAAGAGTATAATAGATTTGATGATTTTATTAAGAATTTGAAAGATTATAAGAAAAAGATAATATCAGAAAAAGATTTGGAAAATATTGATGGTTATAATTCTGAAATTAAAAAAATTGTTTTTGCGTTTGATGATAATTTTAAGAAACAATTGATAATTGCCCATTTAGAATTGATAAGAGATTATTATCTATATACAAATGAAATCATTAAAGTCAAAGTTTATAATACAGCTATTGTTAATATAAAAGATGCAACAGATATTAGCAATCTGAGAAAAATAAAAGGAATTGGCGATGGACTTGAGAAAATGATTAATGAACTATTTTCAAAAGGAAAGATTGCATTTATCGAAAATGTCATTAAAAAAGATAAAGAATTTATGATAACTAGAAAAGGAAAAATAACTAAAAAAGAAGACATTAAAAATGATTTCAATAAGAAAACAATTATTAAAAACCTTGAAAAAATAAGAAATTACGAACTTTATAAAGATAATATCGATAAAGCCAAAGTTTATTCATTGGCTATCTATAATCTTTATAAACATCCTAAAGACTTAAAAGAATTAAAGGACTTAAAGGAAATTAAAGGGATAGGTCAGGCAATCACATTTCTTTTAAATGAGTTGAAATATAATGGAAAGATTAGTTATATAGAAAATGTTATAAATAAAGATAAGAATTTTAAAAATAAATTGAAAGACTATAAAATTAACAAAGAAATCCTGATAAAAAATCTTGATTTAATCAAAGATTATGAAACTTATAATAATGAAATTTATAAAGTTCGGGCATATACAAATGCCATAAATAATGTTATTGTTAATATTCATGATATGACATCATTAGAACATGTTTATGATCTTGAAGAAATTGGAGATAAAATTATGGAAAAGATATTTGAATTATATTTAACAGGAAAAATTGCATATATTGAAAATAAAATTAAAACAGATAATGAATATCATTTTAAATTAGAATTATTAGATATTCATGGAATTGGTCCCAAAAATGCTAAAAAAATAATTGATGCCGGAATTAAAACTATTGAGGATTTAAAGAAAAATACAAAGCTTTTAAATAATAAACAGAAAATAGGATTGAAATATTATGATGATCTAAAAAAGAAAATACCATTAGAAGAATATGAAAAACATTTAACTATACTCAAAAAAGATCTAAAAGACGTTACATATGATTTCACAGGCTCTTATCGCCGAGGAAGTAAAATGATGGGAGATATTGACATCCTTATTATGGAAACCCCTAAATTTAAATTAAGCAATTATATCACAAAACTTCATAATAGCAAATATATTATAGAAATATTGGCAATGGGTAATAATAAATTTATGGGAATTGTCCAATTACCCGGAAAACCAGCAAGAAGAATAGATATCCTTGTTGCCCCTAAAAATGAATACTATTATTCATTACTATATTTCACAGGCTCTCACATTTTTAATATAGGAATGCGACATTATGCAAAAATTAAATTTAATTTGTCTCTCAGTGAACATGGATTTTTAGGAAGAAAACTTCAAGCAAATTCCGAAGAAGACATTTTTAATCATCTTAAATTAAAATATATAAAACCAATTGACAGAAATAAATTTTATTTATAAAAATAATATTTTAGTTAATTAGAATAAAAATAAGATAATGGAAAGTTTTGGATTATCATATATAACAAAAATGTTATATTCTGTTTTAACTATCGTATTATTAATAGTTATCTATTCATATTTAGTAAGTTTAGAAAACAAGGGCTGTAAATGTGCTATTCCAACTAATGTAAATTTCATCAAAGGATTTACCATTTTTGCTATAGTTTATCTCATTTTCACTGGTTTAATATCCGATGAAACTATTTATGAATATTTTGGCGGAACTATCGTAATTATAAATAAATTTGTTGATTTAATATTTGCCCTAGTATTCGTTTATTATCTATATGAAGTTTTCAAATATACTCGTTCTTTAGTAAATGAAAAATGCAAATGCTCTGAAGACATACGACGTGAAATAATAATGATGGGCACTATCATTGAATTCATCCTAATCTTCATCCTATTCATCCTCAATATTATCCTCGTTACTGTATTATCAGTTCTCTTTAATGTTGTCAAGGGTATTCAAGATGGAGCATCTGATCTCAAAGGAGTTATTCGCGATCCTGTAAATTCATTCTCAAAAATACCAGATCGCCTAAAAAATGATGTAAATACTATTACTAGCTATGTTAAGAAGACTACCAAGCAAATTGCACGAACTAATCGTTCAAAGCGTTAAATATTTAAAGTTCGATTATTATTCTTTTTTCCTCGTGTTGAACCCTTCAATATCTTGATATCGGTTGCATCTTCAATAATTGATGTTATTTCTTCATCACTTATTGATAATGTCTCTATCTTAGTATCATCATCTGGCTGATGAATTGATATTTTATTATGAACATTATTTATAATATTATTAATATCTCTTTCTACTCTTGGCGGAGGCTGCATTTGTTTCGCAGCAGGAGCAAAACTTGGTTCAGGCTTATTATTATTTAATCCACTAAATAAATTATTTACCATTCCAAATAATCCGGATGAATTGTTAAATAATCCATTTACACCGCCACCGCCGCTATTTTGTTGTGGTTTAGGCTGTTCAATAGCCTGTTTGGGAGTGCTAATATTATTATAAATAAATTGTTTTGCTGCTGCATTTTGAAATTGTTTCATCAATTCCGGATTTGCTTTTAGAACTTCTTCAACACCCGGTATTGAACTCTCCTTGAACATCTTTGAAGTTAAATGAAACATAAAAGCACTGCCAGATAAACTTATGAATAATCTCAATTCAGGCGGCATCGCTTTTCCTTTTGATTTATACTTCGAATGCAGTTCTTCGAAGATATCATCAAAATCTTCGATATTCTCATGAACCTGTTCTGACCATCCTTCTAATTTAATTGCGAAAGGATCATAACGAGTATTTAAATATTCTGTTCCTGTCACAAATGCCATAAGCATCTTTCTCTGAAATCGAACACTCGAGTCAATCTCTCGATCTTTAACAATTCTATTATATTCATGTCTCATATCTTCAATATTTGAATTTAATGTAAATGTTGCTGGTAATTTTGCTCCCTTTGCCTGTAATCTATTTAATTGATATAAAATCTCCTTCTTTTCATTCAATTCATCTTTATAAGGATTAATTGATTTCTTTTTAGATTTTCCATCTTCGTCATCATCTTCATCATCGTCTTCATCATCATCACCATCTTCTTCTTCACTGTCTCCTTCTTCGTCACTACAACTACTACGCGAATCATCTCCGTCTTCTTCATCATCGTCATCATCATCATCGTCGTCATCATCATCTTCATCATAATTGCGCGAAACAGCTTTTTTATTAGGATTTATTAATTTTTTTGGTTGCTCAAGTTCTTCTATAAATTGTTTAGGTTTTTGTGTATTCTTTTTACTATTTGAGCGAATACTTGATGCACTTGACATAGAAGACATAGAAGACATAGAGGCAATTTCTGGACTTATTTTAGTTTTGTTAAATAATAGATTAGTATCATTTAATTGCTGTTTATTACTACTAGAAAAATCTAAATATTCTGCCATACTTACTAAAAAATATATATGTTTATATATCTTAAATAAACGAATTATCATTTTTAGCAGGTGAAAATTTCAATTCATCAAAGGAATTAAAAATTCCATCTATATTACTTTTATCATTGCCATTCACATGTTTTCTGAATAAATCAAAAAAACTTCCTTTATTTTCATATTCAACATGATCTTCATCATTATGTTTTTTAAATAAATCAAAAAAATTATTTTTATAAGCATCATAATATTTATGTAACATCGGATATTTAAAGTCTGGCAATGTTATTCTATCGATATCTACATTTTCTTGTTCCGGCTCTACTGTCTTTTCTATTATAACCGGGCATTTAGTTTTATGATTATGAAGTCCCGAAAGATAATAATTATTGTAACGTCCCATATATTGATAATATTTGAAATCAAATAATGATTTATAATATACAAATTTATATAAATGCATATTGAATGATCCAAATTTATTTATAATTAATGGAGTAGAACCGAGAGTTATATCATATAAATTTAAATTTTCATATTCATAAATTTTATTATTAAAAATTAATCCAATTCTACTTTTTGTATAATACATTCCAACAATTAAATAATCGGTATTTTCAATTATGTCTTTGTCAATATTATTTGCCAATCCGCTATAAACCTTATCTCCAATCAATAAAATAATATCATAATTATTATTATCTCTTATCACAAAATTAATATTGATGATTGAAGTTGTGTAAGAAGGAATTAATTTATCGGTAGAAGTTGTATTTCCAGTCATTTCAAATAAGATATTATTTTTATTCAAACATGAAATAATCTTAATTGTCATAAACATTGTAAATTCTATTGCTTCGTAAGTTTCACTATTATTGGCAAAATAGAAACATTCCGGACCATTTAACTGAACACGATTAATATTCGCACCAGGAGATCCGAGGCGTTCATTAACAAAATTTTTATCTAATGATATCATTTTGTCATATCTAAAAAATAAATCTTTATTATCAAAGTCAAACCATTTTCCATTATTAATATCAACCTTTGTTATATCATTGTAAGTGTTGATACAAATAAATTTATAACCTTGATAAGGCAAGATTGAATCATCATTTTCATTAATAATCATTGTTTTATCGTGAAATGGCTCCAATGAACTATGTTCAATATTTGTAAAAGGTTCATTGATTTTTACATATGATATTAATAATAATGTTATAAATAATCCTATAAAAAACCCAAATATCTTAATAAAATTCATACCTTAAAATTATATAAGAATTATTTTATAAAAATATCTATACTAAAAAATTCCAAATGCTAAAACCTGAAGATGATAATAATAGCGTATGTTCAGATAATGAAACAACAAAAGAAACTGTTGTAACAGAAAAAGAAGAAGATGATGACGACGAAGACGACGATGAAGAAGAAGAAAAAGAGGAAAATGAAGAGGAAGACGAAAACGAAGAGGAAGACGAAGAAGATGAGGATGAAGAAGAGGAGGAAGAAGATGATAATGACGAATTTGATGCGACTATAATTCAATTTGAAATGCTTAAGAATTTCTTTGTAGATAAAGAAGGTGAAAATATTTCAACTCATCTTGGATCAATCTCACATGAACTTCGCAAACTTAATAAGATTGCGGTTAAGCTTCTTGAGAAGAAGTGAAATTAAGCAATATTATAATTGAGTTTAGCATATGAATAATAATTCATAACTTCTTCGGCAGTTCCTATAGGTAAAACGAATTCACGATTACCATAAAAATGAGGATCACCTCTTTTGCGATCACGGAGAGTTTTTAAAGGGCATTTATCATTCAATTCTATTATTATTTTTTTATTGTCCAAACTAAATACAATTGGAGACTTAATTTTAGTATATCCATCCGGTGTATAATAACTATTTGGATATAAAAAGACAACATTGAATTCGCCATTTGATTGTATTGTTTCGAAATTGGGAGTATTTTCAAATGCGATCATTTCACATGGAAATGGCAATCCTTTTCCAGAAAATGAAGTTATGGTATCTATGGGATTAGGAGCCATTATAATCATCTTATGGTAATTTCCAGGATTTTTTATATATCCTTTGACATTAATTTTATTATCTTCAATTTCTGTGATAATACATGAAACATATTCATTATTTGTTGGTTCCATTATTTATAAATCTATTATTATGTTTTAAAATAATTTAGTTGTTCCTAGCCCTTCAGGATTTGCTAAAGTCTTGTAACAACTTACACCATCGCAATTAATGAGATATTTATTATCGAGTGCCTTATTTTTATCATTGATAAGATCACCAACACCACATTTTCCACATGGAGATATATTTGCAATAGCTTTGGCTCTTTCTTCTTCCACGAATGTATCATAATTCTTTTGTAAATATAATCGCATCTCATAACTTGATTTAATCATATTATTTTCAGATAATTTGTTAGTCAGATAGCTATTAAAAACACATCGAGATGAATAGTCTGTAAAAGCTCGACCGTCTGACATTCTTAAAGGGCATTGTCTCATTGGTGAATTTCCTGTGCAACAACTCATTATTATTCTATTGATAATAAATATAAAAAAAATTATAATTCATGGTCATAACATAAATTATGTATAAATAATTCTGTTGTTCTTCCTACTCTTTGGGCTCTTCCGATTGCCTGTTCTTTGTCTATTCCCATCTTGTGAAATATTATAACATCTGTAGCATCGCTAATATCTATACCGCTTCCCGCATATTGAGTATTTAAAAAGATGATGTTCAATTCTCCATTTTTAAATTTATTTAAAATATTCATCATATGAGACGTATTACCTTTGAGCATATCATATTTATAATTATTCAATATCAATTTTATATTATCAAAGGTATTCTCATTTTTACTAAAAATAAGAAATTTGCCATTTGGCTTTGAATTCAATATCTTTAATAATGTATCTTCTTTGCTTAACAGCTCTTCATTATTCTCATTAAAATTATTCTCCTCAACAATAGCAGTCAATTTATCTAAACTATTAATATTTGTTCTGCAATTCGGACAATTCTTATTTGTCTTTAGCCATTTTAACAAACAACCGCCACAGAAAATGTGAGTGCATTCAATCAAAATAGGGTTCGTAATCAATTCCATACATATCGAACATGTTTTTGATGTAATACGATCCGTCAAATCTTGAATTTTTTCTTCGCAATTTTTGATATCTGCTGAAATCTTTTTTATTTTTGCTGCCTTTTCTTCATTGGATATATCCAAATTACTAATATATTCTCTTTCTTTTTCTTTGTTGTGAAGTTCTCGTTTCATTTCTCTTGATACAAGTTCTATGATGTCCTTTTCAGTCTCATGTTTTCCTCCCAATTCTCTTATTGCTCCGGAAATATCATTTGCATTAATCTTATCTAAAATAGTTTCTGATATAAAATTCTTAATTACACTAATATTATTAGGCAACTTACATACATAAAATTTTTCAACCGGTTCAGGCAATGTAAAACTCTTTTTAATAAAAACATTATTATTTTTAACTATAAAAAGATTGTTATAATCACTGTTATTAAACATCTCTTTTCCGATAATTAGAGAGTTGTTTGAAGATTGACGGATTTTATCAAACAATTTATCATAAGTTGCCGATATCATCCATAAATAATAATAATGAATGTGAATTTTAAGTTTGTTAATAATATCATGAGCTTCATCTATAATAACTCTCAACCATTTATTAATAATACAATTATAATTATCAAACAATAATTTTAATGTAGTATTTTTAATTAAAATTAAATCATAATTATTAAAAAAATTAATTATATCTTCTTCATTTGTTCCATCATATTTAGGCAAATAGGTTTTTATGAATGTGTAATTGTCAATCGCCAATATTTTTAAAGAAGTGTTCTTTTTTATCATCTCATTCCATTGAATATATACAGGACCTCTGGGAACAATCACTAAAGTTGATTTTATCACATTTTTAGGGATAAGATTATTTATCGTAGATATAGCAACATAATTATAATTCTTATTATTATAATAAGTTTCCACCAAATTTGGATTTATGTGAATTTCTTTATTTGATGCAATTAATGCTAACGCTATTAATGTTTTTCCATATCCCACAATATCACCAAATATTCCTATGTTTGTAGATAATTCTATGATATTATTATAATGCTTTAAATCATATCTAATTACTCCGTTTTTCTCCATTTCTATTGCTTTGTTTAATGCCGTTAACTGATGCGGTTTCAATTTTACATTTATCTTAGATGAAACATTACCAAATTTATTTATTTCATTTAATTCAATATCATAATAATTATTTATAATCATTTATTTATATTATAAATTTAAAAAAAGAATAACAATCTATTTCTACTATAAATTATATAAGGAATAAAAATAGAATTTTAATTATAATAATATGGAGAATACGAGCGATAATCAGAAATATTCGGTAAATAATGTTGAAGAAGTTCAAACCGTAGCTGAACCTCCTGAAGTAAAGAAGAAAATTATTTTTGGTCTTCCTGGTGATAATTTCTCATCCAAATTCCTCCTATCTTGGACTGCTACAATTAATGCTCTCTGGGAATCTAAAAAATATGATATTATCGTTAGTACCGGCGTTAGTTCCTTCGTTACCTTTGCACGTATGCAAACTCTTGGACTTGATGTAATGCGTGGAATTGGTCAAAAACCTTTTGATAATATTGAATTTGATGTTTGGGTAACTATTGATAGTGATGTAATTTTTACTCCTCAACAGGTTGTTGATCTTATCGAATCGACTGAAGTTCATCCAGTAGTTGCCGGAATGTATCGTATGAGCAATCTAACTTCATATGCAATTGTTAAGGATTGGGATACCGAATATTTTTCAAAGAATGGCACCTTTAAATTCATCACTCCTGAAGAGGTAACACAATGGAAAACTGAAACTTCTCTGAAATATATGCCTGTTAATTATACCGGTATGGGCTTTTTTGCTGTTACTCGTGATGTTCTTCGCAAGATGTCTTATCCTTATTTTAATGCGGAAATGCAAGAGATTATAACAGATGAGGGAAAGATCCTTCGTGATCTATGTTCAGAAGATGTTGCATTTTGCAAGAACATTCAAAAACTAGGCATCCCCATTGTTATTAATACTGATATACGAGTAGGACACAATAAATTAATTGTTATATAAAAATAAATGTATTATTTAATTGTTTTATTAGTTTTATTTATAATTGGCTATTATTCAATTAAATATTTGTCATTTGTTTTAATGGGAATGGTAATTTCTTTATATTTATCATTCAAATATTTATTTCCTTTTTACAATTCTATTCATAAGATTTCTATTTCTTAGAAGATTTTATTCCTCCTGTTGTTTTTTTATAGTTTTGGGCATTTCTTGAACTTGAAAATAAATCACTTAATGAAGATGATGATGATGAATTGTCAGAATAACTTCTTATAACTTGTCTTTGAGGAACAATTGAATTATCAGATACATATGATTTTACTGGTGGAACAGGTCGTGATATATAATCAGATGTAGTCATTCTCTGTGGTACAAATGGTCTATCTCCAACTACTTTTTGAACGATTGGACGATCTGAATATAATTGTCTCGGAATTTCTCGTTGAATTACCTGTTTTTCAACAACTGGGCGATTTATATAAACTGGCTTTTCAACTATTTTTTCGACTATTTTATCTCTATAAACTGGTC